CGTGGGCGCGGCGACAGGGGGGTGCACAATAAACGATTGGTCATGTTCCAAAAACATACTTTTATTTACGTCAGTCATACTTATATTACTATACATTTGTCAAACGTGTACACTATTCGTCAAACGGAAAGTTTATCTCAACGTTGACACTGCAAGGCAGGCACGCGGCGCCAAACACGTGGCTCTGCAAGCTCTTGATGCTGTCTTCAATCATCATGTCCGACACGGTGGAGTACACGTACGAACGAAAACGTTCGTGCAGATTTGTGTTTTGCCGCGCGTTGTCGTTGAACTCCACGTTGACGGACACGGGCGCGCTTTGCGCCGCTTCCAGCCGCTGCACCGCGCGCCGCAGACTGTCGATCTGCACGTTGGCCGCGCGATTGTGCTCGGCCAGCGTTGAACTCAACGCTTCCGACCTGTCCAGCTGCGCTTGCATGTCCGCCAATGTGGTCTGCAGCGCGGTGACCTGCTCACACGAAGAGTTCCAAGCCACGTTGTGCGCCTGTTTTTGGCGCTCCATGGACTCTTGCAAATCTCGAGCTTCTTTTTGCGCGGCGTCCAGCTGCGCTTGCAGGTTCTTTATCACGAACGACGGCTCGGTTTCTGCCTCTTCCTCAGTGGCCATGTAGCGGTCCTGAATCGTTTTGAGCGCCAACATAAACTGCAAACACGCCGGGGTGCGGTCGCCAGTTTTTTTGATAAACTTACAACTGACCACACTGTTGGGAAAAAACGCTTGCCAGGTACCAACTTTTTTGTTGCACATGGGGCAGCTGACGGCGGCGCGCGGAACGTTCATGGCGTTTTTGTACATGTTCAAAACACACTTGTAGCAAAACAAATGGGTGCACTCGCTGGGCATCAAAAAGTCGATAATGTTGTTGGATTGCACGCAGTACGTTTCCAAACACACGGCGCAAACCGCCGCCACTGCCGTGACCGGACGGCTGTTGAACTCGCTGAGCAACCGTTCTTGCACGCGGCGACGCTCGCCAACGTTTCTAATCCTGTATGGCGAATATCTTGAGGACATGTTGCCTTGTTAACAATGCGCGCAAGCTCACTCAACTGTGTTTACGAGATCGCGACGCCTGTATTTATACCCAGCGCGCCCCTCCATTGTTCAACGATAAGCTGCAAATAAGGCCGTGGCAAAAGTGGGGCCGCGTGCCGTGCATGTTGACATTCATACATGAAGAGCTGTAGTGGCAACACGTTAGTTCACAAGGTATGCATTATATAGATATTTTAAAAGTTTTACTTTAGCGGTGCGTCATCGGCGACCCTGCTTTTCGGGTGCGAACGCTCTCGAAAGGCGCGTGCTATTTTTAGCGGTGCGTCAGCGGCGACCCTGCTTTTCGGGTGCGAACGCTCTCGAACGGCGCGTGCTAGCGGTGCGTCAGCGGCGCCCTGGTGTGCTATTTTTAGCGGTGCGTCAGCGGCGACCCTGCTTTTCGGGTGCGAACGCTCTCGAAAGGCGCGTGCTACTTTTAGCGGTGCGTCAGCGACGACCCTGCCTTTTGGGTGCGGGCGCTCTCGAACGGCGCGTGCTATTTTTAGCGGTGCGTCAGCGACGACCCTGCTTTTCGGGTGCGAACGCTCTCGAACGGCGCGTGCTATTTTTAGCGGTGCGTCAGCGACGACCCTGCTTTTCGGGTGCGAACGCTCTCGAACGGCGCGTGCTATTTTTAGCGGTGCGTCAGCGACGACCCTGCTTTTCGGGTGCGAACGCTCTCGAACGGCGTGTGCTAGCGGTGCCTCAGCGGCGACCCTGCTTTTCGGGTGCGAACGCTCTCGAACGGCGCGTGCTATTTTTAGCGGTGCGTCAGCAACGACCCTGCTTTTCGGGTGTGAACGCTTTTGAAAGGCGCGTGCTATTTTTAGCAGTGCGTCAGCGGCGACCCTGCTTTTCGGGTGCGCACGCGCTTGAAAGGAGTGTGTAAATGGACAATGTTGTTACAATAAAAGTTGAAATTATTTTATAAAATTTATTAAAAACATATTTAAACATAACATATTGTATTAAAACATGACAATACAAACTAAGATAATGACAGTTTAAATTTTTCCATAAATTCGTCGTGTTGACGTTTGAACTGCTCCATTTTAACGCGACTTTCAATAACTTGAGTGTTTAATTGGTGTTGCAACGAAAGGTTATTCGCGCTTAACGTTTCGTTTTGTTTTTGCAGCTTGAGCCTGGCGTTCGACTCGTGTGCAAGCTCTGCCTCCTTCACGTCCAGTTGCTGCCGCAGCAACTGGCTGTCGCTGCGGGCCATGTTGACGTCGTGATGCGCGCGCGCCGTGGCCGCGCGCAGCTCGGCCAGCTCGGCCTGCAGCTCCTGGATAGTCGTCATCTCGTTGCTGTGCGGCATGTTGGAGTCCGACAGCTGCGCCCAGTGCCTCTTAATGGCCTGACTGTCGCGCACCGTGCTCATGGTGCTTAGCTCCACGTAACCGTCGCGGTTGTAGGCGCGGCACGAGATCGTCGTTCTGTTGCAGATGCTACACTTGTACGATTCCTTGCCAAACACGATGCTGACGTAACATTTGAAACAAACCGCGTGGTTGCACTCAGTGGAGGTTACGAAGTTTGAATTGTAGTTTTGGATGTCGGTAAACGTGCAAGAGCAGATGTGGCACAGCACGGACACGTCTACTTGCGGCGCCGGCGGCGCCTGGGGCAACTGCGGCGCCTCGGCAGACTCCAGCATCACCTGCTCCAACAAGCGTTCGTCGTCGTCGCTGTCATTGAAAGGCGCCAGCGGCTGCTCCCGGGCAGGCTGTAAATCTTCGGGCATGATGAGGTCTGGCGAGCGCGAGCGCGGCGACGTTGGCGAGTAGCTGGGCGAATAGTTTAACAGGGTGGGCGAGCGCGTCATCCGCTCGCCCAGCTCACGCCTTAGCCGCTCGTGCCTATTCACCGCCTCGTGCAAATTCACCGCGCGCTGGCGCGCTTGCTCGGCAGCGGTGTCGACAAACAAGATGTCATCGTCTTCTTCGGGCGGGTTGAAGTGCGCGTCGCCGTGCAAGTTGTACACGCCGTTGGGCAGCGCGTAAGAGGCGCGCAGCGGCGCGCCGGGGTCGCCCACGGCGTGCACGCGCCGGGGCGCGGCTCGCGGCGCAGACCTGGGCGGCGAAGCCCGCTGCGCGGACGCGGCGTCGGGCGGCGAGTAGGTGAGCCGGCGGCCGCGCACCAGAGACAGGTTGCGGCGGCGGTTGGATGGCGTGGGCGCGTTGGCGTTGTTGGACCGGCTCATGTTGTGTCGCTGTAACAGATGCTGTTCAACTGTGTTTACCAGATCGTTGCGGGCTGTATTTATAGGCGCGATAAGCGGGACGGGCGCCTCGTGTCCGGTCACGCGCATGAGATAACGCGCGGCTGATATGGAGGCGCGTCCTGTTCCGATAAGGAGTTGCGTCCGGCTGCGGTTAGCAACACAGGAAGCTGGCGTCCTGTCACGATAAGACAACACTCGTCCGGTCCGATAATGTGATTCGTACGTGACAGGACGCGACCCGATAAGGCCGGCCTACGTGACTGCCGACACGTACTTTTTTGCACTGCAAAAAGGTTCAATGTGTGGTAGTGTATTTGGAGCGTATACAACGGTGTAGACTATTTATGTAAAATAGTCTACGAAACGTAGAGTTTGTACTATGTATGGGCCCGCGTGCAAAAGCGTGTTTTTTTGCAGTGCAAAAAAGTTGGTGGTGGGGAGGCCACCGAGTATAAAGGTGCTTGTTGGCAAACATGAAAACACAGTTCAACAGAATTGTTGTTGAAGCAACATTAGCACCATACATTGTTTATCATCATGAATTCTTGGCAAAAGATTCGCATGGCTAAGCAGCAGCAGGTTCGTGTGGCACGGCAGCACCGCGCCGCCAAGCTGGGCAGGCTGTACAAGGCTAAGAAGCTGCGCGCTGAGCTTTGCGAGAAACTGCAGCTGCAGCGTGTCAACAACGACGCCGCGCTTGCCAAAGCGTTTGAAGAAGAATTTGTTTACCCGCACTTTTCATTTTATTTGTATACATTAAATTAATATAAATTGTTATTATTTTAATTTATTTTAGTTGTAAGTAATATTTTTTGTATAAACAACATTATATTGATACAAGCTACATGTATGCTAAAATTTACAATTGATCATATAATAAACTTTTAGAAAAATTAATTGTTTTATTATGTTTTAATTGTTTTATTATGTTACATATCAACAATTACAAGTTATTAATTAATTTAATAAACATTACATATCAACAATTACAAGTTATTAATTAATTTAATAAACATATATTACATTTATTTATATAATATTATAATTTATATATAAAATTAACGTTTGCACTATCAATTAACAAAATAAATTTATAAAATATAAATTTTATTGAACCATATAATTAATACATAATGATTATTTAACACACGGTTTTGACAACATGCAAGGCCAAATCGGTGACGGTGTGCACCATTTCGTCGACAGCCTCAAAGTACTCGGCGGGCGCCGCATACCTGAAGTTGACGACAAACACTTCAAACATGTCGCCAATTATAGAGCGCACGTCGGCAAGCAATGTTGCCGCGCTGTCAAGTCCATCCACGGTCAACTTATCCAGGCTGTCGTTTTTTATGATTCGTTTCATAATCCTCACCAGCAAAGAAATTGAATAAACTAATTCCACAATGCGCTCGGGCGCCGTAAAAAGAGGGCTGTAAAATTTCACCACAGCTGTGCCCAGTTGGGCCAGCATTTTTGTTGCATCAAAAACGGCTCGTTTTACTTCAATAATTGCGTGTGGGCCGTCCGCGGTTTCTTGAATAACTTCACCGATAGCTTGCACGGCTTCGGAAAAAACTTGCAGGGCATCCGTTGTGGTTATGACACGTGCGCTCGTGTCGCCGGCATCCTGCAATATTTCATTGGCAACTTCTTGCGGGGCAGCACTAACACTTTGCGCCGCCTCGGTCTCCACCATTAACTGCAAAGCCGCCTCGCTGCTGTGCGGCACTTGTGCACTTTGCGCCGCCTCGGTCTCCATTATTGGCTGCAAAGCCGCCGCAGCTTGCACAGCCGCAGTGTCAAACACAATAGAATTCATGTAGGTCTTCACGTGTTTGTTGGTGTTCATGTTGAGTTACCAGTCGAACTGTGCTTTCTGAAACATTGCGGTTGTATTTATACCAAGTTTTATCGGCCTGCTGATAGTGGGGCGATAACGCTGATGGCCTACGTGACTAGCCTCACGTTTTGGCCTACGTGACCAATCACACGTGCAAGTGTTTATCTATAACAAGCACGATAACAGCGGGTATAAAAGCGGGACCTGTTCAAATACATGCACAGTCTTCACGGCGTCAGGCAACAAGCATCAGCACGCAGAGTCCTGCAACAAGCATTGGCACGCAGCTAATAGTCCGCATTGTTCAGCACAAACCCGACAACGTGCAAGATGGACGTGTGCGCAGCCAGCTTTCCTCTGCTGGTTTTGAACTCGGTGCACAGCACGACCGGCGCACGCGCGCAGTTTACGCCGGCCGCCGTTGAGGCGCGCGTTAAGGTGCCAGTCACGGCGACTGTGCGGTTTTGCGTGTCGCGTCGCAACAGATGCGTGCACGGCAACATTGATTGCCATAAATTCGCCTGCAACCCCACATCGGAAGACGAGTTGGAGCCCGACAATTACACGGTCAACGCAGAGTTTTTCAAAACCAAAGTTGCCGCCAAAAAAGAATTGCGCAAAACCCGCCATTCGGCGGCCAGCGACAGTGACACGGACGATGACGAAGCGGAGTTTGTTAAACAAAAATTGCGGCGCCACTTTGATGGCGAGGATAGCTGCGACGTCGAATTGTACTCGTGTCGCATGTCGGTGTTTGCGATTGATGACATGTTCGAGCACGACGTGTACAACGCGCTTAACCGCGGAGTCGATTATCGGACCGCGTGCAAATGGGACACCCGCCAAACCGACGTGTTTGAGTTTCGAGAGAACTTCTGCAGCCTGGACACCATCACGGACATTGTGTTTAACTGGTTGTCAGTGACCTCCAATGATAATTTTACCATTTTATTCAAAAATTCTAGCAATGCGCTGTGGAAAACGCTGGCCAACAACAACCTAATCACTGTGACTGTCAACAAAAACGAAACGCCGGTTATGTTGACGAGCAACGAGTTTCCCGAAGCCACGCTCTTTGAGGTTCTCGACAAAATGCGCCAAATTGTTTTGGCACAACTGTACCACCGCGTCGACTGTGACGCAAACGAGGCCGTGGCAACGTTTGCTTTTGATTTGTTTTTGAAATAAACTAGTTGCGTCAACACGTAGCACCCTTGTTAAATTTATATTGTAAACTAGTTGCGTCAACACGTTGCACTATTGTTTAATAAACTAGGCGTGTTAACACGTTGCATTATTGTTCAAATTTATTATTGTAAACCAATAACTATTGTATCAACATGTTGTGTTGTATTATAATAAACGGTTGTATTAACATGTTGTTTCATATTAAGCCACAACGCCGCCCAACATGAGTTTCTTTACCAACTTGCGGCGCGTCAACAAGGTGTACCCCGACAGCGCCAGCTTCATAGTCGACAACAGACTTTTGCTAAACACAACCCCCGCGGGGTTTACAAACGTGCTAAACGTGCCCAGCACGCGCAATCTGGGCAACGGCCGCTTCGAGCCGGGCTACAACCTGTCCAACAACCAGTTTGTGAGCGCGGGCGACATAAACCGCATCACGCGCAGCAACGATGTGCCGCGCATTCGCGGCGTGTTTCAGGGCATCAGCGACCCGCAGATCGGGTCGCTGAACCAGCTGCGCCGCGTCGACAACGTGCCCGACGCCAACTTGCACGTAAAGCGGACGCGCGGCGACGCGGTCAAACAGAGCTTTCCCGAGACCAACGTGCGCTCGGCCGAGGGCGTGGACCGCGCGCTACAACAAAACCCGCGCCTCAACACGTACTTGCAGGGCGCCAAAGCGGCCGGTGTGGGTGTGCTGCTGGCCGGCGGCGCGTATCTGACCTTTAGCGCCGCCACGCTGGTGCAAGACATAATCCGCGCGCTCAACAACACGGGCGGCAGCTACTACGTGCGCGGCTCGGACGGCGGCGAAACGGCCGACGCGTGCCTGTTGCTTCACCGCACGTGCCAGCGCGACCCAAACATGAACACGTCTGAGGTGGCCATTTGTGCCAACGACCCGCTCGTGTCCAACACGGCCCAGCTGCAGGCTATTTGCAGCGGGTTTAACTACGAGCAGGAGCAAACGGTGTGCCGCCAAAGCGACCCCGCCGCCGACCCCGACTCGCCGCAGTTTGTGGACGTCAGCGACCTGCTGCCCGGCCAAACCATCATGTGTATCGAGCCGTACAGCCTGGGCGATCTAATTGGCGACTTGGGTTTGGACCATTTGTTGGGCGAGGAGGGCCTTGTAGGCAAGTCCTCGAACTCCAGCGACAGCGTGAGCAACAAGCTCATGCCGCTCATTTGGCTGATCGGCGCCGTGCTGTTTTTGGCCCTCGTCGTCTACCTCATATACCGGTTTCTAATCAAAGGCGGCGGGTCGTCGACGACCAACGCGCCGCCTGTCGTCATTGTGCCGCCGCCCGCAACAACAAATTTGAACCCGCAACAACAAATTTGAAATAAAAAAACCATTAATACTATATACTTTATTATACCTTTTTATAAACAAATTTAGTATCACTTTTATCAGAATATCGCTGCACGTCTTCTAACCTAATTAAATTTTGTAACAGCAGCTGCAACAGTTTCAACAAGTTGTTGTGCCACGTCGTGCTTTCGCGCCGGTTTACGTTTATGATCCTAAACACGTGATGCACGTTGCGGGCGTATTTTTTGATCAGGTCGTCCACGCTAATGTCCTTGATTTCGCCCGCAATCCAATAAAACTCTTTGCCCCTTTTGGCAATGGTTAGCCGCTCGTCGTTGACACCGCCAAACTGAAGGACGATAAAGTTGTGGCTCGTGTCGTCATTTTCGTTGTACGACATGTACTGCTCCACCAACAATCGATTGCCGTCTTCCTTTTTGACCTTCTTGAGCGCGTCCGCGTTGTTGTCGCGACGGCCGTACCGATTAAACAGCAAGTTGGCCACGCTGCTGTACTTGTAGGTAAGCGACGATTTTTGGGTGACTATTTCTTCTAACCGGTCCATGACTTGCTGGGTGGGGTCGCCTTGGGGAAATCGCAAGTTCTTGGAATACTTCATGATTTGCGCCACGTACGAAAACGCGTGGTTTTTGTTCTGCGGCGCGTTTTCGTTCACGGGCTCTTTGCGACTCAACATTATGGGAAGCGTGAACAACGAGCGGTCTTGATACATTTGGTACAGTTTGTTGAGCAACATGTTGGTTTTGTTTTCGCCTACAGCCTGCATGAGAGTGACAAACGTGGTTTGCGCGTAGAACATGTCGAGGTGAAAATGGTTGATTAGCGTGGCTTGAAACGCGTTTTTCACCGGCTCAAAGTAGCAATTTAAGGGCGTGCGCTCTGCCTGCGCGTCGTTACACAGGTTCACGTGCGGCGGAATGTCAATGCCCTGCTCGCGCACCAGTTTGTAAGACACCATAAACTTCACGTTGTTCAGCGACACCACAAACACGCGATTGTCCACCATGTAGTAATTGTTAGTGTACTCGTTGGTTGCGTTGTTGACAAATTTCGCAAACACCACCTCAAATGGTTTGCGGTCGCCTTTCTTGACGACAAACACGTAATATCCGGTTTCGGAGATGTAGTCCGAAAACCGGTTGGCGCTCATTTGGCACTCGCTTTTCACCTCGTTTAGGTGGGCGGAAAAGTCTTGCGCAAAATATTTTGCAATTTGGTCCGGAGCCGCCACGGTGCAAATCTCGGTGGAATATTGCCGCTCCTCCGTTAGCGAAGTCCTGTTTTGAATGGTGGCCTTTTTGTAGCGCTGGCGTATTTTGGGCTTGTTGACCAGCTTTTTGCCCTTTGAAGAGTCGTCGCTGTCCGAGTCGCTGTCCACCTCGGACGCCTTGCGTTTGGAGCCGCCGGCCGCGCCGGTTTCCGCGCCGGTTTCCGCCAACTGCGCCTGTGGCGAGTCGGCGCTAAACCCCGCCACGAACTCGGACGCCGTGGACTCGCGCGCCAGTTCGGTGTCCACGGCGCACGCCAACTTTTTGCTGCGGTCTTCCAACAGGTTCATAAGGCTGTCGCTGCTCATGTTCATGGGCATACTGCCGTCGTAGGGGACGTCCATTGTGCTAAAGTTTAGGTCGTCCGGCAGCTCGGTGGCATTGTTGAACAAATTGTGGTTTGGCGTGGACGGGCCCATATACGAACGCTGTAGAGTTTCCATATTCTTGGGCATCGCAAAGGTGCTGCGCGCGCCGCAGCCAACTTGCAACTGAAACAAAAACCAACATGAACGTCTATTTATACCAACCGGATGGCGAACAAGATAATGATGTAACCTTTTACATGCCTCACGCCACCAACGGCGTTATCGTTTATTTATTCAAAATGGGCGCGGAAGCCGCGCCCGATAGGACGCGGCTGGTGAGCGGATATGAGGCCGGCCGACCGATTGGCCTGCGGTTAGCGGTGGGCGCGTGCAACGACGCGTTTGTGCTAAGCTGCGTGCGCGCGCCGTGCGTGTTTCGCGAGCTTTTTATACATAACAGGTACACCGCTCCGTTGGGGCTCGCCGTCGTGCGCGCCGGCCGCGCCGCGCCCGAAGCGTGGCACGTGTTGAGCGTCCACCGCCGTTCCGAGGCCAAGCGCACGCGGCACATCCGGGCACTGCGCGTGCACAGTAACGTTGGGCCGGACCAGTGCTACCCAAAAGCGCTCATTTCGCTGGCGGGCAACGTGCCCGCCAGCTTTTTGAATACGCTGCAACGCTGCCGCGCGCACCACAAAGATGTGGCCGCAATGGCTATGCTGTGCCCCGATCTGCGCGTCGACGACAGCGTGGTGCAATTTGACGGCGTGCAGGCCAGTATAAAACTGCGCTGAACCGCTTCAGCGCTCATAGCACATCGTGGCCGCAACATTTGCACAATGTGCATAGACGCTTGCATTTACGTTAACGACGACGTGGTCTACAGCTACAAGTGCAAAAACGTCTGGCGCGGCAAGTTTGACGCCACCAAGGTTTCGGCCTTTGAGGTAGACTACGAGTACGAGTCGGGCTATGGCAATTATGATTTGATGTGTACATGCGCAACGCAGATGGTGAGCGCCAGACATGGGCCATCAAATTCAAGGAAAAAACGAGCAGCGCGCGAGCTACGTTAAGTTTGCAAAGTTTTTTAAAACCCTACAATTGTTTCTGTTGTGGTTAAAATGAGGCGTAAATAAATAAATCTTTTAATCATTGTATATTTGTTTTATTTACAACAACAAGTTGCGGTAAAGGCGCGCCGTGCATCCCGACCCCAAGCAATCATACTCGATGGGCACGCAGGTGGCCGAGTCCAACTCAAACTCGTGGCCCGGGTCGCAAAACATGCGCACTTTATGCGGGCACATGTAGTACGCGTTGCAGTCAAACGGGTCCGCATTCAAGCCAAAGTAGCCGCGGGGGCAGATTTGGTTGTGGTGCGAGTCCAGGTGCATTTCGTTGAGCCGCTTGAAAATTAGCACTTTGAGCAAAACCAAAAACAAAACTAGCAAAATCATAATTTATTTGTTGAAATTGTACACTGTGAATTTGGAAGTGGTGCCGCTGCTAGTCTTGTCGGACTCTTCAACGGTGAACCGGAATTTGCTTAACAGTAAATTGTGCATTTTGGCGTTTGTAGACGAGCGCAGCTTGTTTACAAACAAGGAATGGTCCATTAGCGACTTTGAGTATTCCAACGCCCCATAGTTTTTAAATATGTAATAGTGCAAGTACGCGTGCTCAACTATCAGCAGCAACAGCAGATATTGCGTCGTTTCAATTTCGGTCACGTTAAAGTCGGACAACGCGTCCATGCACTGGTTGTACTCGCTAAAGGTCCGGGGCCGCTTTATGAACTCGTAGCCCTCGTCGTTGCTGCTGCGCCGTTTGCGCTTGTTGGATACCAGCGTTTTGGCGACGAGCACTTCGCGGTTGGACGTTTGGGGCTCTGCGGCCACGCTCAAATCAAACTCGCGGCTCAACATTTTAACGATGGACGGCCGGTCGATGGCGCACAGCAGCGCGCCGTCGTTTTCAGTGAACAGGATGGGCTCGCCGGGAATGATGGTTTCGGCGGTTTCCGTTGTCACAAACTCCATCTTGTTGGTGAAATGCGTCACCAGCGGATTGAATCGGTTGTGCACAAACCCCATGGTGGCCTGCACGACCGCCACGATTTGGCGAGTGTCTGCGCGGTTGCGAAACACCTCCAGCAGGGGCTGGGTCATTTCCAACGTATTGATCATGGCCATGTATTTGCTCAGCGCCAGTTTTACCTTGGTGTTTTCAAAACTTTCCAAACTTGACAGGTTCTTTAGGTCAAACTCGTTCAAATCATAGGTTTTGCGAATTTTAGCATTGTTGGGCTTGACTTCGGTGACGGTGCGCACCTTGTTGCATCGCACGCGCTTCATCGCGCTGCGTTCCCAAAGCTACTTATTTACAAGCGTTGCGGCGTGGCCACGAATGGGTTGGCGCGCATCGTTGTGTTCAGCGGAAAGCCCATTTGCGGAACGGCCGCGGGCGAACTGCTGTTGTTGCCGTTGCTGCTGGATTGCATGAAGATGATAATGAGCGCCACGATTACCACTACGGCCAGAATAATGAGAAACGTGTTGGGCGTTAGCCTGTTCAGGTAGTTGTTGCCGGCCGCGTCGGTGTTTGTGGTCGCGCCGGTGGCGGGGTCGGTGTAAATCATGCTATTTGCTGTTTTTTGCGGTGTGCGCGGCGACGGAGGGGTCGTCGACAATGAGCAGCTCAAGCAGCGTGTTCTGCACCCAGGGGTTGAGGTCGCGCAGCGATTTTAGCTCAGACGTACTTTCGTAATCACCTCTTACTAAAAGATACGCAGGCACCGTGTTGGAGAACGTGTGTTTTACCAAAAATATTTTTTTGCCCTTATCAACAGCGTACACGTCGCCCGTCAGACGCACCGGCGGCGAGCTTTGGCGGTACACCAGCAGGTTGGGGTGGTAGTCCAACGTCTTGGTCGCGCCAAACAGCCGGTTCACCGACAGGATGCTGAGAATGCGCAGCTTGGGCGCGTAAAACGCGTTCAGCGTGCCGGTCAGTTGCAGCAAGTCTTTGTTTATGAACAAATACGCCGATTCGTTGTCGTACATGGCAGGAAAAACGTTGGTCAGCTCCATTTTTATGTACAGTTTGCGGTAACAGTCCACGGCGTAGCGGTCAAAAACGACTTCGCGCAGCATGTCGTTGGCCGACGCGTTCTCTTCGATGGCAAACTTGGTGATAAACTTCATGAACGAGCTGCGGGTCATGTATTCGTTGAGCACCTCCAACAAGTCGGGGGGAAACTGCGCGTCGTAGATGTAGTCGCGCTGAATGAGCTTCACGAAGGGCGAGTGGCTGTTCAACTCTTTGTCGATCTCGTCAAACACCCGGTTAGGCTTGCGCGTGGTAAACTTCATGCTGTTGACGACCTGGTACTGAAGACGGTACAACGGCAAGCCTTTGTAAAAGTTTTTGAGCATAAACATGCTGTTGTTGACGCGCGCCGCGTTGGCCGGGTGTGGCGGCAAAATGTTATGGGCGACAAAGTGCGCGGCCATCTCTTCGCCCAACAAGTACAATCGAAATGGGTGGCGGTTGTTGTCCAGCCGGGGCGCCGCGCACATGCGCACGCCGGACCAGTCTACGTAGGCGTCTTCGAACACAAACCCGGCGGCGCCGGCTAGCACGCAGCCGTGGTTGGTCGTGTTGGCAAACAGCCGGTTTTTGTACACCTTTGTGAACTCGCTGTATATGAACGAGGTCATTTTGCGGGGGTTGGACGTGAAGAGGTTGGTCGCGTACACGGGCGTGCCCGGTTTGATGTACATGCGCGAATCAAACTCCAAAATGTCTACAGTGGCGCGGTCGCACACGAAGCGAAATTGCGGCTTTATGAACTTGTAAACGTCGGGCGTGAGCAGGCCGCCCACCATGTGCCGCAGCTGGATGCTTCGCAGGTAACCGGTGTAGTTTTGCAGCGTGGCATCGTCGAGCACGCGAAAGTTGCAGTCCAGGTAGTTGCCGATGAACGCCTTTGCCTCGGCCGGCACGTGGCTAAAATCTTTCAGATCAAAATAGCTGCCCAGAAACAGATACTTGAACTGGTCCTGGGCTAGCGCTATCAGATTGTTGCCGCTCATGGTACGCACTTACTATGACTTGAACGAGGTGCTGCACGCCGGACACTTGGCGTGCGTGCTAGCCGTTTTCCACAGCGCGACGCAGCACGCGTAGCACAGCGAGTACTGGCAACACTCTTTGGGTTTCAAAAACCGCGGGTCGGCGGACGCCTCCTTGCACAGGTCGCACTCGTACAGCGGGCCGCCGCTGTTCAAAAACAGGTTCATCACCTGCAGCGCGCGGCCGGCCGCCTCGACCCTGTCGGCGTACAACAGGCAGTGCGAAAGTAGATCTTGCACGTACATTTGCAGCCCGCCAATTGTTTTGGCACAACACGCAAACGCGTCGCTCAACATCTTGAGCGCAATCTGCAGCTGCTTCAAATAGGGCAATAGCACAATTACGTTAATGCCCACGCTGGTCGCCTCCACGCTTTTGATGCTCTCCACCACTCGCGCGGCGTCGCGCACAAAGTGGTGGCAGCAGTCTCCGTTGTCGGACAATCGTGCGGGTGGCGCGGCGTTGCCGTCGCACTGGTCGCGGTACCGGAAGAGGGCGTTTTCGATACGGCGCTTGTACAGTTCAAAATGCTTGTCGTCGACCAAACCAAACGCGGCGGCGCGCACGCCGGCCTGCAGCTTGCCGTCTGTTGACATGTCGGCACAGTACATGTGCGCAAAAATAAAATTAAAGTCCATTACCTTGCTGGTCTCGCACGCGTCGGTGTAGCTCTTCGAAACTAAATTGGGCCAATGGGTGCCTTTTATCATGTTGCGTCACGCCGCGGTCATCACTTATATTAGATGTTGACGAACGCGCTGCCAACACCAAACTGATTTTCCAGATCGTGCAACTCGCTTTATATAGCCTTCAGACACGTGATGGGGCCGTGCGCAAAGCGCCTACGTGACTTGTGTGTTGCGATAACGCTGGGGCCGTGCGCAAAGCGCCTACGTGACTTGTTGAACAAACACAATAGATAACTGCATGAATCATTTTAAAGCGCCATAACGATATGAGTTATCTGGAGATAACGCGCAGATTAGATACCACAAATGGTATATAAGCGGTTATGGATACAAACATGCACAGTATTGTGTTGTACGGGACCCACTATGAATTGGTTTAAGGAGAACAACATTTTTGACAACAAGCTGGCAAAGAAGCCCGCGGCCAGCAAGCTCGGCGCCTCCCCGACGGCCAGCCGGCCCGCCGGTTCGCCCGCGCCGCGCCGTGTCAAGCCGCTCAACAAGAGTGAGCTGGCGCACGCGGCCATCGTGAAGCGCATCGGCCGCGGCAGCGACAGACTGAACGAGATCTCCGCCAGTTTTGTGCCGCCCGAGTACGGCTTTCGCTTCGACGAGGTGCCGGCCTGCAGCCACAAACTGGAATACGCTTGCGAGCGCGACCTGCGCGAGCACTTTTTGAGTGACAACGAGCGCGAGGCCATGAAGTCGCTTCTGCGGTTTGCCACCAACTACGTGCTGGGCTACATTAACAGCAAAGACATGCTCACTTTTGGCCGCGCGGCGGGCCTAAAACTAAAAAACGAGCTAGAGTATGTGCAAGAGTCAGAGTGCACCATGTGCGGCTACAAGTTTAAAGACAACACGCGCGTGTGGATGCTCTACGTCATTGTGCGCCACCCGCCGCGCGCGGCTAGCGCAGACGAAGAGTTTGTGCCGTCGCCCAACACGCCCGACTGTTTCGAGTTTGCGTGCTGTGACTGTGCCGACAACTATCCAGACCAGCTCAACTCGCACCAGGTGTACCCCGGCATCAACTCATTGCACGCGCAGCGCCTGGTTGAGGCGGGGTTTTTCTACCAGTATGTGTTTCCGCTTGAGTACAAAACAGAGTATTTCACCTACAACGACGTCAAGATTGTGCACCATGAAGGCCCCTTCAAAATCATCCAGCGGTTGCTGCGCGAGTACAAGCGCCCCAACGAGCACATTGTTTCCATCACGCTGCGCACCACCGGCGGCGTGGTGCTCAAAGAGATTAACCACAATGTTCGGCTGATGCGTTACCGCAACATTTACAAGGAACCGACGGCGTCTGACGACGTCAACTGTTTTACGGTCAGCAGCTCCAGCGAGCTTATGAAAGCGCTCGACAGCGGAGCGTTTGATTCCATTCAGGGCACTGTGTTTGCCGAAATTTATGGGTTTGCCATCCAAGAGTTTGTGACGGGCGTCATCACCTTTCCCGTGAGGCCCGTCAAAGGCAATTATTGCGCAGTTTGCAAAAAAAATAAAATGTATTACAGCAACCCGGTGCTATGCTGCAGCAAGTGCGGCTTTACCAACCGGTACATTTTTAACGGCAAGTACGACGACCTGTACTTCCACCCTGAGGCGGTGCAGACGCACGCCACACATTCGACACACGGCGAGTTTGTCAGGTACTATAACCTGAAACTGCACGCCAAAATTTGCCGGGAACGCTTGGAAGAGTACGAAGCCCAAAACTTACAATAAACATTTATATTATGTAACCATATATATAATTATCATGATATATGAGTTTTACTTTATTGTGTTATGTAACCATTTATATCATTATTATAAAAATTTATTCCAATAAAATATCACTATGTAACCATTTATATCATCATATAAAAATTTAATCCAATAAAATATTATCATAATATATTAGTTTTATTTATTGTGCTATCATTTATTTTATAGAATACAAGTGTATAATAGTCTTGTTCGGCTATTGGGGTAGACAGTAGTTAAAAACGGGCGAGCATGCACCGCTACAACACTCGTCGCTGTGGACGCACACGGCGCCGGTTTCGGCGCACGCCGCTAGGACATATTGCACGTTTGCCGCTGCAAACACCGCCATAATAAACAACGCGCTTTTAACTCCCATGTTGTTGTTCAATTAGACAATATGCTATTATTAGTAAATTTTACTTAGTAAATGCACGCATCAATTTTATCCCACTCTTGTTGCGTTTTGGGCTCAAAATTGGCAAACGCGTGCACATGTAGCCCATCTGTGGAATAGGCCGCCAACCCCATTTGGTCGCCATACATGCTATAAAACTTTTTGGAGTGAACAAGGACGCCAATGGCCGCGCCCGCTAGCTCAACGCGGTAGGTGCGGTGTTCGTCGCCGCCAAACCGTTCGTTGGCCACAAACCCCAACTTGTCAAAATCCGTTTCTGCAACAACTGTGGTTAAAAACATCAAAATGGGCAGGTTGTTGTACTCGCAAAACCCGTGTTCTCGAAAATGCGCCGCCACGTCGGCGCCCTCGTATTTTTGCTGCAACTGTCGCTCAATCAGTTCAAACGAGTCGTACAAATTGCTGTGGTCCACTCTGGCGTCGACGACCGTTTCTTGACAAAACAAACGGTATTGCACGCGGTCGGGCACGTCTTTTAAAAAATTGTCGCAAATGAGGCCGACCAAATTTTTGTCGCGTATCTCCCCGCCGTAATACGTGTTTGACAGCCCGGCGTCGTGACTGCGCGCCGCGTAAAGCTTCACCATGTTTCCAATTGCGAGCGTCGAGTGAGTTTGTGAAAACTGAAAACCCCGCCGATTCGCTACGCGGGCGCACGTGTACGCCCCTGGTTGTATGCGTACGCGCAGCGGCGCCGCGATGTCGCTGATTGTGCTGACGTACATGTATTCTTGCGAATAATAAAAAGCGGTCGCCATTGTGCATTCACGTTGCTTAATGGCCAGTTTAAAGCCGCAAGTTATTTATATATCAAATTATGTTAAATTATCTGTCGTCGCTGACGCACCGCCAAAAATAGCACGCGCTTTCGAGAGCGTTCGCACCCGAAAAGCACGGTCGTCGCTGACGCACCGCCAAAAATAGCACACGCCGTTCGAGAGCGTTGGCACCCGAAAAGCACGGTCGCCGCTGACGCACCGCCAAAAATAGCACACGCCGTTCGCGAGCGCTAAAAATAGAACACGCCGAAGCGGTTCAAGATTTTCAACGAATTTTTTGGATTTTGGGTGCATTTCTTGTTTTTCTCGCATAGTGTACGAAAACGACGTTGAAGCAGATGTCGCCGAAAACAGTGACGGCAATGGGTTTAATCCTACTTTGGGAGGGTATACTGTTTGCACCGCATGTATTAACAATATATAATTTTTACCATTTGATTTTTATTACAAACTATCACACGTTAAACAACAACGATTTGAAAATAAGCAACAAAATGGCCGTGCTGACCGCGGTAGATCTGACCAACGCGAGCCGTTACGCGGGGCACATGCACAGGCTCGAGTTTATTAACCGTTGGCGCGAGCGGCTGCCGCACATTCTCATCGATTACACGCTGCGGCCCGCGTCCAGCGACGACGACTATTACGTACCGCCCAACTTGCGCAATCGCGCGCTGGCGGTGAAGCTGGCGTTTAGCCGACGCGGCTGCGACAGCATGAGCTGCTTTCCCTTTCACGAGACCGGCGTCGTGTCCAGCCAAACGCCGTTTGCGTACACGCAGACGTCGGAAACTAGCGTGGCGTACGCGCAGCCCGCGTGCTACCATCTGGACCGCGCGGCCGCCATGCGCGAGGGCGCCGAAAACGAGGTGCAGTCGGCCGAGTTTACGTACACGCCCAACAACCAATGTGTGTTGGTCGACTCCACTTCTAAAATGTACTTCAACAGCCCCTACCTGCGCACCGAGGAACACACCATCATGGGCGTGGACGACGTGCCCGCGTTCAACGTGCGGCCCGACCCCGACCCGCTGTTCCCAGAGCGCTTTAAGGGCGAGTTCAACGAGGCGTACTGCCGCCGCTTCGGGCGCGACCTCATTAACGGCGGCTGCTCGTTTCGCTGGTGGGAGTCGCTCATCGGCTTTGTGCTGGGCGACACCATCTACGTGACCTTTAAAATGTTGGCCAACAACATTTTTTCGGAGCTGCGCGACTTTGATTACGCGGCGCCGTCGCCGCTCTTGCCGCCGCGGCCCGCCGCCGACTCGAACGCCGTGCTGGCCCAATGGCGCGCCGTGCGCGACCGCGCCGTTGATTGGGATTTTGAAAAACAATTTTCGGAAGCGCCGACTTTGCAGCAGCTCGGCATGGACGCCAACGGCGTGCTAATGCAATTGTCGTACACCGCCGAAACGGGCTTCACCAAAACTCCCATTGCGTACTCGGCGCGAGGCGCGGTCCGCGTGGCGCGCGAATCGCGCGCCGCTGACCGGGCAATGAGCGACGACGACCTGGAGGCAATCGTCGCCTCGTTCCTTGAAGAGTACGCGCTCGTGTTTGGCATCGCCACCGACATTGGGTTCGACATGCTCCTGACGGCGTTTAAAGCGATGCTCAAAAAAATTAACACGGCGCTGATTCCGGCGCTCAAACGCATGCTGGTGGGCACGTCGCAGCGCGTCACGGTGCGGCTGCTGGGCGAAACGTACAAGGCGGCGCTGGTGCACTCCATGAACAGGATTGCCATCAAAACGCTCACCACGGCGGCTAAGGCGCTGACGCGCGTCGCCATCAAAGCCAGCTCTGTAGTGGGCATTGTGCTCATTTTATTTACGCTGGCGGATTTGGTGTTGGCGCTGTGGGACCCCTTTGGGTACAACAACATGTTTCCGCGCGAGTTTCCCGACGATTTGTCGCGCACGTTCCTAACCGCCTACTTTGAAACGCTGGACTCGAACACTTCCCGCGAAATTATTGAGTTTTTGCCCGAGTTTTTTGCGGACATTGTAGAAACGGACGACGACGCCACGTTCCAGTCGCTATTCCATTTGCTCGATTATGTGGCCGCGCTCGAGGTGAACTCGGACGGGCAGATGCTGGCGTTGGACGAAAGTGACGAGATCAAAGATTTCGACGAGGCCACGCTCGTGGGCCAAGCGCTGGCCAGCAGCTCGCTGTACACACGTCTCGAGTTTATGCAATACACTTACAGGCAAAACACGTTGTTGGCAATGAACAAAAATAACAACAAGTTGAATGGGGTGATAGCGGGTTTATTTTTGACAAATACAGCGGTGGCCCTTGCGGCCTTTATTGCGCACAAGGAACTTACGTTTTTTGTGTATTTTGCAATATTTTTGATGCTTGCATTTTATTACTTGGTCAAAGAGCCGTACGAGTATTTCAAAACCGTCGATTTGCTGTTTTGATTACTGCTTGCGACTGCGGCGAAGGCCGGGAACGTCGGGGATCTCGGGGAGCTCAGGCTCGGGCGCTGGTGCTGGCGGCTCGGGCAGCTCCTCCTCGACACTCAGCATTGATTGAATATCGCTGACTTTATTGTCAAGCTCACCGAGTTGATCGGTGAGCGCTTCTAGGGTTTTGGAATCCTCGACCAGCTGGTCAACTTGGGTTTGCAGCGCAGTGACCTTGCTGTCAACGGCCCTTACGGCGTCTAGGATTTGCGTCAAAATGCTGGGCTTGGACATGATGATATTGCAGTCAGTTTGGTAAATATATTAATATTTTATAATAGTGCTTATTTAAAACCGTGGCTTACAAGAGGGCCCGGCAGCCGCCAATGCATTAGTTCAAACTCGCCCTTGTTGAAAGTGATGCGCACCTCGGAGTCGTTGTAAAACAGCGCGCAAGACTCGGCCGCGTCGCGGCGCGGGCGCCGTTTGCGAAACGCGTGCGCTTTTAGCTGCTCGTACGGCAGCTGCACCGGCCCGTACACGGAGCGGCCGGCGCGCACGGTCCGGCCGGCGCCTCGCCGTTGCTGACGTGCGTGGCCAGACACCTGGCCGGCTCGCGCAGCCGTCACGCGGAGCAGCCAGGCGCCGTCGGCCGCGTGCACCGCCGTCACCAGCGACACCAGTCGGTCGGCGCACGTGATGGGCGCCCCAATTCGCAGGTGTTCGCGCACGTCGGCGGGAATTTCCAGCGCTGGAACGCTACCAAACACAAACCGTTTGTTGCAAACGTGGTAATTGAAACAATGGTGGTCAGTGGCCCCGAATCCGCCGCTCGAGGTGAACACGTCCACCTTCGTGCCAATGGACAGCTGCGGAAACACGACGCTTGTGGCCACGCCGGGGAACTGGTGGTGCTGGTCCAAGCTTTTGTCAAAAACCTCTTGACCGGGCTCGAACACCATTACAAACACCTCTTGTCCGCCGATTTGAAGGGCGCCCGTGTCTTCGTCAAATTCAACCTCCATCTTTATGTACATTGCGCGCCGGTTTCAAATAACGTTTGAGCTTTTGCGACCGCGTTTCCTTTTAAATAGCGATGTGACAAATATGTGTGATTGCGTGCGCGCAAAACAGCGACGCGTGCAAACCGGTTGAATGCAAAACGAACGTGTCAAACAAATACATGGACGAATGGTTCTTGCCGAAATAAAAATCAAGTTTGTGCAAACAGTTTTTAATTATTACCAATAAATAAATCACATATTATTTTGTATTTTATTTACACCCATTGCTAAATAATACGAACACGTGGGAAGGTGGCGCCGTGACGCATTGCTGCCGTGCACGCCGCAACAAAAGGTTTTCACGGCGCCGGCGTCGTCCACGTAGAAGCCGTCGACGCGCAGTGCGCGGGCGTCGTCGCAGCGCTTGTCGACCAAACTGGTGTAGCGTTTGGTGAAATCGAGAAACGCAACATTGTCGAACTCGTGCTCCTGCAGCGCCAGCCCGTCGCATTGTTCGTGTGGGCGCGCCATGGCCAGCTCAAACGCCCGCGGGCCGTCCAGCGCAAACGCGTCGCAATGCCCGCAGCGCAACTGCCCGTACGACAAATACAGTCCGCGGCGCACCAGCGCGTCCACCTGCGCGGCGTTGTATCCGTGGTCGGCGGCGTTTTGGGCAAAAGACGCGCGGCGGCGGTCGCCGCGCTTAAACTGCACGCGCCCCGCGTTCTCCGTTGCGAAAGCCACGAACGCGGCGCCCTCCGCGGCCGCTTCTTTTCGGCAAAAATCGTCGTCGCGCGGCACGGCCAGCGCCACCAGGTTGTGTTTAAACCGCACCACGTAAAAACACACGGGCGCGTTGCGCATCACGTACATCTGCCGTTGCATTTGCCGATAGTGGTCGTGCGTCTTGACCACCTCAAATTGCGCGGGGCCCGCCTTGTTGACGAGCAGCGCCGTGTGCTTGACGCGGTACTTGCGGTTGGCCTTACCCAGCTCCAAGCGCATTTGGTCCACCGTGGTGTCGCGGTAGTTGAACGGGCACTTGATCTCCACGGGCACGCACGAGCCGTCGGCCATAGCGAAATAGGCGTCGGGCGACGCCGAGTGCAGCCCAAACGCGCTAATAAACATGCCGCAGTCCAGCACCGTCTCGGCGACGGGGCAGCCCGCGCGCTCCGCGGCCAGCCGGCCCAGCCGTTCGAACAGCTCTCCGTTGGCCAACTTTAGCCGGTTCTCTTGCGCGTTGCCAAACGCCAGCGCGGACGAGCGCAGTGCGACGCCGCCCGACGAGCGCGACGCGGTGCTGCGGTCCAGCCGCAGCAGGTTCCACAGCGCGTTCTTGCTCTGGCCGCGCGTGGCGGCCTCCACGCGCAGCGTCTCTGCGCGCGACACGGGTTCCGGAACGATAACCTTGTTGTCGCGCCACTGGTCGAGCTGCGCGCGCGTCAACGCCACCGACCGCGCGTACGTGGCAAACTTGTACTTGTCGTACACGTCGCGCTGCTCCGCGGTGAGCGGCGCGTGCATGGCTAAGCGGGGCGTTAAACGTTCTGCGGCGCGGGGATGGGCGGCGCCAGCGCCAGCTTGGCAAACGCGCGCAGCAAATCCGCCGGCACTGCCCAATCCACAGACGCGTTCGACAATATGTTCAGATATACAACGCACTTTTTCATCGGCAGCAGCTCCATTGTTTGTCTGGGCAAAAACCTTATCGTCAACACCAATTGGGCGGATTCTTTGTCGTACACGACGGTTTGCACCTTAAACAGCGGCTCGTCGTTAATTTGCACGCGAAATGACGCCGCGTTGGGCAGCGCGTTTCGCATTTGTTGGTTTTTATCTTTGAACAACAAGTCCTTGTTAATGTTGGAACAATAGACACGCAGCTGGTCGACGGTGGGAATTTTGTTAAACTGTATCGTGTACGTGGGGTGCGCAAACGCCACCACAAACGTGCGATTTTTAATGAACTCTGCTACGGCGGATTTGTTGAATATGGACGGCTTTTGCCGCGCGTACACGGCCTGCATCCGTTGCTCCATTTCGGGCGTGGCGCGGTGGTTGAGCTTGATGTCCACGAACGCCACGGGGCGCGTTTCCTTGTTCGCGTCGTTGACGCGTTTGCCGTATTTGGTTGACGCCGCTTTAAACTGGTTTGAGCGCTCGGTTTTAACGCCCGGGCGCGGCGCGTTGGCCGGCCGGCTGTACGGTTTCGTGTCTCTGGGCATGCTACTTGCGAGCGGTGCCCATCAAAATGTTTCTTATTTCGGTGACCAGGCTGAGCACCTCGTTTAGCGCTTGCCTATCTGCGTCGCCAAGACCGCCGCCGTCGCCGCCTATACCCTCAATGGCGGCCAGCAAGTTGTTCAACGTGCTGTTGATGTTGGTGATGCTGGACGCCAAATTGGTTAGAATCGAATTGGTGTTGTTCATTTCGCCGCGAAGCGTTTGCGCGACCGAGTTGATTGCGTCCAGCAGCTTGTCGGCCAATTCTTGCAGTTGGGCGGATTGGTCGGGCAGCGCCGCTTTAATGTCGTCCACCAACGCGTTGAGGCGCGTCAAGATTGCGTCTTTGGTGGTTTCCAGCGCCGCCAAGATCTGCGCGTTTTGGGCGCGCACCGTGTTCAGCGTGTTGGACAGTTCCAAAAACTGGTTGGATTGGTTCAGTGAGATCTGGTTGAGGCTGTTCACGACCAGGTCGCTCTGGCGCGCCAGTTTTTCCAACGCGTCCAGGATTTGGGTTTGCGCGCAGTCGAAGGGCGGCTGCGGGCACGGCGGCTGCGGGCACGGCCGTTGGCGGTTGCAGTAGCTCAAGTAGTTGTTAGCAGTAAACGTGGTTAGCAGCTGGTCGGAGAACAGCGACGGGCAGCGCAGCGCCAGCACCGCCGCGCCGTAAATGTCCACCATGTACTTGACCGTGCTGTTGCTGGGCGGAAAGGAGCACGACGGCGGGTTGCACGCCGGGTTGCCGATGTCGTTGATCATTTTGCGATGCTTGGACGGAATGGAGAAGAGCAGCTGTTGGAACGTGGACAGCGGCATTTTGGAGTTTTGGTAGATGTAGTCGGCGTCGATCCACATCACCGACGCGTCGTCGAACATTACGTTGTTGTTGGGCGTCATATTGTGTGATATTGTAGCTGCAGCCAAAGTTTTGATAATAACTTATCTCACGAGCGCGGGCACCGCGTGCTTGGCCAGCAGCCCGTTGACGCGCTCGTCCAAATTGGCAATTTTTTTGCCGTTTTTCGCAACGGCGTCCCACGTGCGAATTGTGTTGTTTTGCAAGTTCGACAACATCATAAACGTGTCCGTTTTGAGCGACTCAATTTCGTCGATCACGCCCCTGTAACGCTTGTCCGCCGCCTCGTACGCTATTATTAGAATAGATTTGATCTCCTGCAGTTCGCCGTTCAAGCGGCCCGAGTAGACCAGGTACCCCACCAAGCACGCGCTAAAAGCCGCCCAAAAATTCATGGCTAAAATTTTCACTTATTGAGGCACACCAGGTCCTTGATGCTTTTCACGTTGTCCAGAATGGTGTCGGTAGCAAACGTCAGCTTTTGGCTGTATTCCGAATGCAGCGTTTCGACCAACTCGCGCGCGTCGCAAGGCGCACCGGGCGCGGGCTCGGCGGTCGCGTGGCTGTTCAACGTCACTATTGCCTCGTTCAGGCTTTCTTGAATGGCGCACAGTTGCGTCTTGATCTCACACAGCGGGTCAAACGTTTTGCCCTGCGCGCCCGCTATAAGGTCGCAAATTACCGATTTCACAGTGTAGTATTCGGGCGGGTGCGGTTTAGCGTTGAAATTGTAGTTTTGCAAATATTTAAACAGCCCAAAAACGTGCAGATAGTTTTTGTTGTTTCTAACAAGCTTGTGCGACGGCGCCGCGCTTGTCCATAGGGCGGATATGTTTTTTTGAAACGGCGCCAACAAGCGTGCCGCGGCGTTCAGCTCCAGATACCCGTCGTGGTCGTTGGGCGCGTTTGTGATTATAATCACTTCAAAGCTGGCGTCGGGGGCGTAACTGAACGCGCGGGCGTCGAGCGAATCGGCGTTCGCCATGTCAATGTCCGTCTTACATTAGGGCGGCAGAAAGTATTAAGTTTTGTTAACTTTAACAAAATTTGATATAATTACATAAATAAAAACAACATATATTTGTAAAGCACACACACACACACACACACACACACACACACACACACACACACACACACACACACACACACACACACACACACACACACACACACACACACACACACACACACACACACACACACACACACACACACACACACACACACACACACACACACACACACACACACACACACACACACACAAACAAACGCACGAACAACGCACAACAAACGCACGAACAACGCACAACAAACGCACGAACAACGCACNACAAACGCACGAACACCACACAAACAACGCACAACAAACGCACGAACACCGCACAAACAACGCACAACAAACGCACGAACAACGCACAACAAACGCACGAACACCACACAAACAACGCACAACAAACGCACGAACACCACACAAACAACGCACAACAAACGCACGAACACCGCACAAACAACGCACAACAAACGCACGAACACCGCACGAACACCGCACAAACAAACGCACAAACAAACGCACAAACAAACACACAAACAAACACACAAACAAACGCACAAACAAACGCACAAACAAACGCACAAACAAACACACAAACAAACACACAAACAAACGCACAAACAAACGCACAAACAAACACACAAACAAACACACAAACAAACGCACAAACAAACGCACAAACAAACACACAAACAAACACACAAACAAACACACAAACAAACACACAAACAAACGCACAAACAAACACACAAACAAACACACAAACAAACACACAAACAAACGCAATAAATTGATTATATTTTATTTAATCTAATCNTTCTATCAAATTTAATCTAATCTAATCAATGTACAATCTAATCTAATTTAATCTAGTCTAATTTTACGTCCAAACAGATATTTAATTTTAATGCGATGTTAACACATAAATAATTAAATAATTATTAAAAATTAATGTAAAATATTTTAAAACGTACCTAAAGTGCCGCGCGTTGCAAATCCGTCAAATACAACATGTTGCCAAACAAGTTATCGTATTTATACTGTTGGTTATCGCGAAGATAAGATATAAATTATCGCAAGATAAGGCGCACGTTGATTGGGTCACCCGAGTGTACGTTGATAAAGTCACGTGGGCACCCAACGCGTTGATAAGCATGGGTATATAAGGGCCTACAGTGTTCTGGTAAATCAGTTGCACTGTGCTCTTCACAGGAACACTACAAGACCTACAAGATGGTGAGAATTGTTGTATTTATTTTGCTTTGTGTTCGGTTCTCGGCGCCCGCCGAGCACTGCAACGCCCAGATGAAGTCGGGGCCATGGCGCATCAAGAGCCTGCCCATTGCGGCGCCCAAGGAGACGCTGCAGAAAGATGTGGAAATTGAGATTGTGGAGACGGACCTGGACCAGAATGTTGTTATTGGCTACAAGGGCTACTACCAGGCGTACGCATACAACGGCGGCTCGCTGGACCCCAACAGCCGCGTCGAGGAAACCATGAAGACGCTTGACGTGGCCAAGGAAGACCTGCTGATGTGGGGTATCCGCCAGCAGTGTGAAGTGGGCGAGGAGCTCATCGACCAGTGGGGCAGCGACAGCGAGAGTTGCTTTAGAAACATGGACGGGCGCGGTGTGTGGGTGGCCGGCAAGGAGCTGGTGAAGCGGCAGAACAACAACCACTTTGCGCACCACACGTGCAACCGCTCTTGGCGCTGCGGCGTGTCCACCGCCAAGATGTACACGCGCCTTGAGTGCGACGACGACACCGACGACTGCAAGGTCACCATTTTGGACATCAACGGCACTAGTATCAACGTCACGGAGAACAAGGTGCTGCACCGCGACGGGGTCAGTATGATTTTGAAGCAGAAATCCACCTTCAGCCGACGCACTGAAAAGGTAGCTTGCTTGCTCATTAAAGACGACAAAGCAGATCCCAATTCTGTTACACGCGAGCATTGCCTTGTGGACAATGATATTTTTGACCTAAGCAAGAACACTTGGTTCTGCAAGTTTAACAGATGCATCAAGCGCAGGTCGGAAAATGTGGTGAAACAGCGCCCGCACACCTGGCGCCATGACAGGCCGCCCAAGCATGACGAGGGCGCCACGGCGACAAAGGGCGATCTGATGCACATTCAGGAAGAGCTCATGTACGAAAATGACCTGCTGCGCATGAACCTTGAGTTGATGCACGCGCACATCAACAAACTAAACAACATGATGCACGATTTGATTGTGTCGGTGGCCAAAGTTGACGAGCGGCTTATCGGCAACCTCATGAACAACTCGGTGTCGTCCACTTTCCTGTCCGACGACACATTTTTGCTGATGCCGTGCACCAGCCCGCCGCCGCACACGAGCAACTGCTACAACAACAGCATTTACAAGGAGGGCCGCTGGGTTGCCAACACGGACACCTCGCAGTGCATCGATTTCAACAACTATAAAGAACTGGCCATTGACGACGACATAGAGTTTTGGATTCCCACCATTGGCAATACCAGCTACCACGAAAGCTGGAAGGATGCCAGCGGCTGGTCGTTTATCGCCCAGCAAAAAAGCAACCTCATTTCCACCATGGAGAACACCAAGTTTGGCGGCCACACCACCAGCCTTAGCGACATTGCCGACATGGCCAAGGGCGAGCTCAACGCCACGCTCTACTCATTTATGCTGGGGCACGGGTTCACCTTTGTGTTGATTGTGGGCGTCATCCTGTTTTTGGTTTGCATGTTGCGCAACCGCCCCAGCCACTATTAATGGTTGATTATGTTTATATTGTAACCCCAATGTGCTTAATAATTTTATATCCATACTATAGCTTTTGTATACCCACATTGTAATCCATGTATACTATATTGTAGCCCTATATACACTTGCATTATAACTTTACTTAATAAAATTGTATTGTGAAATAAATTGTGTTTTAATAAATTTCCGCACTTGATACTAGTTCATTTCGTATGCCGCAAGCGTTGATGTTTTGCTGCACCCTAAAATACCCATCCTCTCCCCAGTCCGTGCCCCATGTGTTTTTCAGGATCCAGTAGGGAATGTTGTTTTCGACGGCGTAGCCCACCAACAGCACCGCGTGGTTTAGGCCGTGGTTCGCGCATTGTCGCATAATGCCGCGGCGATAGTTGACAATGTCGGACGCGTCTATCGCCACGGGAATGGGCCCCACGGCGCGCAGTAGATCCTTGAGCTTTTCCTCAAACATAACAATGTACCGGCGGCAGCTTCTAACGCCGACCACAAATCGGTTGGGGTTGATGCGGCATTGGCCGTTGGCGGTCTCGTAGGGGTAGTCGCTTTCCATTTGCACGCCGCCCATTTCCATGGCAGACTCGAATGCCGTGTGCAACAGGCCGCCGTCGCAGCCCGCGTTTACACGGTCGCAATCAATGAACTGTTGTTCCGACAAGTTAATTAGCCGGTTGTATTTGATCGCAAACTGGCTTTCCAAACTGCCCAGGGTGGCGAAGGCCCAGCACGCGCCGCAAACGCCCTGATTTTTAACACTGGTCACCTTGTTGAACTGGCGCCAGTCAAACTCGAGAGGGCCTCTATCGGGCGGGCGGTCCAGAATTACGACCTCGCAAAAATTTTGCGTCTGATGAGGCAGCGACAAACCGGTGTACTTGGAAATGGCCTCTTCTTTGGACAGGTCGGAGAATTTGTTGATTTCGTATTGGGCCGTGGAGTCGTTTTGGTTTTTGTTTATTATCTCTTCCAAGTTGTGCTGGAATATTTTGAACCGGTGCAGCTTCTCCGACTCGCTGCTGTAGTTTTTGTTGAATTTGTGCAAAAAGTCCTCGAAATAGTTTGGCGCCTTTAAAAGGTCGTACGTCGCGGCGTGCACGACGCCGCAGACCAGCAAACACAGCATTATTTTGTTCATGGTGTTACATTAAATGATTATAACTTATAAGTATAAATAAAATGCTGCACTATTTGGCAACTATTTTGTGGCTAGCCGTCGCGCACGCGTCGCCCGGCACGCCGGTCATCGATTGGGCCGACCGCAACTATGCGCTAGTCAGCGTGAACTCCGAAGCCACCGCCTACGAAAACCTGGTTGAGCGCAAGGCCGGCGTCAGCGTGCCCGTGTCGTGGAACGTGTGGAACGGCGGCGTGGGCGACATGGCGTACGTGTTGTTTAACGAAAATCAAGTGTGGAAGGGCGCCGCCGCCGCCAAGCGAGCCACGATCGACGTGTCCAAGAGCGGACAGTTTAACATGCGCGTCAAACTGTGCGACGACGACGGCTTCTCCGTGAGCGAGCCGGTGACCGTCAGGGTGGCCGACACGGACGGCGGGCACTTGTCGCCGCTAGAGTACGCTTGGGGCGAAAACAACAAGCCCGGCCGCCCCCACAACAAGACCGTGGCCGCGTATTTCGTAGAGTGGGGCGTGTACGGCCGCGGCTTTCCGGTGGACAAAGTGCCGCTGCCCAACCTGTCCCATCTGCTGTACGGCTTCATCCCGATTTGCGGCGGCGACGGGCTAAACGACGCGCTCAAGACCATTCCCGGCAGTTTTGAAGCGCTGCAGCGCTCGTGCAAAGGCCGCGCAGACTTTAAGGTCGCTATCCACGACCCGTGGGCCGCCATACAAAAGCCGCAAAAGGGCGTATCCGCATGGAACGAGCCCTACAAAGGCAACTTTGGCCAGTTGATGGCGGCCAAGCTGGCAAACCCGCATTTGAAAATCCTGCCGTCCATTGGCGGCTGGACGCTGTCCGACCCGTTCTATTTCATGCACGACGCGGACAAGCGGCGCGTGTTTGTCGAATCCGTTAAAGAGTTTTTGCAGGTGTGGAAGTTTTTCGACGGGGTGGACATCGATTGGGAGTTTCCGGGCGGCAAGGGCGCCAACCCGGCGCTCGGCAACGGCGAGCGCGACGCCGACACGTACCTTGTTTTGCTGAAAGAGTTGCGCGCCATGCTGGACGAACTGCAGCTGCAAACGAACAAGACGTACGAGCTGACGAGCGCGATTAGTTCGGGCTACGACAAAATTGCCGTGGTGAAGTACGACGCGGCTCAAAGGTTCCTTGATAAAATATTCCTCATGAGTTACGATTTTAAGGGCGCGTGGTCCAACACGGATTTGGGCTACCAGACCACGCTGTACGCGCCCAGTTGGAACGCCAACGAGCTGTACACCACCGACCACGCCGTGAAGTTGCTCACGGGCCAAGGCGTAGCGGCCCACAAACTCATCGTGGGCGTCGCCATGTACGGCCGCGGGTGGACGGGCGTGTCAGGCTACGCCGGCGACAAATATTTCTCGGGCACGGCCGACGGCCCCGTGCCCGGCACCTGGGAAAACGGGGTCGTCGATTACCGCCAAATTAATAATGAACTCAGTAAATACATCTACAGGTTCGACGCCGCCGCTAAAGCGGCCTACGTTTTTAACAAAGAGAGGGGCGACTTGATTTCTTTTGACAGCGTCGACTCCGTATTGGCCAAGAATGTTTACGTGCAGCAAAACGGCTTGGGCGGGCTGTTTGCGTGGGAGATTGACGCCGACAACGGCGATTTGTTGAATGCTATGAACGAACGCGTTAGAGTTAAAGACGAGCTTTAATTTGTCACAAGTATTCTATTAAATTTTAAATTGATAATTTTGCGTTTTATGTACTAATCGCTCTACAAACGTGTGCTACGCGTCAGCGGCGACCCTGCTTTTCGGGTGCGAACGCTCTCGAAAGGCGCGTGCTATTTTTAGCGGTGCGTCAGCGGCGACCCTGCTTTTCGGGTGCGAACGCTCTCGAAAGGCGCGTGCTATTTTTAGCGGTGCGTCAGCGGCGACCCTGCTTTTCGGGTGCGAACGCTCTCGAAAAGCGCGTGCTATTTTTAGCGGTGCGTCAGCGGCGACCCTGCTTTTCGGGTGCGAACGCTCTCGAAAAGCGCGTGCTATTTTTAGCGGTGCGTCAGCGGCGACCCTGCTTTTCGGGTGCGAACGCTCTCGAAAAGCGCGTGCTATTTTTAGCGGTGCGTCAGCGGCGACCCTGCTTTTCGGGTGCGAACGCTCTCGAAAGGCGCGTGCTATTTTTAGCGGTGCGTCAGCGGCGACCCTGCTTTTCGGGTGCGAACGCTCTCGAAAAGCGCGTGCTATTTTTAGCGGTGCGTCAGCGGCGACCCTGCTTTTCGGGTGCGAACGCTCTCGAAAGGCGCGTGCTATTTTTAGCGGTGCGTCAGCGGCGACCCCGCTTTTATAGGCGCCCAATTTGTTTAAACAAATGTTAGTATGGAGCCGCCACTCAAACGCTGTAGGCTGTGCCACCAGGCGCTACCAAAACTTCCGCAGCTGCCTTTTGAAATGATAGATAAAATCCTTTCGCACCTACCGTTTGATTTGCACGTAGACGTTGTGGGAGCGAGCGCGGCGACGCGTCTCCGCGCGCTGCGGCGCCCGGACCGGCTTACGCGTTATCACGAATACGACCTGGCCGCAGACGAGCTGTTTGCTGCTCACTGGAACATTGAAGCGGCCGACCCGGCGCGGCCGTACGTCGGACAACTGTGCCGCTCAACCTGTGCAAGCGCCGCGCAAAAGTTTTTTAACGAACGCGTGCCGCGCGCCGCAGCAATGTGCATGCTTAACGCGCCGCGCGCGGAGTCGGACAGTGTGCTAACGCGCCGCTGGAATTGGTGGGGGCTGACGCGCACGCTGCTCATCCACGAGGCAAACAGCGGCCGCGGCCGGCGCCCGGCCCGCGTACGCGTCGACGCAGACGAGGCGTGCATTGGTTACCACGCGCCGTTTTGCGACGCATCTGTGTTCGAGTTCAACGCGCAGCCCGACCATGTCGTCTTTGTTTTGTTAGACGACGACAAAATTGAGTTAAACATGTATGGCAAACGCGTGTACAGAATTGTGTAAAATAATAGGGCAATAATAAAAATACAATTAAGTTTAACCGTTTTATTTTAAAATTTTTGCATTTAATAAATCCATTTCCACCGAAGCAAACGAAGGCGGCGGGTCGTTGAACGGCACCACTTGCACGCGCTGCAGGTTGGGCCCGGCGGCTTCCTTGCGCGCCGCCCACACAATAGCGACAAGCAGGTACGCGATGCTCAGAACCACGGCCACGAGCAAGTTGTCGCACAACGGCGCGCTTTTCATGCCGCTCGCGCCCACCGTGATCACCGCGACAGCGGCAGACACAAACAGCGCCAGCATGTAACACGCCTTGGCGTAGCGATAGTCGGAGTAGGTGCCAAGCGCGTGCCCCAGCAGCACCGTCAGCTCCACAAACAGCAAAACCAGCGCGCAACAGTGCACCAGGTTTGCGACCAGCACCGCGCTAACAGCGCTCCGCTCTGTGGCCAACAGTCCGTGGTTCACCAGCGCGTTGGCAAAGTACATGGCGTGCAGCATCTTGAGCTCGTAGACAATTTCGTGCGCCTCGGTTTTACCTTGACGCAGAAACAGCGTCGCGTTGATGAGGCCGGTGACAAACAACGACAGCATCAGCCAGTACTGAAGAAACTGCAATTCAACAAACGTGTTGGCCGCCGACAGGTAGCCCGCAACAACGGCGCCAAACGCACACAGCGTCACGTTAACGTACGACATGGCAGCAAAGGGAAACCGCGCCCGGGTTTCGTTCGACAGCCTGATGTACCCCGAGCACCGTTTGAACACGTTCATTGCGACGAGTGTGCGCTCTTATACTATTCGACAAACAACTGCGGCAAATTGGCTGCGCGCCGCCTTTTATACGCGCGCGTATCTTATCGCAGATACACTCATATCGTTTACGTGCAGCGCGCTTTTTATAGTAATTTGGTTTCTATAAAAGGCGCGCAAACTGTAGAACGGGTTCAGAGCACAATGAAACTTCTCCTGGTTCTCATCACGCTAATAATCGCGGCGCTGGCCAACAATGCGCTGCGCGACCCGCTGGCGCCGCCGGTGCGGCGCTTTGGCCACTTGGCGGGCGCGCCCAAGTTGCGCGGACACGACGCTTCGCGCAACGTTGCTGCGCAGCCCGTATACAACGCCGCCGAGGAGCGGCTGCAGCAGTGCCGCGCGCACCTCGACTAGCCGTGGGTTTAAGTTATGCAATTTTGTAAAGCTTGATTAAACTTCTGTTGTCGATTTGTGTGTTTAATTTTTCCCGCAACAAACAACATTGGGCCTCTTTTTTGGCCAGCATATTTGCGACCTGGGGAATTGCGACGCGTTGCCGAAGCTGTTTTAAGTTGGCAAGCGCAATGTCCAAACAAACCCTGGCCCTAAATAAATAGCCCAACTTTGCAAAAACGGCGTGTAGCTTGCACGCCTCGACCACCTGAGCCATACTCATGTTTAGCGTTCACGCGGAAAGCGGCGCCGGTTCCTCTTATACCGAGTAGTTGGAAAAGGTGTCGAGCACTTGCGTGAGCGCGTCAGTTTGCGCGCCGCTCGCCATGTCGCCCGTGTTTACGACGCGCACGGTGTTGCGCTCGCGGTCGTTGTTGAAAAAGAACCCCCTTAAGCGCAGCGCGGCGGGCGCCGCGCCGCGCGGATAGCGTTCCGCGCGGCTCCAGACTTTGATGGCGGCGCCGTCGCGGCTGAGCACGCACCACGACCCGGTGAACGTCTCGGCCGTCCACACCTGTCCATTGGCGTGTCTGCGAATGCACGTCTCCGAATTGTGCACAATGCAGCGGCCCTCGCCGGGGAAAAAACACGCGGGCTCCGACGTGGCGCGCTCTTTGCGTTTGAACAGCTGGAACAGGGACGGCGGCAGCAGCGCGTTCTTGAGCACGGTGTCGTAAGACACGGATATTTTCAAAACGCGGCTGTCGCCCCACACCAAACTCGTCTCTTCCGGGTGGAACCGCAGCAGCGGGTACAGCATTGCGCGGTAGCGCTCGTGGCTGAGCTGGCGCTCGTCCGCTTGAAACACAACGTCCGCGTCCGCCACCTCGTCGTGGTCGGGGCGCGCCCAGAAAAACTTGTAGTCGACGTGCCGCAGCGCCAACATGTGCACGTTGAACGGATGCAAGCACGCGTTGGCCACAGTGCGGTCGCCGCGGGGCACCATGCCCGAGTCGGCGACGTGGCGGTTGAACACGGGCAGCAGTCCGTCGGCCGCCGGGCAGTTGCAGCCGCTCACCTCGACGCCGTCGGCGGCGTGGTAAAACAAACGGCCCGACGTGCGCCGCCCGCTGATCGGGTCCACCGAACAGGGGTCCACCACGCAAATGTCTTCTATCCGAAAGTAGCGGCGATAGTAGTCGTTGAGGCCGGGGTGGTCTAGGCGCACTTGCCCGTCGGCGCACGGCGCGCGGGGGAAAAACGCCTCGTCAAACAACACGTCGCGCACCGTGCGCGGCCGGCAGAACGGCGTTTCGGTGGCCGCGTCGTAGTCGATCACGTACCCCTCGTCGAACACGCAGCGGGCGTCGGCGCCGACGCCCGCAACGTGCCCGTGCGGCGCGCAGCCGACCGGCACGTTGCAGTCTTCGTACATGTTGAGCTGCGTTACCAACCCGGGTCGCAGGCAGCTGCACAGCAGCGCAAACCCCGTTTCGGTTTGCGCCAACAGCCACACGCCCGTGCCGGGGTTGCACGAGCGCGCGCGCTCGCGGTCTAGCGCGAAGCAATACGATTCGCCTGCGCGAATGGTGGCGCTTTGTTCGTTGCCGTCGGCGTCGCGCATTTGCACCATTGTCTCCTCGTCAAACAGTTGGCAATTGGCCAGCCCCTCACGGCACGCGTTACAGTCCGCGTGCGTGTCACACGGCGTCAACGCTTTGTGGCACTCGTGCGCGTTGCCTTCGGTCACAATTTCGCCCGGCGGCTCTATGAGCGGCACATTGCCGGTATCAAACATTTGCAGCGGGGGCCGCACGTCTTCGTGGTGCACATCAATGAGGTTTACGTACGCGGTCGCCGCCGCGACCATAATCAACAACAAAACCAAAATTAGAATCAGAAAATACATTTTCTTACGATAAATAAAACAATGATTACATTTTGACAATTTTATTATCTATCAGTTTATAAATGTATTGCACGCCGTATTTGGCGTGCAAAGGCGCCAAGTGGATTTTTCACACAACTTGTCGGCAAAGTTGCTGTTGTAACCGGCACCATGGCGCACCTGACACATTGATTGTAGTTTTCCAAGTAATGTATGTTAAACAACGGTTGCACACAACAGCCCTGGCACCAGTTATCAAAATTGTAAATGATTTCGCGCAAATCGTGGTTGTCAAGCCGTGCGTGTTCAATGTAAGTGCCGCATTCGTCGCACTCGTTAATGTGCGCCGGCAAGCGTTTACGACGCTGCCGCCGTTTTGTCGCCCACACCCGTCGCAACGCAACTTGCGCACGACGTCCACAGCGTCGTCTTGTCCGGTGAAATTGTGGCCGCCGCGGTCGCCAAACAACAGGGCTTCAAGCACGTTTTCGTTCACGGGCGGCCAGTTGTCTAGCGCGTCGTTTTCCAAAATTGTGCGCGCGCCGTCAAACAAGGCGCGCATAACGTCCAGCTTGACGGCGCTGGGCATTGTGCGAACGTGGTCCCAAAACCGCGCTCTAAACCCGTTGCTGTTGATAAATGCCGTTTTCGCCAAATTTTGCAAAGATTTGGGCGATTTTAAAAATGTTTTTTCAATTAACAAATTTTTGTTGGCCTGCAGGCTTTGTTTGGTTTTCATGTTGACGCTAATCGGCAAAGGTTTCGTTGTATTTATTCACAATGTGGCGTATTTTTAGTCGAAGGTGATCGACAATTTGCACGCTAAACTCGGCCTTTTCCAACAGCTCCAGTTGCGACCGCTCAAATGTGTCCTTGGTGTGCACGAGCTCCGACGGACAGCTTACACTGTCACTGGTCACCACCAGTGCTAAAGAGTCTCGATTGTAGCATTGCAATTGTTCAACAACGAAGCATTTTTGCAGATCAAAAACAAAGTCTAACTTGTTAGACACGTATAACACATTGGCCGTGAGCGGCATGACAACTGCCGGCAACGGGCGGCCGCGCGTTATATACGCGGCTTATTGCGGTTTGTTTTTTGCCCAGCAACGACGTGAACATGGCCGCCATTTTGATGGCGCCATCTTACGTTTTGAACACAAGGTTGCGTTTGTTGCGCAAACGCACCTTTTCGCCAAACTTGGACTAGACGCGGTTGACAAAGTTGTTGAGGTCCACCTGCGGGTTGGGCCGCATCGCGTCGATGACAAGCTCGGCCGCGTCGGTCAGCTCGCGCTTCATTTTAGTCACGTGCACCTTTTGACCCGTGATGGCGCGCAAACAGTTAAACTCGCGCGCCACGCACAGCATGGGCGTCTGGTGGCCTTTTGCAGGGTACTGCACGGCGCGCTCGGACATTTCAAGCAAGCTGGCGTACAACTCTTGGATGCGCCGGTCCTTGTCCTCGAGCATGCCCGCGTATTTTTGCTTCGGTGCACGACATTCTTGTGCAAGCGCGGCGCTAAACTAAGTATGCCGACCGTGTGGCAGTTGCTGTTTTTGCTGCTCGTCGTTGCAATAGTGTACGTTTACGCGTTGCGGTTTGCGCAACGGTTCCTGCAACAAGACGCGCTCGCGCGGCAGCACGCGGCGGCGGCGCCGCTCATGCACTTCGCGTTTCAGCGCGCCCGAGCCGTAGATTGCGCATTAAACCGGTTGCCGTGTGTGACAAGTCAGCAATGTCGAGACAACTGTGTGATCGCCAGCGCGGCAAGCGATCTGACATGCGATAACGGGTTTTGCAGCGCAACCAACATTTTGGCGGACGCGCAGGCTCCGGGCTCAGCGATCGAATGCGATCCCGCGCTGGGGCTGTTGCGCGTGTACGCGGCCGGCGGCGACTTTGTCGTCTCACAAACATGTGTGAGCACGTACAGGGACCTGGTGGACGACACGGGCGCCGCGAGGCCTTACCTTTGCGACGCCGGCGCGCTGCGGCTCGAATTGGACACGACGCCGTTTTCCGCCGACGCGTGCACGTGCGCCGCCGGTTACGACAAATTGATGTTTCGCCAAACGGCGCTGGCGCGCACCGTCCCCGTGTGCATACCGACGCACGCGGCGAGCTTGTATCGGCGCGTGTACGGTTAGCGCTCACGTAAATAAGAGCGCAACATGGCTACGCCGGTGTCGTACTCGTTTGTCCAGCGAATGGTGGTGAACGAGCTGGAGTTTCTGAACGCCAACGTCAACAGCAACGGCGTGGGCTATTTTAGTTTTAACCATTTGGGCGATCGGTTGCAGAGCTTGTTGACAACTCTCAATAACGTGGCCGCTAACGCCGACCCGTATTTGCAAAAATGTGATGCACGAAGCCTCAAATTGTTGCTCGACAACTTGAATAAAATTAGCTTTACCCACAACGTTGAATCGAAACCCCAATTGAAACAGCGTTTGTTGGACATGCTGCCCAACGGCGATGCAATTGGAAACAAGTACGACAAGGAGCTGAACAAAATTTTAAACTTTACCTACAATTGTCGGCTCGACACTCTAAACAACATTGAAATGACGCACATGAAGCTGACGTGCGTGCTGTGCTACACCGCCGGTTTGCCATTTCGAGACAACCTGTGGTACTTGCCAAACAACGAAAGTGGCGAGTTGTTTGCGACCGCGTTTGGCAACTACTTGGCATACTTTTTGGCCATGATGCGGAGCAAAGACGGCTCGCTGGACAAAAACGTGCGCGTAATGTATCACGTTGTGCCGCCGCTGCAGCTCAGCGAACCGCCGTATATAGTCTTTAGAGACAGGATAAACGCCGGCCTAATCAGCGTACAAGACAGTGCGCAATACCAAACCGCGGGCTTGGACTTTGAAGTGTGCTACACGTTAAACAACAAATTGTATTTGAACAGCCCGGGCAGCCAGCAGACCGAGTTGTGCGCCGAGTACCTAGAGCTTAACGCGCTACCGTACTGTTTGTACAACGCAACATTGCCCGACAACTTTGCGCTCAGCGCGCTCAACTTGTACAAATTGAACGACGCTAAGAAAAAACTCAAATTGGGCAACGTGCTGTTTGTGAACACAATGCGTACCGGCGCCAAGGAAACCATAATCGCAACCATGCGCGCGTACTACTACGCGTGCAAGTACGCAAAAGCCAACAAATTATTGCGCGTAATCGGCAACTACAAAGGCTACGCAAACGATTACAAGCTGGCCGCGCTCGATTTTGCCATTCTCATGTTGGTGACCAACTCCACCAACATCCAATTAAAATATTTAACAATGAACGTGCACGAGCGCATGTTTATGGAGCTGAAACAGCAGGTGTGTCGTTTGTCGCCGCGAAAAATATACAACGTGTTGTTAAACTATGACATTGGGAGCGAACCGCTGACAAACTTTAGTAGAGACGCGGCGGATGGGGCGTTTGATTAAAACACACGGCTATTCATCACACTTTATTGACAATGTCGTCTAACGCGATCTTTACAGTTCTTACCGAAAAAGGTTTATTGTCGTCGACAAACAACGTGTCTACAGAGGCGTTGACGTGCTCGTGCTCCAAATATTGCAAAGCGAACGCCCGCGCGACTTGCGCCGTAAACGGCTTGTACACAAAGAGCTTGTTGCCCACAAACGAGCGCAGTCGACTAAGCTGTCCCTCTTGCAAAAACGTGTCCAAGTCCATGCGCGTGAACGCGAGCGCCCGACGCAGGTCGTCAACGTGCTCGTAGTGGGTAAAGTTGGCCTCGATGCGCTCGCGGTCCCCCCAGTAGTCGTGCAGCAGCATTTCCGCGTTGTTCATCGTAAACGCGAGCACGCGGTTTGTGTTTTTGATAAAACCCGTGTATTCGGCGAACTGTGTAATGGTCTTGTCGCGCATGGCATCGAGGCTTTGCACCACGTACGAGTCCAACTCGTCAAACGTCCACACGATGAAGCACTCGCCGTGCAGCGCCTCTTCTAAACGGCTGATTAACGCGCCCGCGTCGTTGAGGTTTCCAAATGTGTTCATGGGCACGGAGATTACAATTGTGTCAGCAAACCTGCTGAGCGCTCGGCCGAGCTGGTAACTGGCGTAGGTTTTGCCCAACCCGTGGCCGCCCGCAAACAAAAACACGTTGCTGATGAGCGGCGGACGCGACAGCTTGTACAGTTGGGACAGTGACGCCGCGTATTGCGCGCTGGCCGGACAGGCTGAAAAATACTTGGCGTCGATAATGCTCGTGTGCCCAAAAGTGTTGACGTTGATCATCACGTTGCTGGAGCGCACCACAAGCGGGTAGGTGAAGTCGGCGTCCTGTTGGGCGGAGAGCGCGCCCGCAATTCGGCGCTGCAATTGCTCGTGGTTGTGCAGTTGCGCGGCGACAGACCGCGAAATGGAGTTCATCTGCTCGTTAACCACGGAGGCGCCATAGCAGGCCAAGCTTACGACAAGCGCTACGCTTGCTAACGACAGTCCAATCATGGTCCATTGCGCGCGCCTGATGCTGACCAATTCCCTGAACAACCTGTAGGTGCTTGTGTACTCGTTCATTGTGCGCCTTACTGATGCGACCGCGGCGCGGCACGTTACGCTGTAAGCTGCCCGATTTGGCTCGACAATGGCGGCGTTTACGAATACGCCAACGCGCTGCTGCACCGGTTAGCTGGCGGGCAGCGCGCTCAAGTATAAAAACGCGGCAGAGTGCAGCAATTTTGCATTACGCACAATGGACGCGTATGCGGTGCAGCACTTTTACAACAACGCGCGCAAGCCGCTCGCGCCCACCACTCTGCACAGCGGCAACCTTCCGGCGGCAGCCTACGAAAACGTTATGTTTATCCGCAAGTTGGTGTGCAGAGAAAACGCGCCGGGCGCGCACGAGCGCCCGTTTTGCGCCCATCACGACTACAACAAAGAAAATTTGTCAGAGAAAAGTCGTTTGTAATAAATTTTGCAGTTATGTGCTTGGTTTTATTTACCGTAAGGTAACAATGAAGTACTTCTTGTCCGCCACCTTTTTAATTATTATATTTTTGTACGCCATCTACTTTTGCGTGTTCATAATTGTTAACAATGCGCGCGTGCGGCGCAACCTGTTCTACCAGTACAACTACATCCCGGCCGCGCTGCTCAGCACGGTCCGCGTGCACGGGCTAAAGTAGCGGCCGGCCCCGGCAGTCGACGGTGGCGGCGTTTGCGCAATGGCCCGTGGCTTCGTCGAAAACAAAGCCCGCGGTGCAATATGCCGGAATATATTGGTCGCCAAAACACATGAAAAATTTGTTGCAGTACGCGCTGGAAACGTTGCCGAACCCGCCATTGTCTTTGCACCGCTGCAAAACGTCGTCTTCCGCGGCGTGGCCCTTCGCAAAGTACGCAAACGCCGCCAATAACAGCAAAATTAGGACCGCTGTTGCGATCAAAAGTGTTTTCATCATACTTTATTTGATAAGGCTTACTCGTACGCCGCCATGGAGTGCCCGTTTCAAATAAAGGTGTGCGTGAGCGACAGGTTCTTTGCGTTTCCGTACAACTTGGTGGAGCCGCAAACGGCAGTCGGCAACCGGCCCACGGAAAACCTCGTCGTGTACGTTCCCACGGACGCGGACGTGTTGTATGTCGAAAAACGCAACTTTCCCCGGTTTCGGTCCGTGCTGGTTTACAAACATGAGCAAGACTACAACGGCAACAGCCAGTCGCCCAAAAAAACGGGCGCCGCCACCATCGTGTACTGGAACCCGCTGGTGCCCATCACGGAAATTGGCGCCGGCGAAACGCGCGTGTTTAGCGTGCTGTTGACCAACAACCTGTTTTACTGCAACACGTTGATTGTGCACCACGAAAACCCCACATGCCCCATTGAGTTTACGTACCCGGGGCTCGAAATGCAGCCGGTTTGCAAGTTGCTCTCCGGCGCCAGGAAATCGGTGGACATGCGCGCCCACGCGCCGCCGCTCAGCTACAGCGAGCTGCGGCCCATCAATTGCGAGCTGCCGCTGGCGCATTTCAAGGAGTTGACGGAAAGCGACAAGTTTTTGTTGTGTTTCAATTTAGAAACGCCCACCATGGTCAAGATTTTGTGCCTGAAGCGCATCTTTTGCATTTTCCAATACCGCAAGTTGCCCGCGCGCTACGTAATCAACTTGCCGCACGAAGAAGTCGACAGCCTGTACAACAAGCTCAACTGGGCGCGCACGCGCCGGCTGTTGCGCGGCGACATTCCGTCCAATTGCGCGACCGTCAATCGCGCAAGCCTGCAGTACGTCAAGGACGCGCAGACGCTGCTGCACATTGCCAAGTGCAGCCAAACCATTGTCGAGTTTGTGCGCATATTCCAACAGCTCATTTTTCCGTACCAAATTGTGCCCATTGTAATCGTGAAACTCAACTCGCTCAACGCAAAGAGTGGGCAAACGGCGCACGAAAATCGCGTGCGCGTTTTTTGCAAAAACGACAGCGTGGCCATCACCACCGCAGGCTGCGTGCCCGTCAACATGCCCGACGCGGCCCCGGCCAGCACGTTCGACAACACCGAATTTGACGACGTCGCGCACCTAAAGCAGGTCGCCAACCGCGTGGCCGTGGACGGCGTTTTTACGAGCGGCGTGGTCGTGCACGCCGTAAGGTACAACTACTTTCTGTAAGACATGGCCACACCGTCGCACGTCGTGTCGCGCTTGACCGGCGGCCGCGCCGGCAACCCCATCGTCGAGGTCATCCGCAGCAACGCCACGCCCACCGACGGGGACCAGCTTGAGCAATTTGTGGCGCGCAACCGGTCCCTCATCAAGGAATTTGTGTTGGTACTTTGCGGGTTCTTGGTCGTCATTATGATCATTTTGTTTTTTACGTTGCTAGTGGCCGTTTTGACCAACGCGTACGCCGTGCAAGTGGGCCGCGCGCAGTTTGAACGCGCGCTGCAGCGAAATTACGCGCCGCCCACCGACGCCTCTGCGCGCGCGTCTACAGCGTAAACAGGGGCCGCTGCGCGCGCACAGGCGCCGGTTGCGGCGCGCGCGGCGTGTCTTGTGTGGTCTGCGCCGGCCGGTCGGCCAATTTGCATCGTTTGGGCGGCGTTGTCGTGACCGACGCCTGCAACTTGCGCTTGCGCTCGTTCATGACGTTGTCCAACAAAGACGCCGAAGGCGCGGGCGCGGGCGCGGGCATCGGTATCGGGTCGAACAGGTCCGAGCCGCGCTTGTTGGTAGTTAAGTTGATTTCGTTGTTGCTGGCGTAGCTAAACTCGAACGCCTCGATAAACATTTTGGTGGCCACTTCTTTTCCAAACGTTAACAGGTGGTGCTCGTCGGTCACCGGGTTGTCCAGGTTTTCCAGGCACTCGTTGTAGTGCTGCAACATGGCGCGCGGCGAGCTCTTGAGGTCGGGGTTGATTTTGTTGAGGCGCTTGACGGCCACTTCAATGAGCTCCCTGTACGAGGGAAAGTAGCCGGAGCCTCGGTTGAGCGCAAATTTGAACACAATCAGCAACACGCGCCGATTAAAATTTTTGTAGTCAATTGAGTCGTCCATGTATTTTGTGCGCAAAAACAGGTTTTTGACATATTCGTAGTTTTTGACCGAGGGGTCTTCAAAGTATTTGTCTCTTGCTTGTTTAACAACATGCAAAATGTTTGCAGGCAATAGATTTTCGGTTTCAATCAGCTCGCTGCACTTGTCCGTGATTAGCTGGCGGGCAAAGGTGTCCACGTCGACCACCTTGTATTTGGCGTCCATTGGGCCAGCGGTTATGCTAACGGTGTCTTAAATAATTGACACTGGTCCTACATTCGACCGTGCAATGGCGCACGTTAAGTTGATTTGTGTAAAGGTGAACGGCAGGCTGCGCGTGCGTATAGACGATCCCGCCTATCGGCGCGACGCCAACTGCACCTTTCCCAAGCGGTTGCGGCGCGAGGGCGCCACTTTTGCCGTGGCGCCCAAAGACAGTTCCTTAATTTGCCGCTCCAAATGCTATTATTACATAAAACCAGACGCCGTTACCGTTTGTAAAATTACTGTTGAGCGCGTGTTTACCGACGAAGCCAACGACGAGTGCATTGTTTGCATGAGCGAGCCGAAGCGCATGGTGGCGGCGCCATGCGGCCACTACACCCTGTGTGTCACGTGCAGTTATCGCATAGGCGGCCAGCCGTAACGAGCTTAATGAAGAGTGTGCGGTCGGCGAAAAATTTAATTTTCTAGATGTGCTACGCCATTGCCACAAAAAATTTGTTTGCGACACAAAAAAAAACGAAAACAGCTGTTTAACAAGCTTTATTATTTGTATAGAAAACGTTTTAACTTTGATCACAAAGATTATAAAACCATGTACACCGAATATCGTAACTCTGTTTGTAATAAATAAATTGCTAACACATTTGTTTACATTATGTTAAAATCGGCGTTCATCAACTGGATGAGTCGTTGCAGGTGTTTGGGGTCCCGCCGATTGTCCGTTTTCAGACTGGTGTCGTATTGCAGCGCGCCAAAGGCCAGCTTGACGATCTTGTCGCGCATCACCAGCACGGTGTGCGTCTTGATGTTGGGCTGGGCCAACATTGGCAAGCCGTCAATTTTTCCAAAAAACGTTTGCAAGTCGCACAAAAAGTTGAATTTGATGACAAACATGACGAGCGAATCAATTTGCGCAAACGGGCCGTGCTCGTTAAACTCGGCGCGCATGCGCCCAAAGTTTTTGGCGCAATTTTGAAAATAGTTGGTCGCCGCGAATATGTAGCCAACAATGCGGTTGGACTCGTCGTTGTACAGCGTGAGGGGGTACAAGAGCTCGTAAAAGTTGACCGTCATTTCCACGTGGCTGAGGTTGTAGGTGTTCAGCCGCCGCAACAAGTTAATAAACGACGCCGCGGCGGGCGTGCCGCTGATTGTGTTTTTGCAATTGCAGTAGTCGTACGTTTGTTGCATCGCCTTGGTAACGCGCACAATCTTTTCCATGCGCTCGTTAACGCCGGCGTACTTGGACAGTTCCAACGCCTTTAGGCGCAAAAAGTTTTTATCCTCCTCGCGCCGGCGTTTTTGTTCGCGCTCGTAGTCAAATTCGTCTTCTTCAGACGAGGAAAGCGACTCTTTGCGTTTTGGCGAACGTGGCGGGGCGGCGTCTTCTTCGTCTGACGAGTACGGCGGCAGCGGCGGCGCGCGCCGCTTGCGCCGTTTTTGCCCAATGACGGACGAGGTGTCGTAGCTGTCGGGCAGCGGCACGTTTTGTGGTAAATCTGTATTCGCAAACATTGACGCGACGCGCCTTTCCCAACTGTAATTGGAAACGGGCGTTGGCTGGCTTGGCTGCTGCGCGGGCGTTTGCGCAGACGTAACGTACGCGGGCGTTGGCTGGCTTGGCTGCTGCGCGGGCGTTTGCGCGGGCGTTGGCTGGCTTGGCTGCTGCGCGGGCGTCGCGTACGCGGGCGTTTGCGGTGGCATTTGGTCTTGCAGAGGCGCGGGCGTTTGCGGTGGCATCTGGTATTCCTGCAGAGGCGTGGACGTGACACGCGTTTTGTTGCGCCAAAGATTTTTTGCAAAGTTGCGCACGTCTTCCACACTGTTGTGTTTGTCGAAATCAAACTGATCCCTGTAATTGTTCTCGATGTAATCGGTGAGCTGGCTAATGTCCAACCGGTCAAAGTCTTGTTCGCTCACAGGTGGCGGCGAGTTGTCCGCGGTTTGCGTCCGCGGAGCGCTTTCCGTGTCCGCAAACACTGCGCTTTCGCGGTCCAACAGCTCGGATAGCGATATGTTTTTTAGGGTGTTAAACAAAGATTCGGCACGTTCAAGAAACCCGTCGATTACACTGTCGCTTGCGCCGCTGTTTTTTGCAGTTTCATAGTTTCGGAGCGCTTCCTCAATCTGGGCCAACGTGGTCGCGTTCGCTTTTACTCGCTTGTTGCGCTGCAAAAACGTTACCGCGATTTGCAAAACGCGATGTCGCAAAACGCGGTCTTGGCCCTCCAACAACAAGTTTTGCGCGTTTTCATTTGCAACGGTATCTGACACGTTGTCGTTGGCGCGCTGCGGGTCTTGAGTTTCCGACATTGGGCTTTGCGCGGTAACGTTTGCGGCTTCGTTCACAGCAGCGTCGCGCGGCGTGCCGGGCTGCATTGAATCGACTAGCGCCGTAATGGCGTCCAATTTTTGGCCCAGCGCGCGCTCGGGGCTGTGTATGATTGTGTTCACCTGTGCGCGGTCGCGCGTCAAGATCTCGCCAGCCAGCGCGGCAATGCGTAATGAATGCTGCTCGTCCATTATAAGGCTATATCGAATGCAACATGCACACTTACAAATTGTTGTACAATTTGAGGTTCAACGCGGTGCACGGTCTGGAGCACCGCTTTGAACACGTGCGCTTTGAAGCGCAAATGCACCAACGCGAAATCGACTCGCTAACCTTTTTGACGGCCAAGTACTTTGACCAGCACAGTTTGATTGACATAAAGGGCCTAACCTTTTTTACAGAATTCAATAAATGCATAGTTGCGATCAAGGCCAAGTTCGAGGCGCAGCCCGATTCGGAAAACCTACACGGCATCAAAAGCATTATGGGCATGTTTTTGCGCGACGAGTTCATCAAACAAGTTCCTCATTTTAAAACCATCATGGAGTACTTAAAAACATATTACAACCCTATAGCGGTGCCCGACGTGCGCGCCTTCATGTGCGACGAGCAGTGTCGGCCGGGCGGCAAAATTTCGTGCCTAACGTGCAAGTGCAACTATTTGTCGGCCGCCCTGACCACGCTCGATTCGGGGCTTCAAGACGGCTGGGACATTTTTTTGCGGCCCATGTTCGGCATGCCGCTGCTGATTTACGTCATCTCTAAAACCGATTTTTCCTCGCAGCCAGACGTCGTCAACGAAAACAACTTAATGACGCAAATGTTTGTGCAGTTTTTCTACAATTTGCTGTGCGACAAAGCATATTCGATGCACACTAAACAAAAAGCGTGCGAGCCGCTTGTTAAAGATTGTAAACGCGTAATCACGCTTTTGTCAGCCAAAGACCGTCACCGACTACTAACGATGCTCAACGAGCAATGCAACAGTGCCTCCACGGCAGCCAACGCGCCAAAGCTGCTAATGCCCTTCAAGAACTTTATGATCAAAATGGGCCAGCACACCAAAATCAAAAAAGTAAACAAAATCGCGGCCACCGTGTTGATAGGTTTCTTTCTGCGCCAATACATCGAGAGCATGCCCAGCCATTACTTGCAAAACCTGCGCGGGCTTTTGAAAGACGAACACAACGACTCGCGCGACGAAGGGTGCTCCGCCGCCGAGCTGGAAATGCTCAACGTGTGCCGTTACATATTCAAACGCTACTCGGACAAGGACGTGGCGGTCGTTGTGGAAAAGCTCAAAAAGATTACCGTGGAAATAATGAACGTGTTGATTTTCGAGAAAATCGTGCCCGAAACGTTTATAAGGCGCATCATTGTCGACTACCAACTGGACAACGAGATTTCGTTGCTCCTCGATCTGAACCATGATTGCTTCGATAGGCGATAGCGCAGAGCCGCCGCTGCGGCGAACTCGCCGTGCACAACAGCAGGATCGGCCGCCCACGCAGCTGGCCGCCGCGGAAATGCTTCACAACATGAACGGCGCAGAAACGGCGGCGTCGTTCATCGTCAAAGACGCCTCCGAAAACAAAATTGCCAGTTTGACCACGCTGGGCAACCAGTCGATCGCGGCGCGCAAGCTGGTCGAGTCGCTGCAGGCCGGCGCGCCCACAATTAAGCTAAATCGCGAGGACACGGTGAACGTGTTGAAATTTTTGAACGACGTGTACACCAACCAGCTGGAGGTGGTCAACATCTCATAAGCCGCCGCCATGAGCGTGATTGACGTGCACATCCGCATAGACAGCTTGCGCCGTCTAATAGACGAAAACATGCAGATGGAAATTTGGCCGCAGCTGCTGCGCATGTGCAGCGACACGGTGTCCGACGTGGATGTGGACACGTCCGCGTTAATGGCCTTTTTGGTTACGGTGGCGCGCAAATCGCAAACGGCGTTTGCCAACGCGAACGCCGCCACGGCGTCGGCGTTCGCGGCGGGCGGGGCGAGAGCGCCCGCGGCAATGCCCGCGCCCGCGCCGCCCGCGCAAACCGTGTTCGGGGCGCTCGTGTCCGCGCCGAGCGCGGAACCCGCGCTCGTCGACATGCGGCGCTACCGCGCGGCGGCCCGTCGGCTCATCCAGTACTACTCGCTCAACACCACCACGTCGAGCGAGTTCAAGGTGCGCGACGTGGTGATGACCATGATATTTTTGCAGCGTTCGGAAAACTACCATCAGTTGTTCAAACTGTTGGACACCGCGATGGACGATTTTACGTGCCGCCCGCAGTTGACGGAGGCGCAAGTTAGCACGTTGTTGCACACGTTGCGCACGCTGCTGGAAATGCCCACCACTCCAATTGACATGACCACGGTGGATGTGATGCGCAGTTCGTTCGCGCGTTGCTTCGCCAGCCCCGTGCTGCGCTACGCCAAGGTTGTGCTGCTGCAGGGCGAGACGGTGAGCCGCGATGAGCGCACCACGTTGGAGGAGCTGCTGGTGGAGCGCGGCGACAACATCCAAAAGTTGCAGCCGCAGCAGTACGTTGCGAGCGGCAGCGAGATTCCGTTTTGCGACGACCCCGAGTTTATCAACAGGTTGTTGAAGCACCTGGACCCGTACCCGCTATCCAGAATGTATTACAACGCGGCCAACTCCATGTTTTACACCACCATGGAAAACTACGCGGTGGCCAATTGCAAGTTCAACATCGAGGACTACAATAGAATTTTCAAAGGTGCCGAGAGCATCAAAAAGCACGCAAATAAAACGGCCGAGGACAGTGATGAGCTGGACATTTATTTGGGCACGACCGCCAAGCGCAAGAAAATAATATAAGGTAAAAACTAAAGCTACATCGACAACACGCGCATCATGGTCTACCGCCGCCGCCGCTCCCGATCCGCCGATGGCACCTATACGCGCCGCCGCCGAAGCTCCGGCTACCGACGCCGCCCCGGCAGGCCGCGCACCTACCGGCGCAGCCGCTCCGCCACTCGCCGCTCCGGGTACCGCAGGCGCCGCTACTAGGCGCGCATCTGGCAGAGCTCGCAGTATCGGATAAAGGAAACCATTTCGTCGCCGGCGCGCGTTTGCCGCTCAACAGTGGCGTACCTATGAAGGCAGGGCGCAAGGCTCGTTCCGCTCGGACCGTGTAGCAACGTGCGTTCGTCCAAGACGTCGTTTTTGTTGTGCAAATAAATGACTCTATCGCTTAACAATTGCCGCCGTTTCATTTTTTTCTGCCGCTTGGTAACGCACCCGACTGTGCACTTTTCCTTTTTTTTGAAGCACAGCGCCTTGTAGTTTAGCGAGTATTTGGACAAAATGGAATCGAACGGCTCCTTTTTAAACTTTGGCGGTTTTATGTCGAACAGCTTGCAGTTCAGGTTCTCGACAAAGCTTACGGCGTTCAGCTTGCTTTGCTGCAAAAGTAGGCAGGGGCACTCCGCGCCCCCGTGCGCGTCTATAAAAGCAAACAGCTCCACGTACATTTTAAAATCGTTTGTGGTGTTTTTAAACAGCCGCATCACACAGTCAATTTGAAGCCGGATTTGCTTTCGCTCCTTCACCAACTCGCTGACGTTGGGCACAAACGCGTACAACGAGTGAAACAGGTGGCCGGTGCCCGCAAAGTTGAACGTTTTGTTTTTCACGTAGCACGCAAAATTGTTGGTGAGAAACTCTATCAGCTTTGCGTAGTCCTTGCTGGCGCGGAACGCGCCGAACACCGTGAATAAGGCGCGCGGCGTCCATTGTTCGCCATGAAATGCAAGTGGGCGTGTTTGCGACTGCGCGACGCCTTTTACAAGGGCCATGTTTTGGTTTTGGCCGAATACGCGGACCTCAAGTACTTGGGGTTCCAAAAATACGAGTACTTTGAATACGTGTTGCTTCAATTGAACGGCAGCGCGCAGTTTTGCGGCGCCATGGCGACCAACCCGCGATACTGTTTGCAAGTGTTTAGCGCCGCCGACGACATGTGTAGCGTGCGGCACCACGTCAAGACCGCGTTTAAGACGCCGGTGCTGGGCCACGTGTGCGTGCTTCAACACAAACCGGCCATGTACGCGTGCCTTAAAGAGTGGTACACGCTCTTTGAGTTTCAGGTGCCGCTGCTGCGCAGCCAGTCGCTGGTGTGGGAGTTTCCACACGTGGTCGTGTTCGACCTCGACAGCACGCTTATCACGGAGCAGGAAGACGTGCAAATCCGCGACCCGCAAATTTACGACGATTTGAGCGAATTGCGCGACCTGGGCTGCGTGTTGGTGCTGTGGTCCTACGGCAGCCGCGATCACGTGGCGCACTCGCTGCGCGCGGTCCAGCTGACGCCGTATTTCGACGCAATCATCAGCGAGGGGTCGGTCGCCGAGGACGCGCCCGCCGCGACGACCGAGACGACGGACTTGCAAATGCAGAGCCGCTACGTTTCCTCCAACTTTTCGTTTGACATGCACGCAGAGTCGGGCGCCGAACTGCCCAAGTCGCCCAAGGTGGTGATTAAAATTTTGGCCGACAAAGGCGTCAATTATTTTAAGTCGATCACGCTGGTCGACGACCTCCCCAGCAACAACTTTGCGTACGACTACTACGTGCGCGTAAAGCGCTGCCCCGTGCCCCTGCGCGACTGGCGGCGCTACCAGGACGAAATTCTCGACAACCTCGCCGAGTACGACAGCTTGTACGTTTCAAATAAAACCATTTAATTAAATTCTGTGTTTATTATTCAACCTCTTCACAATCGGCAACGCAGTAATAGGCCTCGTCTAAACTAAACGTTTTGTACGCGGGGTCAGACACTTGCACCTGAAACTGGCACAGTTCCTGCAGCGTGGGCGGCGGGCCGTGGTGCAACATGCGGCGGCGGTACCGTTCCTGCCGCCGCGAACTTTGTTTAATCGTGCCAATGTACTTGTTAATGCACATGTAGCTCAGCGACTCAGCGACGGTCGCCGCGTTGTGCAGAAATAGCCCCACTCGGCACACCTGCATGTCGAAGCTCTTCAGCAGCTCGTAGTAGAATTGCGCGCCGCGCCAGGGCGTCGTGTTGTGGATGAGCACGATTTGCAAATTTAAGACCTTGTGGTTCAGAACGCAGCGCATCCGTTGCTTGTTGGAGCAATACCCCGTGTACTCGCCGTACTGCCCGCGGCGGTTGCGCACGTACCGCCCGTCGGCCAGCAAAGCGGACTCGAGGTGGGCGTCCTCGGAAAACAGGTCCACGTCGCCGTAGTCGCTGGTGCGGCCCAGTATGTAGGCCGCAAAGCCCCCGGCCAGCATTCCGCTCAGCCCGCCGCGATGTCCACGTACCCGTTGTAGATCAAATAGTTGATGACGTCCATGATTGTAAACTGAATCTGCTCGGCGACGTCCAGCACGAGCGTGTGGTCCGGCGAGTTGTTCTTGAGCCCGACAAAGTGTTCAATTAGCGTCAAGCTGCCGACGACCGTGCACGCCGTGGAGTACACTCCCGTGTCGTTGACCGTGCGGATGGTCGCGCCCGTGAATTTGGCCACGGTGTACTCGTTGGGGCAGAACACGTTGGCCGAGTCCAGGTAGTAATAAAGCGTTTTGTCAAAATTGTACAGCACTACGTTTTCGGGCGCAATAATAAACAGTCGCTCGGTGCGCGCGGGTGTGCTGAGGTCGTAGATCCGCACGTGCGTCCCGTACAGCAGCGTGTTGTCGAAATCGCGCAGCAGCGCCTGAACCCTGTTTAAGAATGGATGGTGGTCTCGCAGCGCCACCGCGACGTACATAAACAGCAACACCGCGAGCGCGATCGCTGCCATCATGAACAGCATTTTGTCGCGTTTGTTCAGGGACGTGACGGGCGACGAGGAATACGCAGTGAACAGTTTGCGGGACGCGAACCGGCTGATAATTATAGACACCGACACGGGCACGCGCAGGCTGCTGGAACACGTCAGCAACTTTCGGCGGTTCTTAAACACAATCAGGAGCGACGCGGCCGGCGCGTGCGCGCGGCACCAGCGCGCCGCGCGGCACGATGACGAGGAGGAGGCGCCGCCGGCGGCGCGCGTGTCTTTTGCGGGGCATTCGTTGGTGCTGGAAAACAACGACTTTTGCGTGTTTGTCAAGCCGTTTTTATTGAAAAGACACTATGACGAAATCAAAAACTACCTCAAGCTAGACCGGTTTTTCAAGAGCGACAACCCGGAGCACACCAACATGTGCGTGCAGGCCGGCGACTACTGTTACTGGCCCAACTGGCCCGCGTCGCAAGCCGTGTCCTTTACCGGCTGGCAGCTGTACTTGTACGTGGAGTTTGGCATCGTTGTGGAATCGACGGTGCCCATTATACACAACCGGCGATTGGGGCCCGTCGACTTGTTTGTGTTCAACCCGCGAACGTTTTTGAACATCGAAATGAACTTGAGCACCAACGAAGCGCCGCCCGTCAAGTTGTTCGTGAACGGCAAGTTTGATTTTGAGAAAAAGGTTGCGGAAAGCGGCAAAGCGGTGGAAAGTTTGTTCGAAATAAAAATGGCCAACGGCGCCACAGCCACGTGCAAAATGATTGCCAATCTGGTCAATTCCAACAAAAACCTTTTTGAGGTCATCCGGGACAACATCAATTTGGAAGAGTGCGTCACCACGCCCAAGTACCGGCACATAATCGACGTGAATCTGACCAAACTGCGCCAGTTTGCCCACGACGGCGCGGTTCTGGCGCCGCCCGTCGAGCGCGCGTTCCGCGCGCCCACCGTGACGACCATTCTTTCCGCCAGCAGCGAGAACGCAGAGGTTATTCAAAGCGAAATAGACGCGGCGTTGGTGAAAGTGCGCGAAGGCATGGTAAAGGTCATGGCGGAGTTTAACCGATCCGACGACCCCGATTTGCTGCAGGCGTACTTTAAAGAAAGCGGGTTTAAAAACTTTCATTTTTTGCTGTTTAACGTGTGGAAGCAGATAACAAAGCGGGACAAGAAGAGCTTTCGCGAAACCGACATGAAGTTGTTTTTTGAGCTGGTTTGCGAAACTCTGTTTGGCAACGACTCGGACGCGCTGGCGACGGCGCTCGTCAAGTGCGAGCCGTTCACGACGCGCGGCGTGGCCACGTTTAACAGCTTGTGCGACCACTGGCACTGTTTCAAGGGCGTTAACCCGTACACCCTGTTGGGCTCCTATTACGGCGCTCACTACTTCATTTATCTAAAGCTGACAAGCAGCGACGCGCACGAGTGCGACGACCCATGGGCCTTCAACTATAAAAACGCGATGGAGTGCAAGGTGCCGCCAAAGGCGTTGGGCGAGGCGTTTTTCATAAAGGTGGAAAATGTGGTCACGCAGGTAACGCTCGTGTTTAACGGCGAGCACTACCAGATTGTCAAGAAAGACGACGAGCTGTACAAGCTGGTGGAGACCAACCCGTACAAGTTGCAAAACATTAAGTTCAACAATTGGAAGTACATGTACCACACCAAATATGGCGTGTACAACGTGGTCACGGACGATTTCTATTCCAACTGCCCCTTCTTGCTGGGCACCACCATGCCGGGCACGTTCAAGCGGCCCGACGACCCGCCCTACCTGCCCGAAGCGGTGTTTGCGCACATGCTCGCCACCAGCGCCGAAGAGCGCGACATTCTGCGCACGTACCACATCGCCAAACTGTGCCGGGACGTGAAGATGGTGAAGGTGAATTTGGGCACGGTCAACTTGCTGGGCGACTGCGCGCCGTGCAAACTGGACGCGCGACTGCGGCTCAACGACCTGTTCCGGGAACTGTGGAATTTGGACGACGACAGTCTTGTGACGTTGGCGTTGTACGTGAACAAGCTTCGAGTGGAGGACATTGTGCACAATTTCAAGTGCGGCGCGTGCCGCGCCAGCGTCCAAGAGCGCAAGTGCAGGTGCGTCCAAAAAATTAAAATAAATCGCCAGGCGCTCAAAACGTGCCTGATCTTCGATTTGTTTGTCGGCGACCCCGAACTGACGCAGCTAATGTGGATGTTGATTTTTGCCACCAACAAGTTGTACATTAACACCGCTTTGATTGTAACGACCAGCAAACTGGTCGCGCAACATGCGCATTTTTTTACGAAGGAACACATTAAAATTGCCGCGATCCTGCACCGCGATTTGCACAAAATCGAATTTGTGGACACGCTGATGGCCGACGTGTGCAACCACGACGCGTTTTTGGCCTACCTTCAACACGCCGTGGCAAACGAGCCCGCCGCGGCGCCCGCCGCCGACAACGCCGTGGCCAAGTTTTATGCGCACTACGCCAACGCGGCCAACATTTTGCACAAGTACAAAAACCTGTGGTGGGACAAGATTATTCTAGCGCGCGACTCGGACACGCTGTCCAGCTGGTTGACGCGCTTCTACCTGCGCGTGATTTTGTCAAAAATGGACGTGCAAAACTACCCCGTGGCGTACCTGACGCAGGTTGTGGAGGGCTACCTGTACTTCAAGCGCTACACCAACTTTAACCACGCCAGCTCGTACATGCTAATGCACTTTGCGGCCAGCCTGTCGGTGCCCACGGACTACGGGCGCAAAGCGGTGTACCTGCCGGGCGTACCGCTGTCTGGCAAGTCGACGTTTTTCGAGCTGCTCGATTTTTTGGTGCTGATGCACAAGTTTGACGACGACACGCACACGGGCGCGTCCAAGGAAACTAGCGACAAGGAAGTGAGCAATCTCAATTCGGAGGTGTACACAATTAACGAGCTGAAAAAGTGCAGCGAGAGTTTTTTCAAAAAGCACGCCGACTCAAGCAAAAGCGACTCAAAGAGCCGCAAGTACCAGGGGCTGCTCAAATACGAGGCCAACTACAAAATGTTGATCGTGAACAACAACCCACTGTACGTGGACGACTACGACGACGGCGTTCAGAACCGGTTTCTGATTGTGTACACGGACCACAAGTTTTTGCCGCACGTGCGGTTTTCGGGCTCCGTGTACCACCACATTTTGACCAAGCAGTACCCGCAGGAGCCCATGGTGGTGGACGCGCTCAAGGACTCGGTGCGCGTGTTTTTGGCGCACGTCGTGCGCTACCAGCGCGAGCCGCAAACGGGCTTGGTGCCGTACAAGACGCTGTTAGACAGCGACCCCGTGCACCAGCACAATCTGACGCGCCTCAGCGTCAACAACAGCCCCATGTACGCGGTCATATACATATTGAACATCAAGACGGCGCCGCGCAGCGCCAACACGTTTGTCACTGAGGAAAAAATGCAGGAGATGATTGGATACGCGACGCTTCACCTCAAATCGTTTTTGCACCCCTCGTTCACGCAGTACAACGCGGCCAAGAACATCAACGCCGGCACCGCCAGGAGTTTTGTGTTTGACGAAAAGATTTTGTTGCAACAAATAAAAGACAAGTTCAAAAACAACTACGACGAACGCGGTTGCAAGTTTAATAATTTGACAATGGCGCTCAACAAGTTGGACATAAACATTAACGTGCCCCAGTTTAAATGCTAGTGCGTAACACAATAAAAAGAATAGCCATTATTTTTGTTTCATTTACAACTCCCTGTACGACTTGTGGTTTTTGAGGAACGCCGTGTGCTCAGCGTTCACCACGGTAAACCCGTTCTCCAACAAAAGCTGCTGCGCCGCCGAATTGCGCGTGTACACTAGCGTGCAAGCGGACGGCGGCAGTCGCGCAAATACGCGCTCGGACAGCGGCGCTGCGTTGGCGTCCACCAGACACACGTGCAGGCCGTCGACGGTGAAGCACAACATGTTGTCCTCCTTGGTCATTTTAGCCGGCGGCAGTCCTTTGACGACTATAAACATGTTTTTGTACTCCTTCACGTCAAAATTGGCGGTCGTGCGCGTGACGGTCACGTCGTTGGACGCGCCCGGCGCGTTGGGCGAGCGCACGCCTTGGTCGTAAACGGTGCCAATGAACAAAGAGTTGGCACCAACGCGCGCGTTGCCCTGCTTTTCAATGTCGTCCATGGACATGGGCTTCTCCGCCACGTACACCTGGCTGACCTTGTTGTCGCCGTGCGCCACTCGCATGTACGTCATCTTGTTGTTGCCGAGTTTCACGTTGAGCTGCTCCGTTTGCGGGTCCACCTGCACCGAATCGCTGCTTTGCGCGAGGCTGGGCGAAGATTCGGTGAGGGAGTTGAGATTAAGTTTGCCGTTGTACCACAAGTAGAATAAAAAAACCAGCAAAATCAGCAAGATCAGGGCGCCCCACATGTTGCTATTGCACGATGTCGATTGCTATCAGGTGTAGGCCGTGCAAATGTTTCAAAAGTACACTTAAATTATCGTTTTCCCAACCGGGCGGCACTAGCACCGCGACGCGGCTGCCGAGCCCGAACACCTCAAACGCGCCCGTGATAAACTGTTCGCAGTAGTGCAGCACGTTGCTCCCGAACGCGGACTCGTCCGCCAGTTGCACATACGTCTTATACATGACCATCAGGTCAAACAAAACGTGGTGCTTGTTGTAGGCGCCGTCGCTTTTGAGCACCATGTGCTTGTACAGTTTTTTCATGAATAAGGCCTGTTCCTGTTTGAGCTCGGCGAAACACGCCAGCTTGTCGCACGACGCGTCCGTGAGACACTCTGTGATATTTTCAAAGTAGATCATCGGCTCGTCGGCGTCCGCGTCACCGACGCTCAGCGCGACCGACGGCGGCACCGGACACAAATACAGCCGCACCTCCTTAACCGCCATGATCCCGCTGACGCCCTTGTTTTCGAGGTACAAAGACAGCTACTTGTTGTACGCCTTTCGTCTAATTGACCTGTTGCGCGCGTCCAAATCGGCGCACCTGACCAGGCTGTTGTCTTTACAAGCGACTTATTTATACCATTTTGCGTGCCTGATCAAATACAAGGACGTGCAAAAATACGAAGTGCAGCAGCTCATTGAGTGGGCCGCCAGCGCGCCCCCCGATATTGACCTGCAGCAATTTCGCGTGGAGTTTATGGACAACACCGCCGAACTGAATCTGCGATCGTGCCAGCCCAAAAGTTTTATGTACACGTTCACTACAATTTGGGACACGATCCACTTTTTGAGCTTGATTATCGACGACATGGTGGCTACGCGCGAAAAAAGCAGTCTGGATTTTGTGGCGCAGCAATTAAAAACCATGAAAGTGCTATTTTACAATATTTTTTTTATTTTGCAATGCGCCATGTGCCGCGATCACTACATGAACGTGAAAGGCTACATTATCTATCACATTGAGCGCATTGACGTGGCGCTGGAAAAGGAGCGCTACGGCGCGCCCATAACGTTCAGCGAATCCTACTGCGAAGAAACGATTGAGAACGCGCGGCAAGACACTCAGGATCTGGAGGGGCCGCCGACGAAACGGGCCAGATTGGCGGACACGCTTGAGCACGCCGACTCGACTACGGCGGCAAACGTACTAATGAGAAATTTGATGGCCTATGTAAGCATGACGTTTCACAATCACATAAACGACTACAAATGGATTCAGCGAAACCAAAAACCTCCTCTCCACCAGGAACGCATGACTTGGGTTCGATATAAAAAAGCTTTGAATTTATAAAAATTTATTAAGAATGGTATTTTTGTTTACATTGTTAAACTATATAATAATTATTTTATTAACGTTATGGCTGTTAACAAGTTTAAAACAAAACATCGAAACAAAGCCACCTTTGCCCTCGCCGACGCCGACGCCAACGCCATCGCCGACGCCGACGCCAACGCCATCGCCGACGCCGACGCCAACGCCGACGCCAACGCCGACGCCAACGCCGACGCCATCGCCGACGCCGACGCCAGCGCTATCACCAACGCCGACGCCATCGCCGACGCTATCACCAACGCCATCACCAACGCCGACGCCATCGCCGACGCCATCGCCGACGCCATCACCAACGCCGACGCCATCGCCGACGCCATCACCAACGCCGACGCCATCGCCGACGCCATCACCAACGCCGACGCCATCACCAACGCCGACGCCATCGCCGACGCCATCACCAACGCCATCACCAACGCCGACGCCATCGCCGACGCCATCACCAACACCGACGCCATCGCCGACGCCATCACCAACGCCGACGCCATCGCCGACGCCATCGCCGACGCCGCCGCCATCGCCGACGCCGCCGCCATCGCCGTCGCCGTTAGGCGACCCAATGTACTTTCCGTCCAGTGTTGGAACCACTGACCAACTGCGTGACTACATTAGACCGCTGTGCAACGGTTGGCCGAGGCCGCGCGAAACGTACGCGGTGCCGTGGGACTGTCAGAGGGTGATGCACTGCAGCTATTTTAGCCTGCCCTTGCACGAAGTAACGTGCAATGACGACAGCGCGTACTCGTTCACGGCCGACGGCTGCGTGCCGCATTACCAATCTGACTGCCCCTTCTACCCACTCAACACACTTTAGAGGGCACTATTCGATCGGGCCGGCACTTGAGCACGTTTATCGCATTGTCCGTAATAGCGCACTCGTACACCGCCCCGTGTTTTAGCTGCAAATCCGCCACGACGGTTTTGCCGAGCAGCGGTCCGTCAATGGAGTGTAACGCGCCGCTGGGCGCGTCGTACTCCAGCTCGACGGTGGGCAACCATTTGTATTTTGCGTACTGCAGCTGCTCGTCGAGAACAATGTAGCCGTCAATCGGGATCGTGGTGTAGTGCGTGGGCGCCAACGGCGGGTCGAAAAACTGTTGAAAGCGCAGCTCGCCCAGCCCCGGCCATGGCACGCTGCCGACAGCGCAGTGCAGCCGATTGAGGCACTCCACGGCCACATCTGCGTTTATTGGGTACGCGTCGTGCAGATTGCACTCGTATTGCGTGCGGTTATTGTATTTGTAGCGAAACACTTGCAGCAAATCGGTGACAAAAATTTTGTCCGCCACCACCTCACACTGAAACGTGACGACGTTGTTGAGGCCGAAGGGGCTGCTTATGCAGGCGGCGTGCAACTGCATGTCGTCCGTTTGCACCAGGCAGTACCCGCGCCTGAACGCGCCGCGGCCGCGCACGCCGTCTAGTTTGAAAGCCCACTTTTTGACGCCCGTGCTGTCCGGCGCCTGCGCGCCGTAGGCGATGCGCTGTTCGCGCGTAAACCGGCGCGGCGTCGCGCTGTCCAGAAGCGTGGTGTAGGGCAGGCACGGCGCGATGTTGTGATGGTCGGCAAGGGTCTCCATCTGCACGACCAGCTCGCAAAACGCGTCCAAGCTGGCGGCGGCGGGCGCCGCGCCCTCGAACTCCAGCTCTAGGCGAACACGCGCCAGCACGGCGTCGCTGCCCAACTGCAGGTTTTGCGAGGGGCGCGCACAATCCACGCCGAGCAGCGCGGTTTTTAGCGCGGCAATCTTGTGCGCCGCGGTGCTCTCGTACCGGTCCGCCGGGCCGCTTTGCATGTACACATGTTCGAATTTAACGTCGACGCCGTCCAGCTTGTACACGGTCGTTTCGATGAGCGACGCAATGTGTCGCGAAACGCGGTCGTGCGGGACCGCCGTTTCGCGGTTTTCGCGCCGCACCAACGGCACCAGCGCGTTGCTCGAACGCAACCAATGCACAAACCGCTCGTCGCGCAGGTTGGTTTTGTGCACGCTGACCGCGCTGTCGGCGGTCTGGCGCGTGCGCACGTTGTTAGCGTCGTACAGGTCGGTGTAGCGCTCTGCCGGCGCAGCGCACCGTTTCTTTATATAAGAATCTAAAATTAGATACAAGAGGTCTTGGCTAAAATTGATTGTATAAGAGATTTCTTGCTCTATCAAAACGTCGGCCCCCATCGCCGCAGAAAATGGCGCTCGTGTCACCCGGGGTGTCGTCGCGACGGTCGACCAACCACTGCATCTTTGGCGCGATTGAACCGTTCGACTCGTGCGTCACGTACAGGTCGCCATGCTCGTCGGACGCGTCGGTGGACGACGGCTGGTTCATCTGCGACTACCACCTGAAGTTGCGCTTCAAAATGTCCAAAATGGTGCTGCCCATTTACGACGAAGACGACAACCAGTACAAGCGCACCATAGCGCGGCATTTGGTGGGGCACAAAGAAAGGGGCGTAAAGCGCATTCTGGTGCCCACCAGAGCCAACTACATGACCGTGTTCAATTTGCCGGGCATGATGCTGGCCGAGCAGCTGATTTTTCATTTGATCTACGACAACCGTTTGGAAGTCAATCGCATTTGCGCCTCGTTGAAAAACAACGAAAACTTCATTGACAACACGTACAGCGTTGTGGAGAGCGTGTACAGCGCGACGCGCAACATTCTGTCGCTCACAGACCCGCAAGCGTACTGCTCGCGCGTGGCCAACGACGACGTGCGCTTTTTCGACGCGAACGTAGTCGACAACAACTACCAGGCGGGCAACGGCGACACCGTGTTTAACAACATGCCCGGGTTTTTGCGCAACCTAATCAGGCGCGCCGTGGCGCCCGAAACGCTGCAGATCGACAGCGAAGACCTGCGCCTGCGAAACTGCAACACCTGTGTGATTAACAACACCGGCTTGGTAGCAACCGTGACAAACACCGAGCTGTACAACCCGGTGCGCAGCTCGGACATCATTAAAACGCGGCCCAATCGCTTGCAGATTAGAAACGTTTTGAAGTTTGAGGGCGACACACGCGCGTTGGAGCGCACCTTGGGCCGCTACGAGGAATACCCCATGTACGTGCCCTTGTTTTTGGGCTACCAGCTGGTCAACCTGCAAAACGACATTTTGCGCGCCAACAACTTTTTACCCGCGCCGTTTGGCGTGCCGCAGGCCGTAAACAACCTGGAGGCCCAAGCGCCCGCAGCGCCCGCACCCGCAGCGCCCGCGCCCGCGCCCGCAGCGCCCGTTGTTTAATTCCGTTGCCATGGACACGGTGAGGCTGCAGTGCCACATTTGCTGCTCGGTGGGCGAAATCAAAAATTATTTTTTGCAGCCCGTCGACGCAATCACCATTTTGCCCATTGTGGAGCTGCACACGTGCCGGCACCAATTGTGCGTCATGTGCGTGCGCAAAATTGCGCAGCGCGGCCGAGACAAGCGCGTCGAGTGCCCCATGTGCCGCCGCAAAAACGCGCACTTTAACGTGTACAGCGTGAACCGTAATTCGGTGGATGTGTTGCGCTGCAGCGTGGCCGACGTGCGCGAGCACGGGCGCTTTGGCGGATTGGCGGACGCCGCGTCGCTGGCTCGTGGGCTGTTTGAGCCCAGCTTGCTTGAAGCCGAGCCCGCGCCGGACAACTCGTTTGGCCCAAACGAGTTACAACTTGTGCTAAAACGTCTAAAGGCGCAAATTGAGGCGCAAACAAGAACTAATTATGATTTGCAACTGCAAGCAACTGCTTTGGAGCGAACAATCGAAGAAGCAAACGACCGCTTGGGTAAAAGCCGCGGCGACTACAGCGACGCGTGCAAGCTGATGGACGAGCTTCGCGGCGACAGGCTGCGCGCGGAGCGCGCGGTCAAGGCGCTCGCCGACGCGCACGCCCAGTGGGCGGACAAGAACGCCAAAATGCGGCGCGAGAACGACAGGTTGACAAATGAAAACATTGGTTTGATTCGGGACAACAATTTATTTAAACAAAACACTGCACGCAAACGTAAAATCGCTCCGTAACCGCCTTTGTTTGCGCGTCAAAGTCCACCTCGTAGACGTGTCGCTCGTTTACGCTGCCGCAGCGGTCCCAGTTGTCCGTCGTGCACCACGCCGCATTGTGTCGGCGGCACAAATACAGCGCTTCGTTGAATTGCGCCGGCGGCAGATTGAAGCGGCCGAGCTCGCGCTTGATGTCCGCCACGCCTTTAAACCGCTTGTATTGCTTTGCGGCGCACTTGTTGGCGACACTGCAGGCGACGCGTCGCAGCGGTTCTTGGGGCCGCAGCCCCAACGCTTTGAAAAAGCACAATTTGCTGTCTTGGTCAACGGAGCGCGTCCGCATTGTGAATTGCGAGCTGCGCAAAACCGGTTTGATTAAATACCATGCTGTGAAAGTTTGACAACACGAATATTGGATTTGGACACAATGGCGCATTGTTGGATACGTTTAATAACTACGGTCTGGCGAGTTTGCGCGCAATATTAGTTTGCTTTCAAATGTAACAGTAAATAAAATATGTTATGAGCGTTTATTAAACGATTATATTAATATTGTGTTTCATTATAATAAATATTAGGGTCTTGTTCGAATTTGCCCCAGCCAATGCGCGTACCAAAGTGCGCGCTGGCGGCAGTTTCTGTAATGCCCAACGCGGCCGCGCTGAGGCCGCCCAGCCACAGCAACACCAAACGCACGACGAGTAAAATTTGCATTTCAAAGCGCAGATAAACTGTGCACAAACGCGCTTTTCACATCAATTTATACACAGTACCATTGCGTCAGCGTTTGAACTTGCGTCATTTAGTGACGCCACCGCACCGCTAAAATGGCATTTGCTTTACCACAACGATTGTTCTCGAAAGCGGGGCCGGCGCTGACGCACCGCTAAAAATAGCACTCGCTTTACCAGAACGATTGTTCTCGAAAGCGGGTCGGCGCTGGCGCACCGCTAAAAATAGCACTCGCTTTACCAGAACGATTATTCTCGAAAAACAGAGCCGGCGCTGACGCACCGCTAAAAATAGCACTCGCTTTACCAGAACGATTGTTCTTGAAAGAGGGGCTGGCGTTGACGCGTGGCCAAATATATTTCATAATTATTTTTGCATGTTGTCCAAATAGTACAGTTTATCGGGTTCCGCATTGCACGCAAACGCGGCGCCGTCGTACAAATGTTCGGGGCAGGCCATGTAGCGCCCGTCTTTTACGTGCACATGCTTGTTATAACGAACGCCATCGTCCGATTGCGTTTGCAAGTTGTTGAACGTGTAAGTGGGCACGGGCTCTTTTATTACGGTCACATTATTGCCGTCAAACACGGACCGACAGCCAACGCCGTTTCCCATGTACGCGTACGCGTTTAGCACAAAGTGCAAGTCTTTGGCCGGCTCGCAGCCGGGATCGACCTCGACAGCGGCGCGCAATTGCTGCAGCGCGTCGATTATCACGTCGTTTTCCGCGTGGCAACTAGTCAATTTGAAGGTGGGCAGTTCATAATAGCAAGAATAAAACAACTCCTTTTTGTCCAAAATTAGCGGCGACGGCTCGGGCGCCGGCGGCGCTTCGGGCTGTGTCGGCGGCGCCTCGGGCGCCCAGTGGTCGCCGTCGCCGCCCGGCTCGCTGCGCCAAACCCTGTCCGCAAACGGGTCAAACAGCGCATTTGTAGGCCCGATTTTGTTGTCGGCCGGCTGCGGCGCAAAGGGGTCAAACGTTGGCACGGAAATCGTAGAGTTTTTTAAATGTGTATTTTCTGCATATACTACTATATTTGGAGGGCGTTTTACGAAAGTGTAGTTGTATTTGGGAGACGCTGTAGTATATTTCCGTGCCAGTGTAGTATATTTTTGGTAAATCGTAGTGTATAGCTCGGCGCAAATGTCTGCCTGTAGTATATTGGCCAATATACGGCGCTCAAAATGATCGCTATTTACGATTTTTAATGGGCTTTCGTAGGATATTGCGCAAAATTGCTTGTAATCCGCGTCCGATCCGGTCAAATCGTCGCGAAACACACTCAAAAACGCGCCGTCGCCAAATTCAATGGTTCGCAGCAGGTCGCCGCCCGATTCCGTGCAAACGTTAGCGCGACGCGCGTCCATGACGTCAAACAATCGCGCGCCAAAGCAGTCAATGGACTCGGCGGTGAGCGGGCTGAGGCCGACGGCGTCCACCTCGCGCGCCAACAGCACGTTTTGACCAAACGCAGTGTCCGGGTCAGCGCCCGTTGTCAGGTCCGCCATCATAGTCGCAAGACCCACCACGGACGTTTGCATGTCCACTTTATAATCGTTGGGTAGGTTTTCGACGGGAAACGCATCGCTCAACACGCGCACGTTGTTTAGCGTGGCCGGCGCGCAAACGCCGGCGTCAAGCACTTCGCGTGGAAATTGCGCGCCCAACGTAAACTTGTTTACAAACAATTTATTTTCCAACACGTTGCCGGTGTCGCATTCGATCTCAGAAATGACATTGTAGTTGTCGCAAATCGTTTGTCCGCTGACGTATTCGAACGTGTCGTCGGTGTGCGTGTGCATTAACCGGCCCGTGCCGTCGGGCAAGTCGGCACAGCGCGCGTCGCCCGAACAAGCGTACTGGCCGTCGGCGCCGCGCACGCGATTAATGCACGTGATTAGCTGCGCCTCGCGATCGTTGAGGCATTTGAAAAACTGCGCGTCGCCAATGTCGGCCGTAATGTACGTGTGGCCCGCGCCGTTGAACGCGCAGGGGTGCGTTTGCACGCAAGTCATAAGCGCGCGGTCAAAGACCTGCTGGTCGGGGCAGCGCGCCACCACGTGCTTGCCCCCGCGGCACTCCACAAACTCGTTGACGCGCAGTGTTTCGGGAAAATAGGCCAACACAAACCCGTCCGGCCGGCCCTCGCACAGCTCGTTGACTCGACACTCGCCGGACGCGGCGTCAAACGTGTAGTTGTCGGGGCACTCGCGCACCGCGTGCGACCCGTCCGCCAGGCAGCGCAAATACAGCGTGGGATGGTGCAGGTGTTCGCCGGCAGAATAGTCCTTGTCCGAAGGCTGGTTGTGCACCAGCGTGTCGAGCAACCGCTCGTCCATGGGATAGCGGCCGGGCGCGCGGCCGGCGCACGGGTCCACGGGCACGCATTTTAGCTGGTCATAGTCAAAGCGGAAGTGTTGCGGGCAGCGCAGCTTTACGTCGCCCGCGTCGCCCGTCACCACAAACGCGTCGGGCTCGGCGGCCAGCGGCGCCACGCGGTGCGCGACCGCCGCCGCCGCGGCGGCAAACCGCTGCTCCAGAAAATCAAAAACTTCCACCGTGTCGTCGTGCACGGTTTCGTGGTAGGTGCTCAGGTCGTCGGTCTTAAACCAGCTGACAATGTACGTGTGGTCGTACACGTCAGATACGTGGCCCAACACGTCCGGCGTCGGTTTGTCGGCGTTGGTGCGTTTGGCGTATTCAGTCAACACCTGCAGCCGCTTGGAAAAGGTCGTTTCGTCAAATTCGAAAAATATTGTGTAATAGATAAGCGTAAAAATTGTGATTAAAATAATGGCCAACACGAGCAGCACCACGTCGGACATTGTTGTCAGAGCGCGCGTTTTGATTGCGGACGACGAGGGAACGCTGTTGGAGTTTGAGGCCGAAAACGAGCACTGCTTAATGAGGGGCGCGCACGAGGTGCGCGTGATTGCCTCGCCGGAACTGGACGCGCTGCACAACGGGCCTTACAATGAAATTGCGCTCGGCGACTACACGTTTCACTTTAATCTGGTGGCCGCAAACCGCTTTGGCGCGCAGGTCATGCTGTTTGCCAAACGGGACGACATAAAGGTGTCCGGCGCCGTGTTCAGGCTGAAGGTGTGGAATAGTAAGAAGCGCGCCGTGGCGCCGCCGCATCATGAACCCGAACCCGTTCCTGCCGAGGAAGGCGCTGTCGCCGACCGCGCTGAACCAGAATCTGGCGACGCACCGCCGTCGCCCAAAAAGCAAAAACTGGACGAGCGTGAACAAGATTAAATACGACAGCGAGCTATTACTGCAGTACTTGTACGAGGGGTTTGGCGCCGACAGACCGTACAGCGACATCAATGTGATCAAGGTGTACAAGGTGAAGGTGAAGAAGACGGGCGCGTCGATCCTGGCCCACTACTTTGCGCACGTGTCCACCTCCACCGGCTACGAGTTTGAGTTCCACCCGGGCAGTCAGCCGCGCACGTTCCAAACGGTGCACACCGACGGGCTCATCATCAAGGTGCACATAATGTGCGACGCGTGCTGCAAGGCGGAGCTCCGCAGATATATCGAGGGCGAAAACGGCTTCAACGTGGCGTTTCGCAACTGCGAGAGCATCCTGTGCCGGCGCGTCAGCTTTCAGACGCTGTTGCTGGGCTCCGTCATCTTGCTGCTGCTGTTCAACGTGGAAAACTTTTCGGCGCTTAACCTGCTTGTGATTTTGCTCATATTGCTGGCGCTGTTCTGCCACAACAATTATATAATAAGTAACCCGCACGTTGTATTTTGCAATCATAAGAACGCATTAAAAAACCATGAATGAGCGCGACGGCTTTTATTTGACCCCCTCGCAGTCGGGCCACCCGTTTGCGCCCACCAGCGCAACTTTGACCAGTTCGCAAAGCGGCTACCCGACCGCGGTGTCCACCACGCTGTCCCGCGCAGACAGCCGCAGCAACACGGCGCTGGCCAAGGCGGGCGACGTGGGCGAAGCGATCTGGTACAACAAGTGCACCGATTACGTGCACAAGATCATCCGCTATTACCGGTGCAACGACATGTCGGAGCTGACGCCGCTCATGATCCAGTTTATCAACACCATTCGCGACATGTGCATTGACAGCAACCCCGTGAGCGCGAACATAATCAAGCGCGCGCAGAGCGACGACGACATTGTGCGCCATTTGATTGGGCTGCAGAAAGAGCTGCGCCAAAACAGCGTGGCCGAGGCAATCGGGTCGGACTTTAACATCTTTCAGCCGTCGTTTGTGCTCAACTCGCTGCCGGCGTACGCGCAAAAGTTTTACAACGGCGGCGCCAACACGCTGGGCAAGGACGCGCTCAACGAGGCGGCCAAGCAGCTCAGCCTCGCCGTGCAGTACATGGTGTCGGAGGCGGTCACGTGCAGCATTCCCATCCCGCTGCCGTTCGACCAGCAGCTGGCCAACAATTACGTAACGCTGTTGCTCAAGCGCGCCACGCTGCCCGACAACATGCAAGAGGCCGTCAAGTCGCGCAGCTTTGTGCACATCAACATGATTAACGACCTCATCAACGCGGTTATCGAAGATCTGTTTGCCGGCGGCGGCACCTATTACTACTACGTGCTCAACGAAAAAAACCGCGCGCGCGTGGTGGGGCTGAAAGAGAACGTAGGATTCCTGGCGCCGATATCCGCGTCGGCGGACATCTTCAACTACATTGCGCAGCTGGCCACGCAGCAAGGCAAGCGGCCCGACATGTTTGAGAACGCGGCGTTTCTTACGGCGGCCGCCCACGCCATCAACTCGCCGGCCGCGCATTTGACGCAGAGCGCGTGCCAGAAGAGCTTGTCCCAGTTGGCGGCGCAGTGCGAAACGCTCACCCGGTTTGTGTTCATGATCATGAACCACAACACGGTCCCGACGACACGCGGCTAGCCATGAGTTTGTATCGCAGCAAGGTGTGGTGCGTGTACATTGTGCGACGCGACGACGGCCAGCTGTACACGGGCATCACGAGCGACCTGAGCCGGCGGCTGGGCGAGCACGCGCGCGGCGTCGGCGCGCGGTGCCTGCGCGGCGCCAAGCGCTTGCAGCTGCTCTACTGCAGCGCCAGCGCGTACGATCACAAGACCGCGGCCCAAATGGAATACCATCTTAAGCGTAAACGCGGCAAATATTTCAAGCTGCGCCTGATCAAAGCGCAGCCGCGGTTTCTGCACCAATACCTGTCGGCCGACAAGCCGTTGCGATGAACCTGGACGTGCCCTATTATCGGTTGGGCGCCCACGAGCGCGTGGAGTACATTCCGCTCAAGCTGGCGCTCAACGACGACGCGCCGCCGCCCGCCGCGCACGAATACGCCGAGGCCCGCGCGGCGGGCGGCGAGGCGGCGCCGCCCGCGGAACAGTGGTCGGCCGGCGTGATCGTGCTGATCGGGCTGGTCGCGTTTGTGGCCCTGTTTTTGTTGCTGTATGTAATCTATTATTTTGTAATACTAAGAGATCAACCACAATATTCCGACGATATTGACAACGATCCCCCCTTTGCGTTTAACAAATTCGACTAACATGGACGGGCTGGGCGTCCGCAACGAGACCACCTTCAACGACTGGAAGGCGCGCATCCAGTCGGCGTCGAGGTTCGAGCACGTGTTCGACCTGGCCACCGACCGCCAGCGGTGCACGCCGGACGAGGTAAAAAACGACAGCTTGTGGAGCAAATACATGTTCCCCAAGCCGTTTGCGCCCACCACGCTTAAGAGCTACAAGTCGCGCCTCATCAAGATCATCTTTAGCCTCGTCGAGGAGGCGGACTTGCAAAACCCGGCCTACGACTTGGACAGGGAGTTTGACTCGGTCGAATTCCAGCATTTGCTGGTGAGCCCCAAGGAGCTGTGCAAGCGCATGCTGGAGCTGCGCTCCGTGACCAAAGAAACGCTGCAGCTCACCATCAACTTTTACACCAACGCCATGAACCTGCCCGAGTTTAAAATTCCGCGCATGGTCATGCTGCCGCGCGACAAGGAGCTCAAAACAATTCGTGAGAAAGAAAAAAACTTTATGCTGAAAAACGCCATCGACACCATCCTCAACTTTATCGATTCCAAAATCAAACTAATGAACAGCGACTACGTGCACGACCGCGGCCTAATTCGCGGCGCCATCGTGTTTTGCATAATGCTGGGCACGGGCATGCGCATCAACGAGGCGCGACAGCTGAGCGTCGACGACCTTAACGTGCTCATCAAAAAGGGCAAGCTGCGCAGCGACACAATCGGGCTCAAGCGCAAGCGCAGCCGCAAAAACACGCTCAACAACATCAAAACCAAGCCGCTGGAGCTGGCGCGCGAGATCTACGCGCGCAACCCCACCGTGTTGCAGATTTCCAAAAACACCTCGACGCCGTTCAAGGATTTTCGGCGGCTGCTGGACGAGGCGGGCGTGGAGATGGAACGCCCGCGCAGCAACATGATAAGACACTATTTGAGCAGCAATCTGTACAACAGCGGCGTGCCGTTGCAGAAGGTGGCGCGCTTGATGAACCACGAGTCGCCGGCCAGCACCAAGCCGTATTTGAACAAGTACAACTTTGACGAAAGCAGCAGCGACGAGGAGTCGGGCGGCAACAACCGCGACTCGTCCACCGGCTCGTCGGCCAATTCCTCCTCGCTGTACTACCAAACTGGAGATTAGTAAGGGCCAAAATGCATTTGTACTTGTTGCTGGGCGCGCTGGCCGTGTTCAGCCTGGTGTACGACAAGAAGGAAAACGGCATCGTGTTTTACTTTCTCATTCTGGTGCTGGTGTTTGTGCTGATCAGTCCGGCGTTTATAAGCAAGAATACCGAATCGGCCGCAAACGACCTGCCCAGCCATAAAGCTAAGAGCGTGCGCAAGAAGCTGGAAATTGAACAGGCGCTGGACGCGATTCTTAACAAAAACACTAGCTCCTTGGACTGACGACATGGCCGGCGGCCTGAGGGGGTTCGTTGCCGAGCTGAAAAAGTCGACGGAGTTTGTCGCCAAGGTGATTTTTGTCAAGGCGCGCCTTTCCGACTGGCTTAACAGCCAAGTGTACCCGGACGAGCGGTTTTCGGCCAAGTGGCGCGGCGTGCTGAAAATGTTCGTCGACGGACAGCTGGACGAGGAGTCCGTCTATTGTCTGGTGAACACAATAGACCCCTCCAAGCTGCTGACCGTTGGCCAAATCAACTACCTTGCGCGCGCTTTTCGCAACAACCGCAAAATGATGAGCATCACGCAAAAATTTGTGGACGGCTACAGGTTGTCGGACGACGACATCAGCGAGCTGTCCAATTATTTGGTGGCCCAAGTGGAGGAGGTGTACCAGTTATAAGAGCATTTAACATGAGCGACGCCGGCGAAGCGCCCGCCGTCGCCGCGACCGACAAACCGCATCGGCGAACGCTGCGCGCCGCGCAAGACGATTACACGGTGGACGGTCTTCGGCTGAAACCCGCGTACGTCGAATACTACAGGCAGTTGCAAGAAATCGTGGAGCTGGCCGTAATCACGCTCAGCAAACAGTTGGACATCAGGGAGGTGCAGGAGGTGTACTCGTTGGCTCGCCAGTTGTACGAAATATTGCGCGGGCAGTTTGTGGACGAGCCGTTTAAATTGTGGCTGGAAACCAACGCCTCGCGGCTGGCCGCCGACGCCGAATTCAAAAAGAGCATGCACAAGATTTTGCAGGACCAGCTGCAAACGCTTACCGCTAAAACCAACACATTTAAAAACGCGGTGCTCAACGTGCTCAACAACGAATTGAGCACCGACGCCAATTTGTACGACACAAGCGCGGGGTACATTAAGCCCAATTGCATCGTGACCACGTTCACGTGTTGCGACCTAACGTTTGAGCCATGACGCCCCAAGCAGCGTTGCTAGATGTGCAAAGTGAAGCGCTCCATCTGGCTTCGGAAGTCAATGCGTTTTTGACGACGCCCAACAGCACAGACTTCGAGTTGATACTAACAAAGCTGTCATTTCGTGCAAGGGCAATATCGTTTGACGAGGTTGCGGAACCGCGCAGGTCGTTCTACGAATCTTTGAAATTAAACTGCATTGTTTGTATAAATGTATTAATTGATATAGTTTTATTAAAAATAAACATGTAAATACAACAAACGTATTATTTCACCACATAAATGTAAATAAAATTGCAATTGTTGTTAAACTGCAAGTACCGGTCCCCGTCGTTGTCTTCCGGCGCCACGCATTTGCACAGCAAGGCGGAAACAGTCTTGGACACGCTTTTAGCGAGCTTGAGTTTGTAGTAAGCAAGTAGATTTCCAGGCATACAATACAAAAGGTGTTTATGTCTTATTATTGAGGGATGGTGCTGAGGCGGCTTGCAATCTTGCCGTTGCACACGCAGCAGCGTTTGCAACGTGGCGAGCATTCTGCGCACACAACCAAGTGCCGGCACGGCAAAAAGCAGACCGACTTTTCGTTAACAAAGCACACCTTGCATTCGGACACGGCGGCGTCGAACGGCGCGCTGGGCCGCGGCTCGAGCCGTGGCGGCGGCAAGTCCACCCGCACAACGTTTGCCAACGCGCAAGCGTCCAAGTCGACGTCAAACACGCGACGAAACGCGCAGTCAGCGGCGTGCGCCCGCTGCGCGCCGTCCACCGAAACGCACGTGGTCACGACCTTGCAGCCGGCGCAGCGCAAACGCTTGCCCACGCAATAAAACCCGCGGCGACTCAGCATGTCGACCTCCCTGGCGCGCGACCCAAACTGGCGCCGCGCCCACTTAAAACTGGCGAACGAACGCTTGCGCAAACTCTCGTTGGCCACCAACGCGTTAATGGCCGATACGCAGGTGTCGGAGTACGTGTGGCGCTTTACGCGGCGCGCGTCCACCCTGTCCATCGTCGCGCGGCATCCAATGCATTTGATTAGGTTGTTGTGAAAAAACAACCCGGTCTTTGCCAGGTCCACCTTTTGGGCGTGGTCCAGCGACATGAAGGACATCGTGGCCACGCGCCCCTGCGTGGTCATGATTAAAAAATTGAACCGTTGCAAATCCATGCTTAGTTTTGTAGAGCTTGCGCAGCAGCGCGATGGCGACATCGCGTTGTAAAATTTGCAACGCGTCATGTCGCCGCGCAGGTCTTGTTTGCCACATCTAGGCGCGCCGGTCGACAAACGCGGCGCGCTAAATTGTTCGCGTTTCCGCCGTGACACGGCGCGTGTCGGGCCACGGCGAAAACGCGACCAACACGGTCAGCAGCACCGCGAGGATAAATAGCAGGAAAACGTGCGCCGTGTTGGCATTGATTGTGCGGTCGCTGCGACGGACGGGCCTCTGAAGCGCCGCTCTCATTCTCTCGTTCAAAACAATCAGCTCTTTGCGCTTGACGTTGTACACGATTGGCGTGTTGTAGTCAAAGTTTTCAAGATCGGCCCGCTGGAGCATTGTCCGAAAAGTGTAGTCAAGCGGCGTGTCGCGGGCCACGTTAGCGATCAGTTCTCGCCAAGCCAGCGCGCGGTGATCGGGCGCTACCTCCACCTCGTCGGAACTCAGCACCTGCCAACGCACCGTGTCCCACATGATGGCCGCCAAGCGCGAGCACGCGGACTGCGGCGCCGAGCCGGCGCGCAAAAGGGTGAAGGAAAACTACAAGCGGGTGACGGGCAAGTTGCTCAGCAAAATGACAATTAGTTTGGAGAATCACCTGTACTACACGTTCACGTTTCGTTTGTTGAACGAAAACAAAACCGAGGCGTATTACGGCAACTTGCAGTGCTTCAAGGACTTGGTTGAGCAAGAGTGTTACGACGTCAGCTTAAACTTTGTCAAAACCAAATACAACGAGCGCATCGAGATTAACGAATACAGCAAATGCGACGCGGCCATAGACGAAAACGTGGCCGTTAAACTCTGTTTAACGCGCGCGGATTTTGAAAACGAGGAAATTGTGAACGTGTTGGCCAAACTAAAATGCGTGTTTAAACGTCTTGGCGCCAACAATTACAAGATGGTGTTTGACATCAACATGCAAGACGCGGGCGGCGCAGTTTTTGTGCAGCAAGTGGAATGCTTTGCCAATCTCAAAGTGTTGGCGAGCGCGGCTAAAGCGTTCGTAAAGTCGCCCGATAACTTTAACAGTTTGATGGACTTTTATTATAAAAACACAAACACACTGTTTTACGTGCACGGCGTGAGGTGTCAGCACACAAGCAAGGGCCAAAACGAGTTTTTAAATTGGACGGCCGGGCCGTCCACGAGCCTGGAAACGCCCAGCAACACCGACAACGAAGATTACATAAACCTTGTTCACAGCCATTCCACAAACAACATTAGTCGCGCCAATAAACACTTGAAAAGCATGCAGCTGTCGCTGTTTAAGGCGGAGCAAAAGATCAACGACAACGGAAAACACAGTTTTTCCGTTCAATTCAAAACTTTGGATTCTATGGACGACGACGACGACACAAAATGGCACAAGTGCGTGTACTATGTGGACAGTAATGGCAACAAAGAGGATCCCAACGACACAAACGCGGTGCAAAAGCTGGCCATGGATTTCGACCAACTCGCCACGTGCCTGGCCGACAAGTTGACCAAAGCTACCATTTTTGTGACCGCCGACAACGCCGACGCTAGCACAATGAATTTGCTGGGGCTCCTCAAGCACGACGACGAAGAATGCGAGTACCAATTTCTTTAGAGAGTTGGCGGCGGCAACACGTTCTCTTCGGCCATCGTGCGCGCCAACGATTCGTACACCTCCAGCATTGTCGTTTTCCATTTGAATATGTCTTCTGTAATTGCAGCGTGTTTTGATAATAAAGAGTTTATTTCGCGAATGTTGTTGTTTAATTTGCTCATTTCCTCTAGCGCGCTCGTGCTCGCCATTTGTTTTAACTCGACAAGCTTGGCCTCTTTCAAACTCTTTAGCCTACTTTGAGTCTTGCTAAGCTCGGTTCGAACGTCTTGGATCGCCTGCTTGTCCAACTCGGGCGTGGTTTTTACCAAGTCGTTGATTGCGTCCACGTTGCTCATGTTTTTGTTCAAATCGTCTCGCAAGCTTTTCAACTGTTGCGTGCAAGTTTCGCTTAGTGTAACGTTGTCGTCATACAACGTTTTGTTGGTGCTTTCTAGCTGGGCATTCTCCAGCCCCAGCCGCGAATACTCGTCGACCAGCCGCGACACGGCACTGATGAGCGTAACGTTATCCACCGCGCCAGCCTCTTCCGGTTTGACAATGCGATTGTCGAACGTGCGCAGCATGTTGGCCGGAATTTTGGTAATAATCTGGCTCTTTAAGTCGTTGACCAGGTCGTTGACGTTTGTAAGCGCTGCGAAATTAAGCACGTCGTTGGGCGCCGTGGTTTCGCGCAAAGTGCTGAACCACTGCTCCAGCGCGAGCCGCTGCTCGCTCGCCAGCCCAAACTGCAGATCGTTTAGGTTTTGCGACAGGTCCCGGCCGCCCAAATTGGGGTTCAAAATCCTCGCGTTTTTGTACATAATGTCCAACGCGGTAAGCAAGTAATCGGACTCCTCCTTGTTTATCTCTTGCTTGTCGGTTTCCATGGGGCCCGATTTTTGCTGCTGCACAAGCAGCTGCTCAGTTTTCGCCAATTGCTGTGTCGCGTCCGCAAGCTGTTGCTCCAGACGAGCCCTAATTTCATTGGCGGCAACAAGCTGACCATTTTTTTCGGCAACGGCGCGCCTGGCTTCGTTCAATTGCATGTTGACCGCGGCAAATTGATCACTTCCTTGCGCAAACTCGCGGTTTCTGTTGTCAAGCGTGCTTCGAAGCTCTGCATTTTCTTCCTGTAGCCGTTGTATTGTTGCGCCAAGCCCGTCCTCTTTAGCCCGCAAATTGCGCTCGTACGCTTCGCGCTCGGCGTTAAGCTTGGCGACGTAATCGGCGGCGGCCTGCTGTGTCTTTGTTGCGTACTCGTTGTCTTTCTGTGCCATCACCAGGTTTTGCTCCGCGGTGCGCGCCGTTAATTGCGCTTGCGCGTCGGCCAGCGACGCCGTCAGCCTGGAAACCGTTTCCGCGCCGGCCAAACCGTTTGCCGACGCGTTTTGCAACGCGGCAATTTCGCCCCTCAGGCGCTCGTTTTCAGTGGCCAGCTCGCTTTTCTCGAAGCGCAGCGTCTCCGATTGGGCGGCCAACGGCCTCAGTCGAACAAGCTGCTGATCCAACTCGCGGCTCTTGGCGTCCGCGGCTTCGTAGCGCGCGTTCGCGGCCTGCAAACGCTGCTCCGCCGAATCTCGCATTCCTTGAAGGTCGGCAGTGACGGTGCGCAACGCGCGCATTTCCGCGTGCAGCTGGGCCAACTCGGCGCTGTTTTGCGCCGCGACAGGGATTGCCTCCACGCGCGCATACAGCTCCTCAATCGTGGCCGCTAAAGCCGTCGAATTCGTGTACACAAACTCGGCCCTCATGACGTACACGTAAATTTTGGAAAAAAACCAAAACAGTTTAACAATTACAAGGTGCAGCGCCTCAGCACTGGCCGTCAGGCTTTGCGAGTTTACGTACGTAAACGTTGTGCGGTACACAACCATGTGCGTTTTTTGAAAAAATTGAATAAACGCCGCGACGACGCGACACAGGTCCGGCGCAATTTCGAAACGCAGCGCGGTCTCGTTGGCCACACAGCGCAAAAACTCGTTAAAGTCGTAGTTGGTCAGTCGGTCGACGTTTTGCAGCGCTTCAATTGCGCCGATCAAAAATGCGCTGTTGACGACGCGCGTTTGCAAAATACGCGTCATTGTGCCGATAAACGTGGCAAAATGGCTCCAGGTAATGGTTTGCTGCTGCATGTTTAATTGCAGGGCTTGCAGCTCGCGCACTTCGTCAACCGATAATTCTATTTGCTGCACGAGCGCCAACTGTTGCGGCGGCGGCTGCGGCGGCTGCGGCGGCTGCTGCGGCGGCTGCGGCGGCTGCGGCTGCTGCTGCGGCGGCTGCTGCGGCGGCTGCTGCGGCGGCTGCGGCTGTTGGGGTTGGTCGGGAGGTGGCTGCGGCGGTTGTTGGGGCCAATATTGGCCATAGGGGTAGAAGGGTTGTGGCGGCGGCGGCTGGAACGGCAGCGCGCCGCCCACGTTGTAGTCGTATCGGTAGTTTATGTTGTGCGTGGTGTTGCGGCCCGTCAGGTCGGAAAAAAACTGCACGATTAGCGCCGGCATGGCGTCGGGGTCCAACACCTGCAGGTTGAACCCCGGACGCATCACCACTATAACTTTGTGGATTTCGCGCAAAGCGTGCTCATACCGCTCCAGCGCCTTGATTCGCGCGCTCATGGAATTGATTGTGCTCAGCAAATCGCGCTGCATTTTGGCGAAATGAAAATCCTCACTTACAATCAGCTGCAGGAGGCGTTTCGCGACTACGCGCCGCGCGACTTTGCGGTGTCGCGCGACGACGCGTTTCGCGTGATGCGCATCTACTACAACGAAGGCGGGGGCAATTTGGTGGCGTTTTGCAACGCGCAACTGGGCGGGCGTTTGGCGCAGTTTTACTTTGTCATGAAGATGGACTTGTATTCGTACAAACCGTGCCACAACAGCCACATATTCGCCACGTGCCGCAACCGCTGCTCTAGCTACAACACGTTTGTGGCGCCGGGCGTTAAAAATGTGTACATGGACAAGATCAACGTCATAAAATTCAAACGCAACGGCAGTTCGTTTGGGGAAAAGACCATGGCGCTGGACAAGTTTTTGCACAACGCCAATCGCGTGCACATGCAGACGCCCGTGATTGAAGGCACGTACTTGCGGTTTCGCCGCGCGCAGCGCTGCCGCAACAATTGCGTCGCCGACGACGCGCGCCCGTTCGCGTTGGAGCGCTTTTCGGACGACTTTGAGGTGCTGGACCCCTCCACGCTGACGACCAACATCGCGCCCGTGATGGCGTGCTACGACATTGAAACGCACTCGGACGGGCACAACAGCTCCAAGCCCGAGTGCGACGTCATCATGTGCATTGGCCTGGCCGTGTTCAAGAACGACCGCTTTGAGAAGGTGTGTTTTGTGTACCACAGCGAGGCCGTTGAGATCCCGCAAGCTAGCGACGACACCTACGTGGTGGTGTTTAACAACGAAAACCACATGATAACGGCGTTTTTTGAATTTTTGAAAACCGTCAACCCCGACGTTATTTTGGACTACAACGGCGACGTGTTTGACTTGCCGTACATTCGCGGCCGCCTTAAAGGCGACAAGCCGCTGCTGCGGCGGTACGACCTGCCGGCTATGCAGCCAAACACCAAGCTGTTCATCACCAAAATTGGCAACCGGACCGACACCTACTACTTCAATTACTACATTCACATCGATTTGTACAAATACTTTGGCGTGGACGCCAACAAGCGCGACGTGGAAAACTTTCAATTAAACACGCTCAGCCAGTACTATTTGGGCGATGCCAAGGTCGATTTGAATTGGCAGACAATGGTGGAGATGTACAACAACAAGCAGTTAGGCACAATAATCAAGTACAACGTGCAAGATTGCCTGTTGCCAATTCGGCTATTCAACAAATTGAAACTGACCGATTTTATGTACTCACAGTGCATCATGTACCGGCTGTGCACCGACGATTTTATATGCAACATATCCCACTTGATCAGCAGCACGTTTTTTCATTTGGCGCTGACCAACACGCGCGCGGACCCCGCCACCGGCCTCACCGTGTCCGACCCGTATTTCTTCAACAAAGACGACCTAGGGCTGATGTCGAGCAAAGGAAGCGCCGGTTTGACAACGGGCATGTCGCGCCTGCGTCGCAGGCGCATACCGCTGAAGGATGTGCCCGCCACCGCCATACGCTTGGGCGCCATCGACGAAAACGTCAAGTACGAGGGCGGCAAAGTACTGCAGCCGCGCGCCGGCGTGTACGAGTTTGCGTTTTCGCTAGATTTCAACTCGCTGTATCTGACCATCATGATTGATATTTGCGCGTGCCTCACCAACCTGATATTGTGCGAAGACGGCAACGTGTATTTGAACCAAGACAAACAAGCCATAAACGTGCAGCTGTTGCTGCAGCTGCTCAAGCAACGCAGCGAGCTCAAAAAGTGCCGCGACAGCCAAACAGAGTCGGAATTTTTGTACGACCTGTACGACCAGATGCAAAATCTGAGCAAGCGCACGGCCAACAGCATTTACGGCTATTACGGCATTTTCTGCAAGCTGCTGGCCAACCACATTACGCGGGTGGGCCGCGAAAAGCTGACCGCGGCCATCGGCACAGTCGAGGGGCTCAGCAACGACCCGGACCTTTTGCGCGAGTTCGGCTTGTCAACGCTTACGTTCAAAGTGTTGTACGGCGACACCGACTCGACGTTTGTGCTGCCCGTGTTTAGGCGCGAGGAAATCCCCGAAGAGGGCCGCATGGCCACGCTCGGCCGTATTTGCGCGGCCGTAGAGGCCCGCGTAAACGGCCTGTTCACCAACGGTTACAAAATGGCGTTTGAAAACCTCATGAGCGTGCTTATTTTGCTGAAAAAGAAAAAATATTGCTACATAAACAACAACAATAAAATTGTGTTCAAAGGCTGGTTGGTCAAGAAGGACATGCCCGTGTTCATGCGCGTCGCATTCCGAGCCGCCATCGAGCAGGTGCTGCGCCACCAGGACCTGAGCAAATGTTTAGACAGCCTAAAGGCCAACATGCTAATGTACCTGGACGCGTTCGGCATTACCAAGCCGTTGACCGATTACAGCTTCAGCATGACGTACAACGACGGCGCCGGCAAAACGGCCGCGGACGACGACGAGGCGGCGCCCCCGAAGCGGCGCGTCATCACCGTCGCGCGCCACTGCCGCGAAATTTTGGTGAACAAGGCCACGGACTTTGTGCCCGGCAACGGCGACCGCATTCCATATGTGCTACTTGACATGCAGGGTAACGTGACGCAAAAGGCGTATCCGCTGCGTTTGTTCGACGCGCAAACCATGCGCATCAGTTGGCTCAAGCACATGACCATCTTAAACACTTTTATGAACGAGCTGCTAGAGATATTCGGGGACGAGCACAAGGACGCGCTGGCCGAGTGCTACAGCGCCATCCTCGAAAAGTACATGCAGCACCAAGCGTACGACAAAAAGCGCGCCGCGCTGGTCAAAATCGCCACGAAACGAAAGGCGCCCAGCGCGAGCGACGCGTCCGGCAAACGCGCGCGCAAAGGGGCGGCGCCCAGCGACGACGAGAGCGGCTCCAGCGAGGACGAAGACGCGCCGTGCGAGCCCAAGTGCGCGAACAACACGTTCAAGTTTTGTCTGTACAAAGCACAATAAACGCAGTCGTTACTCAATTGTGTATTATTAAGCGCCCCACAAAATGTACAAACTTTGCGCCGTCCTGTTTGCGCTGGCGGTGCCGGCGGTGCGCCCGCACGGCTACCTGTCCACGCCCGTCGCCAGGCAGTACAAATGCTTTGCGGACGGCAACTTTTACTGGCCCGACAACGGCGACGGCGTTCCGGACGAGGCGTGCCGCAACGCGTACAAAAAAGTGTTCCACCGATACCGCGCCGTGGGCGCGCCGCCGGGCGAAGCGGCCGCCGCGGCGCAGTACATGTTTCAGCAGTACGCCGAGTACGCGGCGGTGGCCGGCCCCAACTACCGCGACCTGGAACTGGTCAAGCGCGAAGTCCTGCCGCACACGCTGTGCGGCGCCGCGGCTAACGACCGCCACGCGCTGTTCGGCGACAAGAGCGGCATGGACGAGCCGTTCCACAACTGGCGGCCCGACGTGCTGTATGTGAACCGGTACCAGCGCGCGCATTCCTTCAACGTGCACTTTTGCCCCACGGCCGTGCACGAGCCCAGCTACTTCGAGGTGTACGTCACCAAGTTTACGTGGGACCGGCGCAGCCCCGTCACGTGGAACGAGCTCGAGTACATCGGCGGCAACGGCTCGGGTCTGGTGCCGAACCCGGGCGACGCGTTTTGCGCCAGCGGGCAGCTTTACTCTATCCCCGTGTCGGTGCCGTACCGACCGGGCCCGTTTGTCATGTACGTGCGCTGGCAGCGCATCGACCCCGTGGGCGAAGGCTTCTACAACTGCGCCGACCTCGTGTTCGGCACCGAGAACGACGAGTGCCGGTACGCGCGCGCCGCCAAGGCCGTGCGCGACCAGCTGCGGCAACAAAACCTGTGCAATGATTGTGTTGAGGCGGGCCCCCAAGAATCGTGCGCGCCAACGCGCCCGCAACGGCGCGCCCACAATTATTTGCGCCGCGGCGGCGCGCACGACCAACAGGCCGACGGTGCCAGCGTGCGCGAGACCATTGACGAGTTGTGAGCGTCGGTGCGCCATTGATTATTGCCAAGTGAGTCGTGTTTAAAAAACGCGTGGCTGCTGGAGGAGGTAATCCCGCAAGTTTTATGCACGGGCAAGTACGCGCCGGTCGTCAAGATGGACACTGACGAAATTCAGGAGGAGAAAATTTTGGACGCGTACAAGCGGAACGCTGCGGAAAAGGAAGAAAAAATTCAAAGTTTAACCACGATGGACACCAACCAGCAGGTTGTTAAATTTGCCAACGCGTCAATTGTGGCCAACGAAAAGTTGATGGCCGCCAACAACAGCCTTAAAACGGCCAACGAGAACCTAGCTCACATGGCCAACCGCATGGCCGACATCGCGCAGGAGTGATCGCCAAGCCGAGCGACCCGCAGTGCTGCACGCGCTGGCCGTGTGCGCGCTGGGCAACAACGAGTTTGCGTTCGTGCGCCCGCAAAAGCGCTCGCTGCGCCGCAGTTTGAACAGGTTGTCGGTGGACGACGGAGACATTGTGTTCCGCAGCGACTACGTGCCCAATTCCATGAACGTGCTGAACAAGGTGAAAGAGTCCATTCCGCGCGACAAATTCAAAGCCCGGCACAACAAAATCACGCTGCTAAGCAATCTGACCCGGGAACAGCTCGTCGAGGCCGTGCAAGCGTCCATGACCGAGCGATAAATTGCGCGGGTGGCCAACACCGCGCAACAATAGGCGGCAAAGTTTTCGACGGCGCACTATTGAAGCCTTTCAGTCAAATGAACATTTAACAAAATTATATTATATTAATGTTTTCAACAAAACATCAAAGTTTTGAATTTAATATCGTGAGTGCTCTAACTTTCGGTTAAGCGCCCTTTGCGGTTGTTTGCATTCTCCACAAAATATAGTTTCAAACATTAATTACTCTTTATTTTATCGTGAAAATTAAACGCTGAATTTGAGAGAAAATGTTTTATTGCCCCAATTCGCTTAAGTAGCAAAATATGCAAAGGCACGTTTTGTTTTTCGATACAAACGACCGCTAATCGCGGTGTTAGCGTTGCTATTCAATAAACAAATCTAGCAAATGCTCGGGAAACAAGTACTCGGACGGCAGCGCGCAAATGCTGGCGATCCGCCGATCGTCGTTTTTGTAGCAAATGTAGTTGTTTTTAATGTACAGGTTCTGCAGCACGGCCGTGTTGTGGTAAATGTCCGCGCCGCACACCTGCACCTTGTTGTGCGACGAGATGTAGCTGTTTAAGCTGGTGGTGGCGCGCGTGGAGACGATGTCAATGTCTGTGGCGCGCGTGCGCGCATACTGGCGCGTGCTTTCGATGAGCGCGGCGCTGCCTTTGGCGCCGCTGTTTACCATGTCGGTAAACTGGCCGGACAGCCCAAACAGCTCCTCGTCGGCGCACACCATTTCCTCGTCTTTGATCAGCTCGGTCAGCTGCTTGAACAGCAGGTAGCTGGCGTTTGAGCTGGCCACGAGGCAAAAATCGCGCAGCAACAATTCGAGGCGCGCCGAAAACTTGACGTTGGCGTGTATGCGCCACAGCGCAAAGGCCAGCGGCATTGTTTTCAAAAGGCGCTCCACGGCCTCGACGTTTTTGTGCAAGTAGAAAATTTGCTGCGACACAAACGTTAAACGGTTTTTGTCGAAGCAAATAAAGCTGTATCGCGGGTCGCCGTACAGCAGGCACTCGAGGTCGATGAGCGAGTTGGGCCGCGGCAAGTAGGTGATGATCTTTTTGTCGCCGTCGCAGTCAGTGTTGGCGCCGGGGAAAATGCCCAGCCCCACTTTGACGTTCCAGTCGGTGTCGCGGTCGTTGACGCGCACGTCCGACACCTGCGTGCTCAGCTGGCTAATGTTGGGGTGGCGCGTGGTCCACGCGCGCGCGTGCGGCACGTCGCGCCCAAAGTAGCGCCGCACGCTGTGCAGCGGCGGCATCACCTCGTTCACGCCGTTCAGGCACTGCACGTTGGCGTAGAACGAGGCGGTGTTGAGGAACGTCGAGTACGAGTATTGCACCGCGTAGCCGTTTTTGCTTTGCAGCTGGTCTTTGATGACGCCGTGCGTCAGTTTGATTTTTTGCAGCGCGCCCGAAATGTCCACGAGGCTGTTTTCGTGTTTGGAGTTGAAGGTGTTGTTTAGGAACACGACAAAATTGTAGTCCCACAAAATGAAATGGGGCAGAATGAGGTAGTCTATGCTGTCGGTGAATTTGTTGGTCTTTAGCTTTTTTAAAAACACGTTTGATGGCAAGTTTGTGACGACGACGCATGTGGCGTCAATTATACGGACAAGCGCGTCGGCGTGTTCGCCAGCGCTAATGTGCGCGTACACGTTGATCATCTGGTCGACCAAACTGTTAAAATAATTGGGCCGTTGGTTTTTTTTGAGGTCCCCGATCAGCGATTTTAGCACGGCACGAAACTCGTCGTTGGAGAAAAACGCCGCGCTGTTTAGCTTGGCGGGGTCCAAAATGAGGTCAAACTCGGTCGGGGGCCTGTCCAAAAACGACACCATGGCGCGTGCGAGCTGGCCGACGCCCACTACTATAAGAGGGTTTATTTACAAATACATCGCGGCGCCATGGACCGGTTCGAACAGCTCATCAACGTGGCGCTGCTCAAGTCGCTAATTAACACGCAGATTGACGAATCGGACGACATCAAATCGATGAACGTGAAGCTGAAAGAGTTGGAACGCGACCGGTTGAACGACAGCGTCGAAATTTACGGCGTGCACGACGCGCGACTGGGCAGCAAAAAAATGCGCACATATTATTTGAAAAAAATTTGCGCGCTGCTCGACTTGGACTTTAAACACGTGCTCGACTCGGCGTTTCACAAAAACCACATGGTGGTCAAGCTGAGCGACTCGGCGCGCGCCAAAGAGTGGCAGAGCAAGTCGCGCGAGCGGCGCCTGAAAAACCACAGCCTCGGCATAGACTACGACGGGCCCGTCAAGATTTTCGTGGCCGCGCCGCCCGAGCAAAAGCTGCTGCTGAAAAAGGCGCGCGACGCGTTGCTGCCGGTCTACAAGTACATCTCCATATGCAAGCACGGCGTAATGGTGCGCCGCGACGAGAAGAGCCGCGTGTTCATAGTCAAAGACGAGCAGCACATTAACTACCTCAAAACCAACGACCTTTTCGCTTTTGACAAAGCAGGCGCCTTTCGGGCCGACGGCCAGCGCATGCTGGAGAACATTATTTAATTGCCAACAGTAAGTAGGTTAAGTTATCAAGTTGAATCTCATGGTTGTGTGTTCTTGCCATTCAATCCGTCCTCAGTAAATAAAAAACATTGCCAATAAACCTAGTTTTATTTGATATGTTGCCGGAAAAGTTACACAACTTGCCGCATAACGGTAAGAGGATATTTTACAAATTCTACGATCGCAGCCTGCGCAAATTTGGGTCTCGAGAAGTGGCTGTGAAGCTGGCCGTCTGCGCCGTCCGCAAAAAGTACACGCTGGTCCGCGGTCAGTGGCGCGCGCGGCCCGACGCCAACGACGCCGACACCACCAGCTCGTCTTCTTCTTCCGAAACGTGCACAGAGTCGGACGACAGCAGCGATGTACCACCTGCCCGATACGCTGTATGAGCAGGAGAAGATGCCGCGCCGCGCCAAACGGCTGTTTGTTGACACGTTCTCGCAGCATCACAAGCTCAACGCCGGCGACGAAGAGGCGGCCATGCAGAAGGCGCGCCAGGCGCTGGAAGAGCGCTACGTGCGCGTCAACGACCTGCAGTGGATTCCGCGGCGGGCCGCGTACGAAATCATCCGCGACGACATGTCTTCAGACAGCGACGGGCCGGCCGCCTCGCCGCCCGGCGACCACGCGCGCCCCAACCGCGACAAGCGCCGCGTCAGCTACAGCAGCAGCGACAGCAGCGCGCGCAGCTCCGACGACCAGCTGATTAGCGCGCGCGGCTCCGACGACCAGCTGATTAGCACGCGCAGCTCCGACGACCACTTGGTTGGCGCCGGCAAGGCGCGCCGGCCGGCGCGCAAAAAGAAGCGAATCGGCAAGGTGGTGGCCAGCCAGAAGTTTGTTGGGGGCGGCGCGCAGTACAGCACCGACGACGACGAGGACGATTATTAGTAACTCCACAATAAAGTTATGATTCGCACAGGGTGTACAGTTTTATTTCCAACTCGCGGTCCAGCGCGTTTCGTGCAACCAGGTCGTGCTCGATGGGCGCCGGCGGCCGCTCGTGTCGCCGCTGGAAGTCCAGGAAGCCGCTTGCGCGCTGGTGGTAGCGCTCGTCGGCGCGCAGCTGCTTGGCCACTACAATTCTGGCGTCGGGCCCCAAGTCCAGCACCAGCGACTGGTCGCGGTCCGCCGAGTTGAAACTGATGTGATGTGCAAACTCGGGCGCGCGCGGAACCACGGCGCCGTCCACCGTCAGCCGCGCGGTTTCGTACAAGTGCAGCGCAAACGTCTCTAGCGACATGTCGCACTCCACGCAAAAGTTTTTGTAAAACGCGCGCTTTACGTTTAGGAACACAATGTAGCGCTCCTCGGGCGGCCCGTGCAACTGCAGGTGGCTCAGGTCCAGGATGACGTTGTCAAACTCCAAGCGTTTCGCGTGCACAGATTGTATCATCATGTACGTGTTTCGACAGACTCGCTATCTAACATAATAAACACGGCGTCTGCGTGAAAATTGTATTTATATAAACCTGTAAATATTCTTTGCAAGCCAAACGCGCCTTTACACACAGCGCCCAAGGTGTACCTTTGCAAATCACGCACTTGAATGAAACCACAAATATTTACGAAAATACATTTATTAACACAACGAATAATAGAGTAGGGGACAGTTTGTGTAATTAAACCAAGTTTTGGGTTGCGTTACAGCTAAGTTATTTGAACATTCGTCGGCAAATTGTTCATTAAACTTTATGTGCATTCTTGTGTAGTCTGCGACGGAGATGCTGCCGGGCGCGACGAAATAACAACGAGGACACAACACTACGTTTTCCTCGCGGCGCCGCTCGTCGCCGGCGGGCTTGAAGCGGCGCCGTAGCGCGCGGAGCATGTTAGCACTTTTTAACCAGCTTGTCCACAACGGTGTAGTCTCGCTTGCCCACCACGTCGTACGTGCTACTGTGCTGGCCCGCGCGGATGCTCTCGAACGTCTTGTAGTACTCGCCGAGGTTTGGCTTTTTCTGATCGCGCACAAAGCGGTACGTGTACTTATCCTCCACGGTGCTTTCTATAATTTTTCCGAGCGACACTTTTTTCATGTTGGCGACCAGCCGCTAATCAGTCCGGATATCAATGTTTGTTTTGCAAATAGGTCAGCCGTTAAATACCCGCGGGGCGCGCGCCGGGCGGCGCGCCAAAATAGTCCATTAACGCGCTCACAAAATTGTCCCAGTCGAGCAAAATCAGCGGCGTAATGTCGTCGGCATGCAAATTGCCGTCGACGTTTTCCCGTAAATCTCCCGAGCCGGCACCTGTCGCCGCGTCGGACGGGCGCGCGATTAGCGCGCTGTAACGCTGGTCCTTGTGCGGGTTCGACGCCCAATTCACGTATCTGTATATTTTTTTAACAATGGCACGCGGCGGACACATGAGGTGTCCCGGCGGGGCGCCGCCGTAGCTCAACTTGCAGCAATTGACGCGCTCCGGGTTGTCGGGGCATTTGCCCAAAGTGCGCAATACCACAGACGCGGAACTGTTTTCGCTAATAATAAACGGGTTGCTCTGTTTCAATATTGTCGTGAGCAACGTCGCGTACACCAAAAATGTCTGATAAATGTACTGCGATTGACGCTGCCACTCGTTGTAGCGCGCGCCCTCGTGCCTGTGGGCGGCGGCCACGTGGGCCGCCACCACGATCTGGTTCCAGGGCGGCTCGACGCCCCGCTCGCACGGTTCCTCGTCGCTGCTGTCGGTGTCCGCGCACGCCTGTTGCAGCACGTACGCGTGCTGCGGCAGCACCACCGCGCGAAACTCGGAGTACACCAAGTCGATAAACAGGCGGTCCACAATTAGGAAGTACTCGGTGCTCGCCACGCGGCCCAAAAAGCTTGTCAGCGTAGCCAAAATTGTCCTGAGCGTGCTCATGTTGGTTTCGCCCGCCTCTTCAATGCTTTTGAAGTGCTCACTGGGCGCCGGCTCAAGCAGCAGGCAGTCGTGCACTTGCCCCGCGTTGAGAAACGCGCGGCGCGCCGCGGCCGCGTCCGTGCGTTTGCGCAACAGCTGCCGGTAGTAGGGCCGCGCGCGCTCGTCCAGGAAAATGTCGCTGTACACAGTCATGTGCAGCAAACTGCTTTCGTTGCGCTCGTCATGATACGCGTCGCGAAGACGCTGAACTCGACACGTCGCTCGCCGAGGATGCATCCAGCACTGCATTTTGGTCGCCCGAATGGGCCTGTGCGGCACCAATTTCACCGATGTACACGGATTCAACGTGACCAGCTTCTTTGCACACGACATACCGAAGGCACTCGCCGTCCGCCGAAAACAAATTGTCTCTTAACACACACGCAATTAGGTCATTGGCCGCCGCCGACAGCACGTGCGTCATCTTTGAAGAAGCGCGCAAAATTGAGCTCCACGTCGAGCGCGTCCTCGGTCGTGACCCGCTGGTGCACGAGGCTGTACACGCGGTCCATTTCGTCGTCGCCAATGAACCCGCGCGTGTGCTCCAGCAGCGCCTTGCATTCGTGCAGCGTTGGTGGCGGGAACGCAAAGTAGTACTTGATCGCGCGGTTGAAGGGGTCGCGGTTGCGCCCGCGCTTCCAGCGCTCAATGCATTCGGCGTGAAACATTTTGTCCAGGTTGAGCAGCCCGTTGTCGGGCACGCCCACCACTCCGCCCTCGGTGCCCAAGGTTTCTAGGCAAATCCTGCACTCGGTCGTGCACGACGGCCAAATTTCCCTAAACAGTTTAAATAGGTAATACTGTTTGTCTTTCAGATAGACGGTAAGAAGCATAGTGTGGCCGCGCCCTTATGCAATAACGAGCGCGTTTCGAATAATAACAAATGCTTCGCAAACACTCATGTCTCCAGAGTACGCGGTAATTGACGCGGTGCCAAAGAAATAAATCGAATGCGTAGTTGCGAGTATTTTATAGCTGACATATAATTTGAAACTACTTTATTATTTTGGCGTTTTATTTGTAAACGTATTACTATGTATTCTCGAGTGAATACGCGCAAATTGGCACTACGACTGACTATAACGAGCGTGCACCGTTTTTAATTGTTCACGAATGTTTTGTGCGCGAATGTCGATCGCGTTCATTTCGTCGCTTAAGCGTCTGCTCAATTGCGCGTTGTAAAAGTTTTTGAGAATGTAGGGTTTCACGGTAAAACGATTGCTCTTTATCTCGTCGATTTTCATGGCGGCCAGTTGCTGCTCCTGCGTTTTGAATTCCACCACAACGGCGTTTATGTCGCACACAAACACGTTAACAATATCTTCGCTTTTTATGGACGCGCTTGCCAACAATTCTTGCCGAATCAATTGCTCGGTTTGAAACTTGGTGTAAACTTGCTCCTCCAAAAGCGGCGGCCACGTGATCAGCACGCGGTTCATGCTAGACGGGCGCCTCATCACAACGGGCTGGGCGGCAAGCCAGTTTTCTAGCGCCTCCACCAACGCGCTTGTGATATCGTTCGCAGCGCCGCCACTCAACGAGCTCGAAGCGGTCTTGAACGCCACCAACGCGGCCGACAAGTCGACGTTTATCTGATCCAGCTGGCTTATGAACGTGTCGCATATTTTTAACACGTTCGAATTTTTGTGGGCCACAATGTCGTCGTACCGTCGGCGTTTGTTTTTGTCCATAAGAACGGCGCGCGCGTGTTGAATCAAAATCAGCACGTCGTGCACCGCGTTGTTGTGGTGCGCGTCCGTCACGCTGGGGTACCGCCGCACCTGGTTGGCCACAAAATTTGCCTTTCTGGCGACGAGCAGAGCAAAGTCGGCGTCATTCTGTGGCGCCTCAAAGTTGCGCTCAAAGTCGAGCTTGAGCGTTTCGTAATAGTTGATTTCCCGCAAAGAGCAAAAGCCCAAAAAATCGTTGTTTTGTAAGCTGCACAGCTTGTTTTGCTTTGCGCGCTTGACGACCTCGGTGTCGGGCTCGGCGCCGCGTTTACGGCTTCGCGTGGACGTGGCCATCGGCAGTGCGCGGCGCGCGCGGCGAGATGACGGACGTGGTGCGGGATTTTGACGCGCTGTACGCAAAACTAGAGGCGCCGCCGCACAACTTGCGGCTGGTGTTGGAGTGCTGCGCGCCGGAGTCGGGCCCGCTGGACTTGGCGGCGATACAGGAGCGCAAATCGTACACGTGCTGCGCCCTTAATAATCGGCGCAACTGCGTGCTGCACAAGTGTGTGGTGGTGGTGTTTGGCACCGCGCTAGACGCGCGGCTGCGGGCGCCGAGCGCCGAGTTCGACGCGCAAAACAACCTGCGCGGCACGTTTATGCTCGACGGTCGTTTTCTCAGCTTTCCCAACATCATGATGAACAACAACGTGCTTATGCACAATTTTTACGACAAGCTGTACGCCAAGCACTGCAAGCGCATGTTTTTGTACGGCAACGTGGACGCCGAAAAGCACATTAACCGCGCCATCCAGCTGGTGTACGACAAGGCGACGCGCCGCCTGTTCGCGCGCGACGTGTACGCCAGCGATTACGTGGTGACCGACGACCTCAACGCGGTGCTGGAGACGTACCTGGCCAGTAGCGGCAAGTGGCGCCCGCTAGACCATTTGTTTCGATACAGCAAGGCGCACAAGCAGCAACTGGTCGACCACATTAAAATGATCATGCACCACGACATTTGCTACTCCATTGACAACTTGGCCAACAAAATAATATACAAACACGCGTATTTGATGGAGCTGCTGCTGACGTCGACGGTGCTGCAGCACTATCAGAAACGCGCCGGCGAAAACGAGGCGCTGAAGCGCCGCCTAGAGTGCGAGGGCGAGCCGCCAGCGTCCAAGCGGCGCAAAGCGCAAAGCGTGCTCTACGGCAAAGAGTCTAAAAAAATAGTGGACAGCGTCGTGAACGGGCGCCTCATCTACTGCGTGTCCAAAACGTTTAGCAAGCAGCGGCGCTCGTTCCCCAACCAGCACGACAATTGCAGCAACAACAACATTGAAATTTCGCTGCCGGTGCTCAAGTACCGCGTGGGCAGCGAGGTCACGCGCATCACCAACGACAGCGTGCGCCAGAAAATGTTGAAGCAAAAAAAGGACTTTGTCAAATTCATTGGCAGTTTTTTCCACGGTGAAATGACCGTGGCGGGGAAAAAGTTCTTTTTATGTCGCAACGCGCGGCTGCCCAACGTCGATTACGCCATGGTGGCCGACAAATTTGCAGAGTTGCAACAGTTCGGCCTGGTCGCGCCGGTGCACGACTTGGCGCACTGCGCCGACGGCGCCTTGCTGATCGCGTTCAACGACCGCCCCACCAACTTGCAGTGCGCGCGCGCCGACGTGCCCAAAATTGTGTACCGGCTAAAGCGCGACCGCTGCCCGATCGAGCTAAAGGCGTCCTCGAACATTTTGTACGTCAACCACCACGAGGGCATGGTGTGCATAGCCAAAAGGGTGCGCATTGGCGCGCCTGTCAACGCTTCCATTAACGCGTTGCTGACGCCGTACGAGTACCATTACAAAAACTCGCTGTTTCACGCGCCGACGGTCAGCGCGTGCGAAATCGAGGAGAGCGACGACGTGCGCTGCCTCATGTCCAAGCTGGAGCAGTACTACTTTGCTGAGTACACGCATTTGTTTTACACCATTCCGGTGCCCAAAATGATAGTGGCCCTGACAAATCTGAAAAACGCGATGCCGGTGCTGCGGTACAGCACGCTGGGCACGGCGCCCGTCGGGCTGTCCGTGGCGGTCGGCGACCATGTGTTGATGAACAACAAGATGGTCAAGTTGTGGACGCTGGTGCGCGACTCCAAGCTCATGACCGCCGAGGACCCGTACATCCCGCACATGGCGCTGCCCATCCGGCTGTACAACCACAAAGTCAACAAGTTAAAGGGCAAGCTTGCGCTAGCCGGCAAAGCCGTGCCAACGCTCAAGTTTGTCGCCAGCAGCGGGCCGCACAACTGCGTCGTGTTGCCCGACAACATGGTGCAGTACTTTGCGGGCACGGTGCTGAGCGGCGCCAAAATTGTGTGGGCGCACGACGGCAAACGGTGCATGGTCGAGGCGTGCACCAACGGCGCGCACAACGTGTACAAAGTGTACGTGTTTTTTCGGCGCACGCGCAACCAGGCAGTCGAGTCGCTCGCCGCCAGCATGACGCTGGCGGGCGACGCGGTGATTGTCCGCACCGCGGTCGTCACGTCCACCGACGACCTGGAGGGCGTCAAGGTGTGCAGCGTGCACGGGCAAAAGGGCGTGCTCAACCGCAGCGAGGACCTCACCGAGTGGATGGCCGAGGACGGCACGCACGCGCAAATCTGCTTGTCGCCCGTGTCCTACCTCTCGCGGCAGTCCAATTTCGAGCGACTGGAGCGCAAGTACGTGGTGCGCGGCGGCAACCACGCCGACCCGCGCGCGCGCCGCTACCCCATATTTAACATCCCCTACATGTTGTTTAACAACACGCCGGACAACATTTACAAAGAGTTCAACAAAAAGAACTACACGGGCCACGAAAAGGTGGAGGGCACGCGCTTCGACCAATGGACCAAGAACCAGTCGTTTGTGGGCAACCGCTTGGCGGAAAGCCTGCAGTGGATGCGCGGCGGCTCCAACCTGCCGCAAAACTGCGGCGAGTTCGAGGTCGTGTCCAGCCTGCTCATGTGCAACAACGTTGTGATGAAATAGCCCGCGCGCCGCGGCGCGCGGCACTCGCAATGGAGGCCACCTTCGCAACGGCCGCCGCCTTTCAAAGCATTGTTGGCGCGCTGCGCGGGCTGCTGACGCACGCCACGTTTGACTGCGACGCCCACGGCATGCGGCTGCACAGCCTCGACGTTGAACGCGTTGCGCTGGCGGACCTGCGCCTGCGGCGCGCCGGATTTGCGCGCTACGCGTGCGAGCGCAAGTTGTCATTCAGCGTGCCCGTGCGCGGGCTGGTCAAAATTGTGCGCACGGCCGACCCGAGCGCGCCGCTCACCATGCGCGTCGCCGCGCGCGACGACCGGGTGCGCCTTGCGTACGAAACCGCGCGCCGCGCGGTTTCGTGCACGCTGGCGCAAATCAGCCTCGACGCGGACCGGCTGGGCGTGCCAGACAAGGAGTACACTTGCGTGTTGGCGGTGCCCAGCGCCGAGCTGACGCGCGCGTGCGCCGACCTGGCGCGGCTGGGCGCGACCACCGTGGAGATGTCGAGCGGCACGACGGGCCTCAGCTTTGCGGCGCACGCGGACGACGGCGTGCGCGTGCGCGTGTTGCTGCGTGGCTCGCCGCAGCGGCCGCTGACGCAGGCGTTTGCGTGCTGCTACTTGAACAAACTTGCGCGAGCAAGTGCTCTGAGCGAGACTGTCGACGTGTGCATGGACGCGAGCATGCCGCTGCGACTGCGCTTCCGCCTGGGGCCGCTGGGCGCGCTCGATCTGTACTTGGCGCCGCGGGTGCCCAGTGTTGGCGAGAGCGCGCAGTGAAATGGACGCTTTACAAAACGTGCGCGTGCACATTGACAAGCACCACGCGTGCCGCCGCGCGCTATTTGAAACGCCCAACCGCGCGTCGTTTACGTTTGACCGCGCGACGGCCGACGCGTCCATTGCTAGCATCGAGATCAGCGGACTGCGCCGGCCGTACGAGTGTTTCGGCAAAATGGTGGTCGGCGACGCGCTCGTGCACGTGCGCGAACGCAGCGCGGGCGGCAAGATCGTGGTGCCGGTTAACGGGCCCGCCGATTTTTTCACCGCCGTGCTCAAGAACGGGCTGGAGTTTATCAAGTTGGACGTGTACGTGGCGCCGCGCATATAAAGGGCGGCGCGTCCGCGGGCCACTATTCGCGGGCATGGCGCGGCGACAGGTGTTGGACGAGCAGTTGTTGCAGCTCGCCGCCGCGGCGCGGCAACTGGACGCGCAACTGGCCGCGGCGCCGGCGCGCGTGCCGGCGGAAATCACAAGCATGGGCGTCAGGGACAAGACCGGCAGCATTCGCGAGTTTCTCTACCGATCGGAATGCGACGCCGCGCAGCGCCGCGCATACGCCCTGGCCCAGGAAATTGACGCGCTGTTTGTAAAGGATTATTGTAAATAATAAATATTGTTGAGTAAAAAAATGTTTTATTCCTAGTCAGTCTTGACGTAAATGTTTGCACCTAAATCACATGCCGCCCATTAATTTATGATTTCAAATTGAAATTGCAAATTGGCCAAACTGTCGTTGAGCCTGAACCCGTTTCCGTACAAGAAGCAGTTTACCGGCGCATACTGCAGGCCGGGCTCGTCGATGGCGCTAAACGCGTTGTTTATCACGCTCATGGGCACCACTAGGTCTTCGTTGGCGGACATGAAAACGACGGCCGCGTCTTCCTTTAGCATGAGCCACGGGTAGGCAAACAGGGCTTTGACGCCCTCGCCCGTAGTGACGTACACCACCTCGTCCATGTTGATGCGGTACGCGCGAAGGGCGTCCGAGTGGCCCTCCACGTTCAGTTTGTAGCACGCGACGGCCGAGGCCGTGTACATGTTTTGGAAGCTGATTATTTGCTCAACGAGCTCTACGCTGGCGCTGGGGCTGCGCACAGTCAACGAGGGCACGTTAAAGTTTGTGATTGGCACGCGCTGGCACACGACGCCGTTGAATGCCGATCCGTCGGAGGAGTTGTTGTTGTTGAGCCGCTGCGCCTCGAACGACAGGTCGTTGGTGTTCACCGACGTGTCGCGACTGAGCACGACCACGCGGCCGTTGACGTTGTTCAGCGAGTTGGGCTCGACGCCAATGTTGTAGTACAGCTGAAACATGCCGTGGTCGTAAAACAGCGTGCACGACTTGAATTGCAAGTTGTTCATCTCCGCGAAGCGCGCGTGCACCAGGATGGCGCCCGCGGTGCGCGTCTTGGCGAGCGCCGTCTTGCCCACGGCCGGCCGGAACGACTGTGTGGATGTGGTGGTGCTGGGCACGCGCAGCACGCCGTTTAGCGACTGCAGAATGATGCCCGATTCGAACATGACAGTGTTGGCGTTGTAGTTGATGACGCGCGCGCGGCGGTTCCAAATGCGCCGCGTCATGGTCCACAGCGGCGCTTGCGTGTTGTTGGTCGGGTCCGCCTCGTAGTAGGCGAGGCGCGTGGTGGCGCCCACCACGGCGCCGTAGTACGAGTCCGACAGCTTGGTCAACACCTTGGACAGGTCGGCCGAGTGCACGGCAATCGGGTAATCGACAAAGTTACCAATCACGTTGGAGTACAGCGTGCCGTTGCGCGACATGACGCCCGGCACCACCACGCCCTCGGGGCTGCCCACGTTCTCGATGGCGCGCGTCAGCCCCTCGGTGTTGACCACGTCCGCGCCAAACAGTCGCGTGTAGTACGCAAAGGTAAAGAAGGAGTTGATGAGGTAGCCATACGCGCGCACGTCCAGGTGGTCGATGTATATGGAATCGGGGTGCAGCCCGTTGCCCGCCGCCACGTACGGAAACGCGACCGTTTTCAGCGTTTCTTGCACACCCGGCTCTTGGGCAATTTGCTGCGCCGAATAGCCGCGCAGCAGCTGGCCGTACGCGTACGGCACGCCCATGCGCATCGCGTTGCCGGCCGTGCGGTGCCAGCCCATGGAGGTGACGGCCGTCGGCAAGTACAGCGCCAGCCAGTGGCGCGTCAGCGCCGCGGCCTCGTCGTAGTGCGGCGTGTTGTCGAGCACTATGGTCACGGTCATAAACACCTCTGGCATTGTGATCGTGAAGTGGTACCAGTCGGCCACGGGCCCCCAGGGCGCCTGCTGGTGCGGCGGCGGGTCGGGCAACCGCGCGCAAATTGCGCGCAGGCCGCTTATCAGGTTGTTTGCCAGGTCCGGGCTATGGTGCAGCGCGTCGCCCGGGCTGTTGTAGCGCACGCAATACCCGATCAGCGTGTGGCACACCGTGCCAAAGTCGGCCGCCGACGTCCACGGGCTGAGATTGTCGAACACGGTTTCGGCGTTCCAGGCGCGCGTGGGGTTGGCCACCTTTTCCGCCTTTTGCGCAAACACGGTTGCAAGAGTGTCTTTGAACCACCGCTCAAACTCTAGCAGCTCGCCGCCGCGCGCCGCCGGCCCAAACTCGCGCGCGGTTCGCTGCGCGCCATTGTCGGCAAACGAAGCGTTGTTCGCGGGCTTGCTGCTGTTGCTAGCAAACACACAAACAAACAGCACCACAATTAGCGCGAGGATGAGGGTGATTAGGCCCATGTCTTAAATAAAACACCATAAAATAACAAACAATCGCGCCTTTATTGCTATTTTATAAACCTTAACTTAAATTGTACAGCGCTTTTGCACTCGAAACAGACATTTGCAAAAAGCTGGTCGCAGTCGGTGCACAGGCACGAGTGGCCGCAGGGTAGGCACGAGACGGCGGGCGTCAGCGTCAGGCTGCGCCTGCAGCGCGCGCACGCCGCCGGCACGGTGTGCAGCGCGCACTTGGTGTCGGCGGGCAGAAGCCGCCCCGCGTCGCGCAGTTTCTCCAGCATGCGCGCGCGAATGCCGGAAAACCCGACGACGTGGCGGTTGTAGCGGCGCACCGTAAACGCCACGCAACCGCCGGCCCGCCTCGCGGCCCCAAAATGGCCATCATCGCCGGTCAGGGTCGTCGCCGCCATGGAGCGCGGAACTGCAGCGTTGGCACAGCACGACGCCGCGGCGCACAATGGCCATGCGCTTGCGGTACAGCGCCGCCGCCGATGCCGAGGTGCGCGCAAACTGTTTCTTGAACAAGTACACGAGTTCGTCGCACAAATAGCACGTGGCGTACTGTGCGTTCATGCTTACAAGCTGAAAAACTTTTTGATATCCTCGTAGTTGAGCGCAGTGCGGTCAAACACCTTGTTGACGAACGTGAGCTTTTTGTCTTGGCGCGCTTTCATGTAGCGCTCAATGCTGTTCTCCTCGTCAACAATCATCTTGTACACGTACGTGCGCTTTTTCTGGCCCATGCGGTGGATGCGGTCTTGCGCCTGCAGCTCAATTTGCGGGTTCCAGTGCGGCTCCAGCATGATGATGTGGTTGCCGCCGGTCAGGTTCAGCCCCACGCCGCCGCACTTGATGGACATGAGCAGCACGCGGTACGGCGAGTCGGCGGCGTTAAACTGGTTTTCCACAGCGGTGCGCTCCTCGACGCGCAGCTGGCCCGTGTAGAGCAGGATGGGCACGCCGCGCCGACGCAGCAACCCGGCCACGAGCTGCAAAAACTCCACCCACTGCGACACCAGCACCACCTTGTCGTCGGGAGTGTCGAGCACGCGCTGCACCAATTCTAGCGCGCGCCGGCACTTGCTGCTTTCGTAGGCGGGCTCAAATATGTGTGCGTGTTCCGGAAACATGGCCGCGCACTTTGTCAGCGCCGGGTGGCAACACACTTGGCGCAAGCGACACAGCAACCACAGCACGTCTTGCATGCCGCCGGCCTTGTCGGCGCTCGCCACCGCGTCGTCGTACGCGCGCTGCGAGGCGCTCTTTAGCTCGTTGTAGACGCGCGCTTCCGCCTCGTCAAACCTGACGTGCACGTCCTGCACGTCGTGCTGGGGAATGTCGAGCGCAATCTCCGCCTTGTTGCGCTTGAGCACAATCTTGTTCACCACACTTTTAATGCGATTGGTGTCGTTGTTGCGGTTGAGCATGCGCCACACACCCACGTTGTCGAACGGGCGGCAGCGCAAAAAGTGGATGATGGCGTACATGTCCCAGTGCCGGTTGTGGATGGGCGTGCCCGTAATGCACCAACGGTTGTCGGCGCTGAGCGCGCAGGCCGCCGCGTGAACACCCGTCTGGTGGTTTTTAATAACGTGCGCCTCGTCCAACACGACGCGGTGCCAGTGCCGCGCCAGCAAGCCGCTGGCGCGGCCCGCCGTTTTGTAATGTTTGTGGTGCGCGCGCAGCGTGTCGTACGTGATCGCCACCGCCTTGGCGTCGTCAAAGGACTCGTCCAAGTCACCGCCGTGAAATTGGCGCAGGTTTAGCGGCAGGTTGTGTTTTTTGGCCTCCGCCGTCCAATGGTTGAGCAGCGACAACGGGCACACAATCAGCGTCTTGTGCGCGTCATCGCCGTCGTTGGCTATCAGGCGCATGACGGACAGCGTCTTGCCGAGCCCCATGTCGTCGGCGAGCACGCCGCCGTGCGGCCGGCCGCGGCGCTCGCGCCGGCGCATCCACTCGATGCCGCGTTTCTGGTGCTCCAGCAGGTTGGGCGCGTCCAGGCAGGGCGCGTCGTCCGCACCGTCGCCGGCCGAAAAAAACTCTTGCAACTGCACCTTGAAAGTGTCCATTGCGGCGGCTATTTGGCCGCCGACTGCGCCACGGCCTCTTCCACGCGCCGTTCGAACGGCGGCAGCGGAAACTGCAGCGGCGCGCGCGTTCGCACGAGCGCGCGGCCGCGCGCAAAGTCCACAAAGTACGGCAGCCCGTCGGCGTGCAGGTCTCCAACGTATACACTCAATTTGATGGCAAGCACGCCCCTGAAAAAAGCGTAGTTCATGTACGTGTAGCGCGGCAGCGGCTTGCTGCACCGCTGCGCCAGGCTTTCCTCGAACATGAAATGGGCCAGCGCGCGGCACGGGTGCTGGAACCCGGCGATGCGCACGCGGAAAGACGCAAACGCCGGCGCGGCGCCGCGCCCGCACACCCACGCGGCGGTGTCGTCCGCCAAACACAGCGTGGCCGCGTCCGCGCGCGTGCACGCGCCGTGCACGGCCATAAATTGCAGCGTGCGCTGCATCATTGCGGCGATATCGGCCACGTACGCCAGGCGCGTTTGAAACTGCTCTTTGTCCGAGATGGCCAACGTTTCCATGTTTGCGCAGTCGCTGCACTACACAACCCAGTTCCTGCCGGCGGTGTGCCGCGCGCACGACGACGTTCTTTTGCGGTACAACTTATACATTAGTGGCGCGGGCGCGCAACTGCCGCGGCGCGTAACGCGCACCGTGCAGATTGACGCCGACGGGTTTGTGCGGTTTGTGTTTGACGTCAAAGTGTTTCACCTCGAGCGCCTAACCGTTGTGGAGCGCGCCACGGCCGGCGATCTGGACGATTACGTGGAGGTGACGCGCCCCGAGCTCAGCGCGCACGACGCGGCCATCTTCAAGCTCGTGTGCCGCGATCGGTGGTGCAAGGGCGACGCGCAGCGGCTGCGCCGCATTTTGCAACAGCCGCGCGTGGACAACTTGATCAAGTTTGCGTGCAACGTTATATGGGAGCGCGGGTACGAAGACCACTACACGATTGGCCAGCAGCTGAGCATTTTGATAACCACCAAACTGATTCAAAGCGGCCTGGACTTTAAGCACCAGCCCGACACCGCGGCGCCGGCCAGCGTGCGCGGCTGGCAAGACGAAACGTTTGAAAAATATCTGCTGTCGCTGTCGTCCGTCAACGAGATAATAAAGCGGCACGTGTTTTCGAAAAAATACATATGCCTTGAGGTGGCTGCGGCGCATTGGCGCTCCGTTGTGCAGGCGTTGCAAGACGAGGGGTTCAAGTTGGCGTTTAACGCGCACACACCGCACGTGCTGCTAATTTGCGTGGACGACGACAAAAACTCGATGGTGTACATGCTTAAGCTGGCCCACTTGCTGCAAACGCGCGTCGTAAACTTGCTGTTTGCAACCGACGTCGAATTTTACATGCGAGCCAACCATTTCACGTTTTACGTGTACAATTCGTTAAAATTTTATTACTACTGTTTAAAAAACAAATTTGCCTTTGAAAGCAACGACAAAATGCTAATGTTTCTGTTGTACACGATCGTGTCTTTGGAGTGGTTCAACAAAGGCCACCTCAACTCGTTCACTCTGGAAAAGTCGGAGCTGTACAACCCGCTGGAGCTGGCAACGCGCCGGCTCAATTCCATCAAACGCGCTGCGCAACAAAACCGCGTCGTCGAGTGCGACAGCGAGATTGGGGTGGACTACGTTCGCGGCAAGCGCGTGCGCACCGGCACGCACTATGGACAACGCGCCGTGCAATTTGAATGAAACACCTCGTTTGCTAATAAATTTTATTATATTTGTAACTTTATTTTGTGTGCAAACCGACCAGATACTCCAAAGCGCACAAGTGCCTGATGGCCGCGCACTTGCGCTGCGCCAGATAGTCCGCGTCGGCGTTGGGCGCGTTCAGGGAACGCATGGCGTCCACAAAGCGTTCGCTGTGCCCCAAAAAGCCGTCGTAGGCGGCCGGGTGGGCGGCCAGCACCGTGGCCGCGTCATACTTGGCCGCAAAATACGTCGGCTCGTTGCTGGCGCACATGCGCTGCAGGTCCTGCGCGTCAATGTCTAGGTCGGAACAGTCGCGCGCAAACTCGCGCTTGTCGGCGTCGCTCGCGCGCGCCACGGACAGCAGCGCCTCCAGCTGCTCCACCTGCCCGTGTATCTCGGCCGCCAACATTAGCATCTTTTCGGCGTCGTTTTCGCAAGGCTTGGCAAAGTATTTGGCGATTTTCTTGTCTTGTTGCTTGAACGCGGCATTCAGCAGCGCGCGCTTTTTGTGCACAATCGCGGCCAGGTCGGTTTCCATTTTTGCTTACTAGGGCTCGAGGATGAGATACAACACGGGCTTGAACGCTAGCGAGTACGGCTTTTCGCTAAACTTGCGCCCGTTGACGTCCGTCATCTGAATCTCCTTGCCGTACTTGACGCCGTCGATGCGGCCGCAAACCAGCACGGGCACCTCCTGCGACGGGCCGTCCGTCTTGTTCACCTCGAACAGCCGATCGAACTCGGCGAGCGTCATGGGCGCCACTTCTAGCGGGCGGTCCAGCTGCCCCGTGGCGTACAGCTCCGGGTTGTTGTCACGCCGCACCCACAAAAACTGGCGCGCCTTGATCTCGCGCTCGTAGTCCTTTTCCGGCAAATGCACGCACACGCTCGACTCCAGCTTGAGCGGATACTCGTGCTTGTAATAGCTGTCCATGATTTTGCCAAACACGCTGTTGTGCTCGTGGATGGCGGACCACGTCGTGCTCAGGAACTGGCCAAAGGTGCTTTTAGACCGGTGCACGCTGCCAAACTCGGCTATGGCGAACCCGTTGGGGCGGCCCTTGACGCGCAGCCCAATCGTGTAGGTGCACTTGCCCACGGCGGCCTCCATGATGCACACCTTGTCCTCGGGCCGCTCCTGTTTGCGCCATTCGTAATAGTTAGACAGGTTTTGCAGCTCCGTAAACTTGTCTTTCAAATATTGCAAATCGCCGTAGTGAAAGTTTATTGCGGAAAAGTCGAGCGCCTGGCAGTTCAGTAGCACCAAGCACTGCCAGCTCAGGTTTTGCTGCGCGCGCATGGCGTTGATGGGCGTGAATTTGCGCAACGCGCCGTCGTTTTCCACTTGCATGAGGAAACCGCTGCCGTTGTACGGCAGCAACTGCGTCTCTTGCGCCGCGCGCTTGCTCTCGTGCGTTTCGTCTTCGGGGTGGGCGCGTTTGGTGGCCATGGCTGTCGGGCTGTCACTGACTGTGCGCGCCCAGAAGTAAGGTATTTATAAAATATGGACGACGCTTTGCAAAACACGTGCGCAGAAAACGCGTTCGTGTTCACAACTGACGATTTGCTAAAAAACTTGCCGTTCAGCTCCAGCAAGTGCTCCCCCTTCAAACTGCACCACTACGCGCAACTGAAGTTGCTCAGCAACGGGGTGATCGACAAGCGCGTGGCGGCAACGGACGAGCTAAGAAAATTTAATTTTAAGATCGATCTCGAGCGACGCTACATTTCCAACGTGCTGGATTACGAATTTGTAGTCCTCGACCACGACTTGTCCACCGTGCACGTTGTAGACGCCGAAACGCGGCGCAAGCTGGGCCACCTCAACGTGTCGCTGCACCAAACCGACCCCGAGGCGCTAGTCATTTCGGCCACGCTAGCAACATGAGCGCTCCACTGTACGTGATCAACGTGTGCGACCACGAAACGAGCGCCGAACGCGTGTTCGGCATGCTGATCGAGCGCCACAACTCGTTTGAGGACTACCCCATCGACAACGACGCGTTTGTCAACAGCCTCATCGTCAACGGGTTTCGGTACACGCACGTGGACGACGCGGTCGTGTGCGAATATTGTGGTGTCGTTATCAAAAACTGGCGCGAAAACGACGTCGTCGAGTTTGTGCACGCGACGCTGTCTCCATACTGCGTGTACGCCAACAAAATTGCGCAAAACGAGCAGTTTGCCGAAGACATAAGCACCGACGCCGTGGTGGTTTCGCCCGGCAAGCCGCGCTGCGTGTACAATCGGTTGGCGCACCCCAGCGCGCGGCGCGCCACTTTCGACCACTGGCCGGCCGCGCTGAACGCGCTCACGCACGACATTGCGGAAGCGGGAATGTTCCACACCATGCTGGGCGACGAGACGGCCTGCTTCTTTTGCGACTGCCGCGTGCGTGATTGGCTGCCGGGCGACGACCCTTGGCAACGCCACGCGCTCGCCAACCCGCAGTGCTACTTTGTGGTGTGCGTCAAGGGCGACGGCTTTTGCAACTCGGAGCGCCGCGCCGAAACGGCGCCCGGCGAGCCCGCGCCCGCGTTTGCCGGCAGCGAGGCGCTGGAATGTAAGGTGTGCCTCGAGCGGCAGCGCGACGCCGTGCTGTTGCCCTGCCGCCATTTTTGTGTGTGCATGCAGTGCTACTTTGCGTTAGACGGCAAGTGCCCGACGTGCCGGCAAGACGTGGCCGATTTTATAAAAATATTCGTCACATGATGGAGCTGCAATACAACGGGCAGGGGTACAGCAAGCGGTTTTCCCGCGAGTTGGTGGCGCTAATGTGCGCGGGCGCCGTTTCGGGAATCGATTGGCGCCGTAGCTCGCGGCGCCGGTTGCGCGTGCGCGACGCGCGCGTGTTCAGCCGTTTGCAGCGCTGCAGCGAACGCTACTTTTGGCCGGACGGCACCAGGTTTTGGTGCCACGCTCGCAAGCGGCGCCGTTCGCCGAGCTTGCCGGCGCGGCGCCCGCCCACGCCGCGCGAGGACGCGCTCGAGGACTACGCTAAGGAATACGGGTACGACCGGGAGGACGGAGAAATCTACGACCGGGAGGACGGAGAAATCTACGACCGGGAGGACGGAGAAATCACGCCGGTGTATACGCGTTTGAAAAGTTTGGTTGTGAAATAAAACGTTGTTGTAATTAAATGGTTTTATTAAAAGTTCTGCACCCCAAAGTTTAGAAATTGCACTCTCGAGTCCATAACCCGTTTGTGTAAATCTTGCAGCTCGTTGGGATTTTTGGTCAATTTGTAAATTTTTTCAAAATGTTGACTTTCAATGGTTGCCTTTCGTTTAATTTTGTTGATTTGGTCCAGCTGATTGGCCAGAGACTTTGCGCCGTCGCCCACAACTTTTGCGTCGCCGCCCTTTGAAGAAAGCATCGCCAAATCTGTGCATCTGGAGTAAATCTCGGCGCTTTTATCTCACAAAAACTCATTAATATTCATTTGGGCGGCAATCATTTTCTCATACACGTCTTGCACATAGTGCGGGTTGTCGCGCCGGTATGTCTGCGCGTTGGCGTTCTGCAAGTGGCGCAAGTTGAAGGGGCACACTTGCTGCGTGGCGGAGAGCAAGTTCCAGTTGAGCAGCGCGTCTTCGCCGCCGTTGAGCGCTATGCGGCGCTCGCAAGTGCGCGCCTTGTCGTGCTCGTGCTGTGACGCGCAAGCCTGCACGAGCGCCATTTTGCGGTACGCGTCGCGCACGCTCATGTTTATGGGTATCAGCAGTTCGCAGTGCGCTGCGTCGCCGCCGCTCACAAACCGGCCGTACGCGCGCCACACGCGTTCGTCGTCGCCGGCAGCCTCGAGCGCAACGAGCGGGCCGCGCGCGCGGTGCAGCGCGGCCAAGTTTACAAAACGGTCGCCAACTTGCAACCGGCGCCAGTCCACGCGCGATTTAAAGTTGTCAAACAAAAACAGCGCAAACGCGGCGCTTGCCGCGTTCGTCGTGCCGGACGCGTACTCGATGAACTTGTCCCAGTACGTTGAATTGACAAACTCGCGCTCAAACGCCGCGGGCCAACTTCGCCGAAAGTAATGCGCCGGCGGCGCGCAAGCGGCGGTCCACGCCGGCACGCTGGCCCAGTCCAGACGAAGCGTGTTGGCCAGCCCGGGGTACTCGTCAAACACGCGCATGTGGTCCGCCCACGGCACGGCGCCGGACACCACCCTTAACTCGTGCACGCGACCTTCGCGCAAACAATACACAATGAGCGCGTCGCTGATCTTGTTTATATTGCGCATATACACGCCAAGGTTTATTTTGTTAATACAATGGGGCGCGTTGATGTATGATTTGTCGAGGTGCTTGTGTTTGGCCACGGCGTCAAAGTTGATGAAGTCGCATATTGGGGGCTCGAACCATTCCGGCAACATGTAGTGGCTCAGTACCACGCGATCCCAGTTCAGCGCGGCGGCAAATTTTTGTTGCACCGCCAGCGACAGGTTGTTGTATGTGGCGCTTACAACTTGCATGTCCAGGCGATCGCCAAACTCGTAGATAAACTGCTGTCTCAAGAAGGGCTGGCGCGACACTCGCGCCCAGTTTAGTTTCGCGGCAAACGTTCTGGCCGTAGCTGTGGTGAGCGGGCTCGCCGAAACCTCGTTCCAGTCGATTTTGTCACCAAACGCCGACAAAAACTTGTCGCGGTTGTAGCAATTGCGCGACACGTACGCCCAAAAATCCGGGTCGTGGTAATCAAGCAGAAACAGGCGGTTGGCGCGCGATTCGATTGCCAAGTCGGCCGCGCGCGCGTAATCTTGCTTTTTGAGCGCGAGGCGCAGCGCGCGCGTGGGCGCCATGGCGAGACCTGTGCGGCCAAACGACCTATACTGCAAAACGCGCAAAACGGGCCCGTTTATGCCTCTTAAGCAAGCGCCCGCGCTGCAGGCCGCGGCGTTTGCGGCGGTTTTGCGCAACAACCTGTTTGCCGCCGCGCAAACTTGCTTTGAACCGCAGGTGTTTAAAAAATTGTGTTTGGCGTGGGCGGAGCTATACAGCGACAGCGTGCACGTGCCAATTCCAGTTACCTTGACGCTGCTCGAAAACGATTTCGACCACGTGGCCGTGCGCGTGGCGCTGGTCAATTACGTGCCGGCGCCCAACTTGCCGTTTGTCGACGGCTTTGGTTGCGCGCAGTTTAAAGGCGGCGGTGTAAAATTCGTGGGCATGCTGCGCATGGAGCACAAAAACCGGCGCGACGAAACAATACTGCAAAAAAACTGACGTCGTGCACGTGGCGTGCTTTGTCGCCAAACTGGACGCCGAGTTCTTTTACAAGTTGCAAACGCGCGCAACGCGCGCCAGCTGCGCGTTGGACGCTTTGCTGCACGAGTTTTACGACGAGACTTGTGAAATTTGACAAATAAAAAACTGTTGTTTTAATTTTTATTGTTTAATTACGGCAATGCCATTGTAAACCAACCACCGTCGTTTAACCTGCACGCGGCCACGGACGCGTTGCGAAACATCTGCAACCCGTTGGCCGGGACTGTCGACCTGGCCAGCGTCAACGCGACCACGTACAAAGTGGTCGCCACAACGGCCGTCGCGGCGAACGGCGCCAAATCACGGCTTTCAAACAGCGTTTTCCAATCGAAAAAGAGCCATTGGGCAACGTGTATTATGCTCAGCACCGTCACGGCGTACAGCGCGCACAGCAACAAAGAATCGTCCATTTCGGCGACGTGCAAACGGCCGGCAAGCAATTGGCCGGCGTTTACGGTCGATCCGGCGCACGTCCTAATAACGGCCGCGACTAGAGCGAGCTTGTTGCAAAACAAAAACGCAAACAGCGCCGTCGCCTTCGGCTGCCTGGGCGGTCCCCTTGTCAACGTGTCCAGCAGCAGGCCCAGAGAAAAGGCGCCGGTGGCGAACGCGACGCAGGCGTTGTGCATTGCGGCGTGCGCGGCGGCGGTGGACTGCAGCGTGCCGTTGACCCATGCGCCGCCAGCGCCCGCACAGTCCCGCACGATCATTTGGGGCGAGCACAGTAACAGCGTCAGTGTCGGCAGGCTGGCCAACATGCCAATGATTAGTATCTGCAGTTCCGGTTCTCGCGCATCACGAGCAATAAGCGTTATCATTTTAGATTACAAATTATCAAGATAGCGAATTGCTTATATTCGACGCGACAAGCTTCGTGTTGTCAGAAGCCGCGGGTGAGCGCTCGCGCGCGTTGCAGAATGAGCTCCCGAGCAATTGGCGCGCCGCAAGAAGGCGCAGACATGAAAAACAAAGCCGCGCGTCTCGGCACGTACACCAATTGGCCCGTCCAGTTTTTGGAGCCGAGCCGCATGGCCGCCAGCGGGTTCTACTACTTGGGCCGCGGCGACGAGGTGCGCTGCGCGTTTTGCAAGGTAGAGATTACGAATTGGGTAAGGGGCGACGACCCGGAAACGGACCACAAGCGGTGGGCGCCGCAGTGTCCGTTTGTGCGCAACAACGCGCACGACACGCCACACGACCGCGCCCCGCCGGCGCGGTCGGCGGCCGCGCACCCGCAGTATGCCACGGAAGCCGCGCGTTTGCGCACCTTTGCGGAGTGGCCCCGCGGGTTGAAACAGCGGCCCGAAGAGTTGGCCGAGGCCGGATTCTTTTACACTGGCCAGGGCGACAAGACGCGGTGCTTTTGCTGCGACGGCGGTCTGAAGGATTGGGAACCCGACGACGCGCCGTGGCAGCAACACGCCCGCTGGTACGACCGCTGCGAGTACGTGCTGCTCGTCAAGGGCCGCGACTTTGTGCAGCGGGTGATGACTGAGGCGTGTGTGGTTCGCGACGCGGACAACGAACCGCACATTGAGCGGCCGGCCGTTGAAGCGGAGGTGGCGGATGACCGGCTGTGCAAGATTTGCCTCGGCGCCGAAAAGACCGTGTGCTTTGTGCCCTGCGGGCACGTGGTGGCGTGCGGCAAGTGCGCTGCGGGCGTGACCACGTGCCCCGTTTGCCGCGGTCAGTTAGACAAAGCGGTGCGCATGTACCAAGTGTAACAATAAAACACAAATTTGTTCAAGGTGTTTAATAGCGTCACTAAACTTGTAATATCGATTAATAAATGCGTTTGCGTTTACAAACAAATGAAGTTTCTATGTCTTCCTCCTTTTCTTCAGATTCGCGTTCCAGTTGGGCACGTAAGCCCCGCGTACCGCCTTGTAAACGGTGGAGTTGCTTTCCATCACATTAAACTTGTCCACGCCGCTGTTCTTGTCAAACACCGAAAACGGCGTTTTCGTGTACGGTGTGACGCTGTCGGGCGGGGGCACCTGGTTGTCGTTGTAAATTTCGCGCAAAGTAAACCGTGCGTGGTCCAGCAGCCCCGCGAGTTGCTTCTCGGTTAAATCTAGCCCGATTTTCGCGACCATTGGCTCAACAATTTTGACAAACTGGTCGCCAATGTGGCAAAACAGCTCGTTTATAGCCGTTGTGTTGGCGCTTTCCTTTATGTCGTTTAACAGGGCCACCGCATGTAAATAATGCACGTGCTCGTCTTTCATTACCTGCATGTTAATCTTTACGCACGTGTTAATGGCGTTCGTCTCGCCCAGTATGTTGATGATCAGAAACGGCACCGCGAACAGATAGCGTTCGCAAAATATCATTTTGATCAAAAAACACGCCTTGCGGTGGTCCGAATAAAACTCCAACGCCTCGCCGCCCAACATGTACGAAACAAAATCGTCGCTGGTAAACGAGCTCATCACGTAGTCCGTCGAATAGTTGGCCAGTTGCAGCATTTTGTTGTACACTATTTTGTGAACGGTCTCGCGCGCGCCTTGGTCCTTAAAAAGCCACTCGGTGCTCTCTTCCCACTTTAGGCCGCTTTCATCGATGAACTTCATAACGGCGTCGTCGCCGATGGCCAGCACGGCGAACGACCGCAATACCGCGTTTTGCCATTCCCTCGGCAATTTCACAAACCCGTTAATGTCGTCCAACGGGTCGTGCTCCTCCGCAGACCAATAGTTGGCTTGATGGTCCTTGTAAAAAGCATACGACAGCCCGTATTTGGGCGGCCATATTTGCAACGCGTTGCCCGTCGCCTCGTTGTGCGGCTCAAACGGCGGCGCGATGGCGACAACTTGACTTTTGAACACCGCGTCAAACAATTGGTTCACACGTTCCATGGCGCACTGCATAGCTGCCTATGCGAACGCAGTTTGCACTCTCGTATTATATATGATGTTTACCAGTCGCGCACCAAGTCGGGGGCAAACACGCAATAATTGTACTATTGTTTTACAAAAATGGCGACGTCGTGTAGCAGTAGCGCCTAAAGCGTCGCGCACCCCACTCCAGCGACAGTATAAATAATCATTGTTGGTAAAGTTTAATGAATACGTCGCCATGCATCGCATCGACAATCTACAAACCAGCGGGCGCAACGTGCTGGTGAGCCGCATGATGCGAGCCGGCGAAACGCCGTCCGGCTTTTGCACGCGCATGGCAAACAAGATGGCCGGCGACCACCCAACTAAAACCAGACTATTCAAGTCGCTGCTCGAAAGCGTCGCTTTGATACCCTCGTCGGCCGTGTGCGCCGACAAGGCCGATCCTAGCGCGTGCCACCTGACGGTGCTTAGTCGCAGCTACGCAGCGGCGACCAAGCTGGACGAGCTAAACAGGGCTGTGGCAATGTGCGTGAACGGGACGGGCGTGGGCGTCGGCGCCGACAATCTCAGATATCAAGGGTCCGCGATCGCCGGCGAGCTCAAGAACAATTTCGTGGAAATCTGCCAGTACATTGACGGCGGCAACAACCTCAACGTGGCCGAGCGCAAATCGAGAACGGCCTTGTTTTTGTCGCTGCACAACATCAACGCGTTGATATGCCTGACCCTGCGCCAGCAGAACGCGCGCGTAACGCCCAACATATTTTATGGCCTGATGATTCCAGACTTGTTTATCAAGATGCAGCAGCGCGACGAAAACGCCACGTGGTACTTGTTTGACGGACACACCACCCTCGACGGCGCGTCGCTCAACGAGTGCTACGGCGAAGAGTACGAGAACCTGTACTGGCGCATGGTGAAGGCAAAACTTTATTTAAAAAAAATGAACGCGCGGCGCGTGTTGGGCGAAGTCATCATGTGCATCACAGAGAACGGGTTTCCCTACGTGGTGTGGAGAGACCGCGTGAACGAGTACAACAACCAGAAGCAACTGGGCGCCGTGCAAACGCTCAATCTGTGCACGGAAATCTGCCAGCACGCCGACTCAAGCGCCAGCTCAATGTGCACACTGTTGACGGTCAACGCGGCCGCCTATTGCGAAAACTACGACCGCGAGGCCGTTTTGCGCGAAATCAAAAACGACCTCGCGACACACGGCATGCTCGATTGCATGCCGGCGTTTGGCGACAACGAGTTGTTTGCGCACTGTTTTGCGGCCGCGTACATGGCCACCTTTGCCCTAAACACACTGCTTGGCGACACGGCTCGTCGCGAAATTGGCGTGACGCCCACGGGCGTGTTTGACGCCGTCTACATCATGTGCGGCAAGGACGAGGCGTACGCCGCCATGCCCCGGTACGCGGCCCTGGTCGCCGAGTACATGTACATGGGCTGTGCCCTTTCAAGCATCGTGTACAGCAGAGCGTATGGCGTCATCTGTTGTAACTTTGCCAAAAGCGAGTTTTCGCGCGGATTGCTACAGTTTGATTTGAGAAACGTGACGCCCGCGCTGCAATGGGACAGCGTTCGACATCACATGATGAAGGGTATGGCCAACAGCATGCTGACCGCCCAGGCGCCGACGGCCACCACGAGTCTGCTCACAAACGTGACCGAGTCGGTGCAGTACCCGATGGCGGGCGCGGCGGCCACCACGAAAAACTCGGGCATTGGCCGCTTTGCCGAAACCCCATTTTTTCTGTTGCGTCGTCAAGACGGCGACAGTGTCAACAGGTTTGTCAGTATAAAAAAGCAGGTGGAGGTGTATGAGAAAACCGCGCCTTTCGTCGACCAGTCACAATCTGTTATCGTCAGCTGCAAGGCCACATACGAAGACGTGTTGCGTGTGCTTCGCTGCACATTTGACGCAAAGTTGAAAACGGCCATTTACTATTTGATGTTTACCAACAAACAAAAATATTTGGATTTGTCAAATTGCGACGCTTGCACGCAATAGTCTAGTAAAACAATCGAGTAATTTAACACATTTATTATTTGTATAATATATAAAACGTGTGTGTGTGTAATCCAATAAAGCTTAAAATTAACACTCTTGTTTTACGAAGTTGACCCAAACCCTTTGTCGCCGCGCCTGGTCTTTTTAGACGCAATGCAGTGCTCGTCGACAAGCCGGTAGTTTTTGGAAAACGCCGTTATTATGAGCTGCACGTATGCGCAGTCCTTTGTGAGCGCAATCGGCGCCGGGCCAACGTTGACGGCTTTGAAAAACAGCTCGCCGGTGTAGCCCGCGTCGATGATGCCCTCGATCACGATAAACTGGGTCGACGAGCGCGCGACCAGTCGCCCGTAGTGCCCGTCTTCAATCAACACACGGTTGTGCAGCTTCACTTTTGTTATCTGGTTTGGCGGCAAAACGGTGTCGACGGCGGTGTACATGTCAATGCCGGCGTCCTGCGGGTAGTTGGGCTTGATTTTGCCAGACACTAGCGTAGCTTGCGTGTCCATTCGCAAACCGTGGTTTGCGGCAATTTTGTTCACCACAACTTCCATGTCGTTAAACTCGAAAATGGTCACCAGTTCCTTTTTGAGCAGGCGGGCGGCCAGCGCAAAGTACGTGTTTTGTTTCTCAACATACTCAATGGTCATTTCGTCGATGCCGTTGTTTCGTTTGAGCATTCTGTCAAGCGTTTGCGCCGCGTTTCCGGCGACGAGAAAAATAAAATAGTTCGAAGTTAGCCATTTTTCGTTTAACATTTTAAACTTTTCAATGTACGCACAAAACTCGTCGATCGGCATGTTTTTTATTAGGCAATCGTACACTATGGCGTCAATCACGCACCTGTCATGCACAGCGCCCTCTTCTTCGTTTAAAACGGTGTATGCGTTGTAAATGGTGGTCAGGACCGGATCGCACGCCTTGTTTTTCAAAAACGCATATTTATCACAGGCCTCTTTGTAGTCGCCCACTTTTGCTTTGTATCCTTGCGATTTTAATCGCAAAATTATTGTTGACTTGAACAAACAGGCAGTTCCGCAAATAAAACTCTTCATCGTCGCTCTTTGAATGTTTGCAGCTAAATGTATGAAAATAATATAATTTTTTTATTTTATACCCGCGTGCGCCGATCTTGCTTTGCGCGCACAAACGATTTTGAAATGCGTGAGTTATTTTAGCCGTGCGTCAACGCCGCCCTGCTTTGTGGGTGAGATTGTTCTGGTAAACCGACATCATTGGCGATGCGTCAGCAACGGCGACCCCGTTTTCAAATACAATTGATCCAGTAAAACAAGCGTTTGTTAGATTGAGTTATCGATGCAAACAGAATCCAAACGCGGCGGAGCATGCTCCGCTGCAGCATTCGTAGCTATATTGGCAATTTCTGCCCGTTTCTGTGCATGCCAACGCATACTGCGCGCTCAGCGCCACAGTTGGGCAAACAAGTAGCAATATTGTTGAAAATTTCATGATTTAGTAATTTTTCTTAATGATTAGGTTCGCCTTTGCGCCAACCAATCAATAGTAATTTTTACAGGCCGCAACTCAACGCCGCCGCCCAAAACGAACCAGACGCCGGTAACGCGCGTTAAGTAAGTCGGCAACATGAAAGCAATCTGCATTGTCGCGGGCGAGGCCAGCGGCCGGATCTATTTTAAACAAGGCGCGCCCGACGAGCCGGTGAGCATCACCGGCTACCTACTCAACTTGCCTCGCGGGCTGCACGGTTTTCACGTGCACGAATTCGGCGACACCAGCAACGGCTGCACGTCCGCTGGCGAGCACTTTAACCCCACCCGCCAGAGACACGGCGCGCCCGACGCCGCGGAGCGACACGTCGGCGACCTGGGCAACGTGCGCTCTGCGGGCTGCACCGCACTCACGGCCATACACATGAGCGACAACGTGATAACCCTGTTTGGGCCGTTGAGTATATTGGGCCGCAGCCTGGTCGTGCACACGGACCGCGATGACCTGGGCCTCGGCGAGCACCCGCTCAGCAAGACCACGGGCAATTCTGGCGGCCGGCTGGGCTGCGGCATCATTGGGGTGTGCGCAAATTAAACACAATTTTTATAAAACATTTATTCACAAACGGGGTTACACGCAATGTTACAAACGTTAAATGAGCGCCCGACGTGGCCCAACACGGTCAACGCAAACTTGTACACGCAATTGTCGGGATTGTCGAGTGTGACAGGGCTGTTTGCAAGCAAATACAAGGGCGATGACAAATAAAACAAATGATGAGCTCGCAATACACAATTTATTACAAATATAGTCAATTAACATGGTTACAATAATGTATCATATTATTAACAATAGTGTTTAATCAACATGGTCAAATAACATGGTTACGTGCGTAATTATATAAATACTGATAGTATTTAATGTTGTTTGGACAACAAGTGGCAACTTGCGGTGCCTGATTACCTTGTTGGGCTTAGCGCACTGCGAAACGCTAATGTAGTTCAGCGGTATGCGCATGATGAACGTGTACACGTTCATCATGCGCAGCGGCCTTTGGCGGGGCAGCTGCACGCGGCGCGGGTTGCCGGTGTTGTCCAGGGCTACATAGGTTTTCTTACCGTTGTAGATCTTAAACATGACATCGTAGTTGTTTTCCAGCATGACCTCGTTCAGGATGCAGTCGCTGGAAAGCGCGGCGGAGGCGTACATGGCGCCGCACCGGTCCAAACACACGTACATGCAAGACACGGCGTTGCGCAGCAGGATGCGGCCGTGTGCGATAGCGATGCGCTGCAGCACGGTGTCCAGGCTGGACGCGTACGTCGTGCCGCCGACGGTGCCGTCGGACCGCACGGCCAGATACCGGTTGTGGATTAAAACCTGCACCAGCCGCTGTGTGCCGGTGATGTGCTGGAGCGGTGCGTGGCCGGCGCACAAGTAGGCCACAGTGGCGACGACTAGGGCGAGCCGATGCATGATGCGTTTTGAGTTTGTGCAGCGAACGCGCGCCTTTTATACCAGCAGTTGACGCATTGCTATCTTATCTTGCTGACGCACGCTTTGCACACAATAGTCCGCATTGTAATCTTATCCTGTTTATAAACTGGATACATACTTAGATAGTGTATCGGGCGTTTAGGTCCAAGGTCACTGATAATAAAATATGATGCAATAGTGTGAAATAATACATTTTTAAATGACTCATCTTTAAAACAAGATTAAATAATAACTCATGCTAGAGCAAGGTCAAAGTGATGACCCGTGTTAGAGATAATGACTCATGCTAGAGCAAGGTCAAAGTGATGACTCATGTTATAGCAAGGTCAAATTGATGACTCATGTTATAGCAAGGTCAAAGTGATGACTCATGTTATAGCAAGGTCAAAGTGATGACTCATGTTATAGCAAGGTCAAAGTGATGACTCATGTTATAGCAAGGTCAAAGTGATGACTCACGTATTAAAAGCTTAAAAATGATTTAAATGTTAAAGTAAAGTCAAAGCAATATTTATGTTCAGCAAGGTCAAAGTAATGACTCACATGTTAAGGCAAGGTCAAAGTAATGACTCACATGTTAAGGCAAGGTCAAAGTGATGACTCATGTTAGAGCAAGGTCAAAGTGATGACTCATGTTAGAGCAAGGTCAAAGTGATGACTCATGTTAGAGCAAGGTCAAAGTGATGACTCATGTTAGAGCAAGGTCAAAGTGATGACTCACGTGTTGAGCAAGGTCAAAGTGATGACTCACGTTAGTGCAAGGTCAAAGTGATGACTCATGTTATAGCAAGGTCAAAGTAATGACGTATAAACTATAACGCAATATTAATGACGTCATATAAAAGGTTCAATATTAAAACATTGTAAAGCAAATGACTACTCGAAATCCATTAACTCGTAGGACGACGTGTCCGCGTCTACGCTCGAATAATTGTAGCTGTCCAAAAGATCGCCAAGCGATTCAACGTTGGCCAACGTTTTGAGTGCGCGCTTGGCCTCCGCCTTGTCGTTGCAAGACGACAGCCAGTGGTAATATTCTTCGACTAGAGCCACCACACCCATGTCGCTGTTCAAGTGGTCCACGTACGCGTCCACGCTAATATCGCGCGGCCCGCGGTAAGCGTGCGTTTTGTGAAATTCGCACCACAGCCAATGGGCGTGCGTGTAGCACAGCCTGCAGCTAAACAGTTTGTCGTGCTGCAGCAAGTTGAGGTACTCTATGGTGTTGTGTCCCAAGTCGCGTTGCTGCACGATGCGGAACTCCTCGTCGTTTTTGACCAGCTCTGGCAACAATTCGCTTTGGCGGCCCATCTGTTCAAGCACGTCGCCCAGGTGGCCGCGGGCCACCTGGCGCTTCTTGAGCTTTTCTGCCAGCTGACCAATGTCGTGCTCGTAGCCGCGCCGCGCGCGCGCCTGGACCAGCTTCGCCAACTGGTGTTGCAAGCACCCGTTTTGTTGGCCGCCAAACGTTGCGAGCGGGAGCATTGGCTTGACCAGCGCCGCCATTTATAAGAGATTCAAAATGCAAATATTTGTCAAAACGTTAACCGGCAAGACCATTACCGTGGAAACGGAGCCCGGTGATACTGTCGGCCAGGTGAAACAAAAGATCGCCGACAAGGAAGGCGTGCCCGTGGACCAGCAGAGACTTATTTATGCGGGCAAACAGCTGGAGGACGCCCAAACCCTGGCGGACTATAACATTCAAAAGGAGTCCACTTTGCATATGGTGCTCAGGCTGCGAGGGGGAAACGGGCTCAGGAAAGGGAAACGGCGCTGTCTCAGCCTTTTGCAGTTTATTTAATCTACGCTGTTGCGTTTTGGCAGTTGACAATCATTTTCAGCTTGTTTAACAAATACAATTTCCAGTTTTAAAATAAAAAACAAAGTATAAATTAAAATTGTTTTATTTAGTTTATTCTGACATGTTGGTGTCTTGCGTGTTGTCGCTAACGTACGTTGGCGGCGGCTTGGTGTCACGGCGCTGCTTAGCGATTTTCTTGGGCGCGCTGGGCGGCGCGCGCCGTTTTTTGTTGCTCACGGGCGTGGGCACGTAGCTGGGAGAAGGCAACTTGAGGGCAATGTTTTTGAACAGCTCCATGTTCTTGGTCAGCAATTCGCGCGTGATAACGCTGTCGTAAATGTTGCTGGTGGCGGGCGCCACTCCGGTTTTGAACGTTTCATTGAGCAGGCTGTAAAATTCAGAGTATAGCTTGTCGCGCTGGTCGCAATTTTCCTGCACCTCGGCCACGTTGGTGATCACCGACCGCCGTCGCTTACCGTTCGTTTCCGTGAAAGAGCTGCTGGACGCGGAGCGGCTGGTGATGCTCTTGCCCAATTTCTGCGTATGGTCAAACACGCGCACAAAATCCGATAGTTCCTTGTGCGCCTTTACCGTGTCCCACATGGTGGGGCTGTTGGGCCATTCCGGCCTGCGAATCTTGGTGTAGAAGCTGTTGAACAGGATGTACATGTTGTGGTTGTTGACCCGTTTAGGCCGCTTTGAGGCTTTGCGCTCGTCGCCCGAACAAGGCAACGCAACAACCGTGTAGTTGACGCTTTTTTTCTCGAAAAAATTAATGCACGTCTTGAGGTACTCAAAGTTGCTTTTGTTAAACGCGCTGTTCTCCAATCTGCTAATCAGCGAGGCGTTGTTGTTGGCGAACGACTCCTCGTGCACGTTGTCGGGCAAATTGACCATTTTGGCGAGCGATACACGTCCGTCACGGAACAAGCGTACTCGTTTACTAAATCTTGTCTGGGCTCAAGGGTCCTTTGAACTCTTCTGTGGTGGTGGCACACCGTTCGCCTCGAACACTTGCCGGTGATTACTGTAAAGCGGCTCAAATTCGCTCTTATATAATCTTTCACGTCGGCCGCGTCGTCTTCCAGCAGGTGCGCAGACACGTTTTTGACCTGCAGATTGCGCTTCAACGTGTTTACGGCCTCGGCCCACAGCGCGTACACCTCGCTTCGGGTCAGGCAGTCAACGCTGTGGTCCTGGGCACGCCAGGGCATCGTTGGGGTCTACGCGCTGCAGCGAGGCGTGGAAAAAGTCGTGCAACTGCTTGTTGTCAAATAGGCGCTTAACTTGGCGCACAAAGTCAAAAAACTCGCCGTAGTTGCTAGACGCGTACGTGTTGAGTTGCTTGCTTGTCATGTAGTCAAAGTACTGGTTTAGCGGCACGATGGTCAGGCTGCGCGAAATTTCGCAGTTAAAGCGGCGCGGCCGCAGCACAATGCGGTAGTCGTTGTTTGCGCCCGGCAACAACTTGACGGTGTACGTGTTGGGTTTAAACTTTACGTCGGCCAACGCTCCGCGCACCACGCCCACGTAAATTGAGTACTTGTAGGTCACCCCCTCGTCCGTCCAATGCAGCGTGAACGGAAACTTGTAAATGTACGCGCTGTGGAAGAACCGGCCCGTCTCTTCCACAAACTCGCGCACGGCGGTTTCGTAGATTTTTGCGTCCGTGCAATCGCGGTGCCCGCGCGGAATGGAGATCTTTTCTAAAAACGTGTCGCTGACGGCGCCGCCGTGGTAGGCGCGTCGCGCGCACAGCAACACGGCCCTGTCGGGTTCCATGATCATAAACAAGCCTGCTGAGTTGCGCATTTTGCACACCGCACTTAAAAACGCCGCGCACGTGCAAAGCGCGTTGCGGCCTGCGCGCACTGCCGTGGATAAAACACGCTATATATAACGTTTTTAGATTAGTATGCAAGTTTGTTGGTGTGATTGCGTAAATAAAACAAGTTCATGTACAACATTAGTTTATTTATTTACCCAGAAAGTACAAGTTAGTATAATAGCTAATACAAAGGATACAAGGTTGTTTCATAGCTAATAGAAAATACAAATCAATAATAATAACTATGCAAGTTTGTTGTTGGTGCGTTTGATTTCCATTGGAAACAAGAACGCCTTTTCATATTTGGGCGCGCTGTTGTTGTGCGGCACGTTAATGTGCACGCCGGCGCGCGCGCCGTTTGATATGGCAACCATGGGTTGGCTGTCGTCGTTTTTAAACGACACAACAACCGAGCTGCGCCTTTGCTTGCAATACCGCCTGAACGCGCAATAGGCGCCAACGACGCAAAGCGCGCTCAAGACACCCACGCCCAGCAGCACGTACACCAGCATGGTGGGCTTTTCGTGCGGCGGGTCGGGCGCGGCTGCGTCGCTGCGGCGCGGCGCAAAAAAGGTGTGCCGCGGCGTTGCGTAGTCGCGAATGTGAAACCTGGAGCGCAACGTTTTCAGTTGTTGCGCGCTCAAATCGGTGACGGTGTCAGCAAACGAGGTTGTGGTCTGGAGCAACAGCGAGGTGTTCACGTAGTCATTGTAGTTAAAGCGGCGGCGGGGCCAATAAGCGCGCGAAGCGGCCTTGTGCGACCGCGTGTCGACGGTAAACAAGAGCGCGTCTTTGTTGACGCGCACCGAACAGGTCAGCGGCGATTGGGCAACCACCACGCCTACGCCCGCCGGCACCGCCACAGTGGCGGCGTCGCGCGCGCCGCACCAGTAACTCACAGTGGCGTTGCTTGAAAACGAATACACCCACTTGCGACAATTTACCAAGGGGCCCAATAGCACCTGGCTTGGCCGGTTGTCCGCCACGCGCATGTCGCATTGCACGTCAATGTCGCGCGCGTAGCGCCCCATGAACATTTCGATCTCACACTCGCCCGAATCCAGAGTGGGGACGCGCTGGCTGGCCGGGCACAAAAACTCGTCATAGCCGGCAAACGCCTTGCATTGCGTTTGAAAGTCGGCCGGCACCTGGGTGTAAAAGTTTCGCGTGTCCGTCACCGCAATGTAATCGGCGGCCGGCACCATCATGAGGCACATGGTGCCCCTACAAAACGGCACCGTCGCCACCTTGTACAAGCTGTACTGCAACGCCGCCGTGTCCACAAGCGGCATGGCGACGCACAGCACCACGGTGTTTTGGCTGGCGTACAAATGCAGCTTGTACGCCTGCGACAAGTCAAACTGCGCGTTTAGTTCGCGCTCAAAGTCCACAACCCAGCCCAGTCCGTGTCCGGCCAGCAACTTGCTCAGCTGGCGCATCTCGCGCAAAAGTAGTTCGTCGTCAATCACGTTGTTGGTCATGTTAAGCTTGTTGCGCCGCGTTTGCTTGATCAGGCGGTCTAGGGTGTTAGCAAACGACGCGGCGTCCGCCAACTTGCTGGCCATAACACCGTGCATCTCGGTTAGGTACAGGCACTCGTTGTCAGCACTGCGCTCTTCGTTTATGCACGCCTCGTACTTCAGATATTTATCCGCCACGTTGGCGGTAGAGATGTGCGGCAGCACTCTGACGCGGTCGCGCGGCGGCGCAACCGCCAGCAGCTCTTTAACATCGGCGGCGCTCACGACGCTCCAGTGCGGCGGATTGTGCGCGTCGGCAAACGCGGCGTCTTGTTGCCGCGTGTCCTCATAATCAACCTCGAGGACGTCTGTGAACACCTCGTTGTTTTGGGGGTCGGCCGAGTTCAGTGTGTAACTCACAAACTCCTTGTTGATCTGGGTCAACGACGCCAAATGCTTGCTTATGCGGCCGCCAGTGGCGCGCGGCTTGCCCGGCCTGACCAGCTTCACCAGCGGGCAGCTGCTCGCGTTGTTGCGCGGCTCCCGCACAAACTTGGAAATCTTCGCAAGCTCCTGCAGCAGCGGGTAGTAGTCGATGGTCTGCACAAACAAAAAGCGCTGGTTGGTCACGTGGCGCAACGCGCCGATGCGCTCAAACACGAGGCCCGCGCCGTCGTCGATGGGCGTAAAGTCGATAGAAGCGGTCGCGCTGGCGGCGCCGATTAACACGGCTACGCATGCTAGCACACAAGCCATGCCGATTGCTATAGCTCAACTGAGTTTGCAGACCAACGCGCTCGCTTTATATACTACCCGGTGACGCACCCTGTAATTAACGGCGCAAATAAACAACTTACAATCGCGATAAGCAATCTGTGTTAGATAGCGCACCGCCTGATTCATTTAGATTAGATAGCTGTTCTATTTAGATAAAACAACATCCTGTTCGATAAGATAATTTGATAAAATAAGCCTTGTTGTGATAAGATGGTAAATGGCCCTGGCGATAAAATCATGTTAGCGCGCCGCGCACGTCATTGTATTGCACGCGCGACCTCGTGTCCAGAAAAACCCGGTGTGTGGGCTCGTCCAGGCCGTTTCCAGACAACGGGTACGAGCCGGGCACCTCAAAGGCAAACGCCGCGTCCGTGTTGCTGTCAAACGTGTCGCTGGGACACAGCAGCTTGTCGCTGGAGAAGCGGTCAATTGGGGTGTGCGTGTTCACGCATTCCACGCGAAACCTGTGGGACGCCGTGTTGGTGTCGAACCCGTCCACAATGCTGGCGCACATGGACGTGCGGTCGCCGGGCACCACGTGACGCACGCGCGTGACGGCCTCGTCGCCGCAGTCACACTCGCCCGACTCAAACACGGGCCGCACGGTGGAGTGCACATAATTCACGTCGGTGCACACGTTGGGCAGGCATTCCAGGGGGTTGCGCGGGTTTACAAACATGAGGTTGTTGTTGTTATCTCGCGCGTTGCAGCGCATTTCAAACCGCCGCGAGCCGTCCTCGAGCAATTCGTCCCAGCTGCGTCGAAACGTGTTGGTGGCGACGTTGACCTCGCGGCCCAGCAGCCGGTCAAACAACACGTTGCGGCCGCTCTGGCCGGGCAGGATGCGGTCAAAGTGCTGGCGCCCCGCCAGCTGGGTCATGTTGCCGGTGCCGGCAAAGTAGCGCGGGTCTTCGGCAATGCACGTCCACTGGTTGAGGCTCATGAGCACCACGCTGGTCTCGCGGTTGCAGTCTCGCGGCACGCTGTTGGTGGTGCAGTACCCGCCCACCGCCAGCTTGTGCCCGTTGACCACATACGTGTCGCCCTCCCCCACAAAAAAGTAGACCGCGTTGGGGTCCTCGCACACCTCGCCGCAGTCAAACATGGGCAGGTCTATTTCGCTAACGTACAAGGGCACGGACATGCATCTTAGGGTTTCTCCCGCCAAGGTGCCCAGGTTGGTGTCGAAACGCACCACGGGAAGCGCCTCCATGGGAACATACTGGCGACGCCGCATGACCGCCTCTATATAGTCCATCCTATCAGTCAAGGTCATGTTGTAATCTTGCTGGGCGTGGTTTATGTGATAAAAGGCCTGATAAAAGGGCCAAACCACTATATAAAGCAGCGCAAACAGGAAAAGCACAATCAGTATTTGATACATGCTGCTAATACTTAGTACTCAGCATGCTAGTGCAAGTTAATTATTTTTTGCAGCTAGTGCTGCACGCGGCGTTGTTCGGGCTTTGCTCGTTCGCGTTCGTGTTCGCGTTAATGGCCACCGTAACTGCTAGATACGCGTTTCTGCTGGAGCTCGAAGACTCCGCCCACTCAATCATCAACTTGTCACATTTGGCCGCGTTTTTGCTGGGGCCGTACGTGCTGGCCACCATCACGTGGGCCATGTACAAGATGCTGCTGTGCTACAAGGGTTTGGAGATGCGCAGCAATTTTTACATGAAGACTGTAGTTGCGCTGGCCCACCTGATGGCGGGCAGCTGCTGGTTGCTGTTTGTGGTGTTTCAGCCACAGATACACAAAAACGGACACGTTCCCGTGCTGGACGCCTTGATAAGACACCACGACCGCCAATCGTTGTGCTGGAGCGGCGTTGTGGTGCAGGAGTATGAGGTGCACGACGCCAACGCCATCCGCACCGACCTCAATTGTGTGTATTATGACAATTTCATGAAAAAGTGTGTGGGGTGCAGAATGGAGGTCAGGCACGACGAGCCCACCGTGTTCAATCAAAACCAGGGCGCGCTGACCATGCTGGCGCTCCTGGCAATCGTGATGCATTGTTGGAACATGTATGTGCAACAGAAGGAAACGCGTCGCAAACCCAACAGGGCGCGGAATATCACCAACACACTGTTAATGGAGACAGAAAAAGAGTATGACACTGCAGAGGAGGAGGAACATGAGAGCAACATGAGAAGTTGGATATTATCAGCGAGGCGCGCCAGGAACAGGCCCCACAACTATTTTCCTTTTTGCAGGCAGACGGGGCAGACACAGAACGTCTCCCGATTAATTTTTCAACACAAGCGGCGTGCCCGCCAAGTTCCCCCGACAGCGGAATAAGCGCGGGACATTACGACGTCCCCACATCGGTTTACAGGGTGCCCAAGCCAAAGATGAAGATTCCCGTACCCCCGCCCATGCCGGTGGCGCCCATACGCTCCCCCCGACCAGTGCTTAAATTTAATTTTAATAATTAATGTTGTTGTACAGTATTTTGTATTGTGTCAGTATTTAAAAGATCTTTTATGTATCGTGTCAGTATTTAATAATAGTATTATCTATAGATTTATTATTGTATTATTAATTGTATTATTAATTGTATTATTAATTGTATTATTAATTGTATTATTATTCGCATTGTTATTTTGTATTTAGATTTTAATGTTATGTAACTATACCAAATAAAACCAAAACATTTTACCTAATAGTATTTTTCTATTAAATTCCCCAATATTTTGTTGAGCAACTGGTGCTGCACGGTAAACCCGTCGCCGTTGGCGACGCAAAAGTTGACGAGCGCATTCAGCGCCCAGCTTTTCTTAAACAGGTTTCGCTCAACCGCCACCACCAGGTCAAACAGGTTGAGCAGCGTTGGCCAGCTTAGGCTGTTGTTTGTTATGGCCGAGATAACGAACGCGACGGCCCGCTCGCAGTAGACGCCGTGACCCGTTGCAGCGAGCGCCAAAATGGCCTGTTGCGCGCGCGCATTTGTCCAAGTCAGACGTGTGGACTGCATGTTGCACCACCATGGATCGCGTGGCCAGTCAAATTTATTCGGGCGCGCTTCCTTACATTACCACCATGGACATGGAGGACCGCCTGCGCAACCGCATTGCCGCCAAGGCGGGCGCAAAGTTTTTCAAAGCCTGTTTTGAGGCCGTAGTGGCCGACAAAAGTGGGCTGTTTGTGTTGAGCGGCGGCGCGGCAACCGCCTGCCACATTGGAGACGATCGCAACGTGCTGAAATGCCTCGACTTTGATTACTACAACGCCACGCAAGAGTGGCTGCAGCTGGCGCGCTTGCAACAACGGCTGCAAGCGTGCGTGCAAGACAATTTGGAAATCTTATCGCGATTGGCCCAGAGCGTGCGCATGCAGGACGACTTGTTTGTCGTGAAATGTTTTCAAAACGGGGCGTTTTGTTTTAACGGGCCCGTGCAAGCGCGCCTGGTGCCGTGCGTAGAAACGGTGCGCACCAGCTTCAACGGAGAATTTGACCTGCTGCGGTTTGCGCTGCAAGTGGAACTGAAGGCGCTCAACGGCGTCGACGAATACGTCGACCAAAAAGTGATTGTGGACCGCGGCGCCGCCGTGTTTAACGTGTTTTTTGTCAACATACGGGCGATGAAGGGCCCGTTGACAATGGAACGCTGCGTCAGAACGCTCGCCGTGTTCGGCGACGCCTACCGCGTGGTCGTGTCGCCGCTGCAAAGCGTAATTAACGACCAAATCATGTGCTTGCTGAAAGACATATTTACGGACAAGCCCGAGTTTAGGGTGGCGCGACCCAAAGCGCTTATTTGCGCGCTTTTTGCAAAGCTGCCGCGCGAAGCGTACGACGAGTGCATCAATAGCCACCACGGCGCGGAGCCCACGCGCCGCCGCGACGAGACCGTCACAAGTTTTTGCAGAAGAACGCTGCACATCCACGGGCCGGCGCTAGGGTGTCGCAAGCTTGTGTACGCTTATTTCAAGACCGATTCGTTTGCGCGCCAGATGCCCGACTACGTGGCCAACCGCGCCATCTACCCCCATACAGACTGTGAAATGAAGTGGAAGGAGTTTATACATTTTTTTGTTGTGGCCAAGGTTTAATAAAACGCCAAGTGATAAACAGTTAGTTTTATTAACATCAAATAAATTTAAAAATAAATAATATAGTTAACAATTGTCTACCCGTCACATAATTAATAGCAGGAACCCATTTGGAGGAATTTGCGCCCCTGGCGCCAACATCAGTTGGGTCTACGCTAATAAATTTACCTACATTACTTGTTAAATCAGATTCGTGGTTATTATCACTAAAAAACAACCCCCGCACTGCGCCCCAGGCGCTTTGTAAATAAGCCTCGTTAATAAACACTTTCAGCACCGTCTGCTGCCGCTGAATGGCGTCCACCGCGGCGCGCACGCAACGGCCTGCTTGGCGCGCGGCAAACAGCGGCCCGACGACGAGCGGCACCGTGGCACCCTCGTCGTCGGGCTTGGCGAAGCCGTCAAACACGACCTCTCGCTGGCCGGGCGCGTTGACCACGCACACGGCGGCGTGCCGGCTGCACACGGTGGCCTGCAAGTGCTTGTTGTCAAAATTAGTAACTGAGATTAATACTTTAAATTTGGCAAACGGCGATCGGCACTTTACGGCCAGGCAAACCTCGGCGGCGGCGCACAGCGGCTTCAGCCGAAAGCGCTGGTTGCGCTCGGGCTCTTCCGCGCCGCGCAAATTAATCGGCACAAGTGTCACTGTGATCTCCATCGTGCAACACCTGCTGAACTATGAGCTTTGCGCTTACTAACTTTTCCTCGTCCTCGATTTCAAAGCGTTTGTTGGCCGCGCTCGCCACCACACCCGCGCCCAACGCCGTCGCCAGTGCTTCTGCAACGCGCCGCCGGTCGCGCGCACAGTCGGCGCGCCGCGCGCAAAACACCTGCTCGCCGCCGTTCGCGCACAACTCTAACACGCGCTGCCGCACAAACTGTTCGGACCCGCTCGTGGTGTGGATCACGTTTTTGCGGATGGTAACCGCAAAGTGCTTTGTCTTTTTTTGGGTGGTCAGGCGCGCCGCGAGGTTGGCGATGACGCTGTTCTTTTTTCGAATCAGCTTTTGCATGTTGCGCACCCGCCTTCTTTGCAGCTGGGACAGTTTGGAAAAGTTGAGTCGCGTCCTTTGCAGCTGCGCAACAATCTGTGTTAATCGGTCCTCGTTGTTGCCACCGCTGTCCGAAACTGTGGTAGTGGTAACGACGGTTCTCACGTAGGCGCACACCGCTCCCCGCTTCGGCGGCGCGTACGAAATTGGCGGTTGGGCGGTTTCCATGGTATTGGAAAGTATTTCGGCGACGTGTTACGCCTGTGACTGCCTGTACTCCAATAATGACCTGCTTTAAAGGTGAGCGTTTATAAAGGCTGGAAGTGCGCAGTCGCACGGCGGGGCAAATAACACAACAATTATGTGTAATTACAGTTTATTGACAGTGATTCACGACAAATGATTCATCAAATTACAAAGGAAATCGCACAAAGTAATCCGAGTACGCCATGTTGGCAGCTGTTGTTTTGAGCGAGCGCGCCGGCCAATTGACGTCATTGTTAAATTTGATCACGCGCTCGGTAAACTTGACGGCCTTCTCGTCCGGCGCGGCGTCGTGCTCCACAACGGCGCGCAACTTGTCGATGCGCGCGCGGTACGCCTCCCCGTCGGCAATCACTTCGCGAATTGCCAATTGCAGCTGCGGCGCCGAGACGGCGGCCGTGTCCAGGGCGCGCGCCACGCCAAACTGCTGCAGTTTGCGCGCGTGGTGAAACTGGTCGCCCATCATGGGCAGGCACACCATGGGCACGCGCGCCTGCAGCGCTTCGTCGCTTGACTGCAGGCCCGCTTGCGTCACAAACGCCACCACGTTTTTGTGGCGCAACACCGCGGTTTGGCTGAACCACTTTTGCGCCAACACGTTGCGCGGCAGCGCCACCGACGCGGCCACCGCGTCGTCCACCTTCCACAAAACGGTGTAGTTGTTCAAGTTGGCAAACGTGTCGAGCAGCATTTGCAGAAATTCTGCGTGGATGGAATTGGTGTCGATGCCGGAGCCAAAGCTTACGTAAACCGCCCCGTCGACAGACTCGTTGAGTCGGCGTTCGAGCGGGGCGTCCAGCCGTTGCGGCAGCGCCTGCGCCAAGTGCAGTCCGCCGCCCAAGTACTGCACGCTGGGCGGCACCGGCCGGTTGTTGTCGTACACAGGGTGCAAATTAAGCAGCAGCAGCTGCACGTTGTCGCGCAGCTGCCTGATGGTGGGCGTGCTTTTTCCGAATTGTTGTTTTAGCAGTTCGTCGGACCGCCGCGCCAGCAGCTCGAACTCGTTCAGCAAGCGCCATTCACTGAGCGCGCCGCCGCGCCGCGTCAAAGCTGCTGCGCCAAATGTTGGGTAGTGCAGCGGGTGCCGCGCCACGGCGCGGCGGCGTTCAAAGTTTTCGGCCAGGCCGTAGCCCGGCGCAATTTGAATCACGGGCGCGGGGCGAAACAGGTGCCCAAACACCAGCGCGTAGTCGGCAAAGGCCTCGACCACCACGGCGTCAAATGTGCGGTTAGTGGAGAGAAAGCGACGCACATTGGCGTTGTCAAACTGGTCCTTGAACATTTCGATTAGGCCCATGTAGTTGTCGGCGGTGACGGTGGTCTCGTCGGCCACCACGCCGCGCTTGCGGAACACGCCCGAACTGGCCACCAGCTTCTTGTATTGTTGCGCGGACATGTCGGCGTCGATTTGCTCCACACGACCGCATTCATCCTGCACGGCGTAGTCGAGCAGCTGTGGCTTGATCACGGTCACGTTGTGGCAGTTTTTCACAAGCGCGTGCACGTACGCCCTGTACACGACGTGGTGGCTATAAGCCGGCGTGGGCAGCACCGCTAGAATACTTGCGGCCCGCGCGCCAGTCGCGAGTAACGTGAGCGCAATAATTAGAAAAACCATTGCAATTGTTTGGGGAATCAAGAGTGTGTGCCCCTACGGCCTCGCCCGTTTTTTATAGCAGCCGCCGATGGCGCCGTGCAAGTACACCCCGGAGCGGGTTCAGATGATGTGGGACGCCATCGCGTACAACGACAGTCGCCGGCTGGCGTTCATGACAGACCGGCCACGATGGGTGCACGCGCACAATTTTTTCGACAGCGCCGCGCAGCTGTTTGCATACATTGTTAAAAACTCGATCAGTGACGTGCACGTGAAGCCGCTGGAGGAGGGCGGCCGCGAATGGGTGATCGACGCCGATTTCAAAGATTGCGCCGACAAAGCCGAACTTATGCTAAAGGTAAACGTGGGCGCCACCGCGTTTATGTTGTTTTTTGAAGGCAAAGAAGACGCCGTGCAGCGCATCATGTTCAGCGGTAACCGCGGGTTCCATTTGTGGCTCAAGTTTTGCGGCAAGTTTAAAATGGACGCGCCCAAAAGTTTACGCGAACACTGGTTCAACGTGTTCAAGCAACCCGCAAAGCTGGTTTCGGGCGACATCCGGCCGGGCAGCTTCGCCGATTGCGTCCGGCGCGCAGTGCACATGTATATCGGGGACGCGCGCGAGGACCTGGTATTGCGTTACTGGCCCGACGTGGACCGAGACGTGTTTTGCAACGCAAACAAGCAAATCCGCGCGCCGTTTAGTTACAATTATAAGGGGGGCGACTACTCGCGCTGTTTGACTCAGCAATTGCAACAACGCATCAAAGCATGTTCAGCTGGATGTTTGGCTGGTGGAACGCCGCCGACGAGCAAGTAAACGCCGAATTTGACGAACAAGCCTACAGACGGTACGCGGTCGACCAACGTGCACACTCGGATTTGGTGCGCCGCGACGTGTTTCGCTGCCACCCGTTCGTGTTCAAGTTCCGGTACGTGTTGGACGAAACGGCCGGCCGCTGCTGCAGCGTCGTGGATTTTTGCAAAGGATTGAAGATTAGCCACGATTTGTTGCAGCGCTGCAACTTTGACCGGCAACACGTGCGCCAGCTGAATGAGTTGGTGTTGGGCGCGCCGCCTGCCCAACCCGATTCTCTGGGCAGCTTGTTTGCCACCAAGCACGGGCTGGTCCAGTTGTTGCAGCAATTTTCGTTTGCCAACAAAAACGAGGTACTGCTCGCCGTTGGAGCAAACAAGGACCACGATCGCGACAATTTGTTGGATAAAATTGAGGCGGTGCTGAACCACGTCAAAACGCTCAACACCAACAGCGACAAGTTTATTAGCGCGCACAAGTCGTTTAAACTCGAGGTCGGCGCCCGGTTCGAGCAATTTGAGCAGCGCCTGCAAACATTGGACACGAAACTTAACGCGTTGCAGTGCGCGGCGCCCACACGGACGGCGCCCGGCGTGGTGTTTCCGCGCGACGTGACCAAGCACCCGCATTTGGCCGTGTTCATGGGTCGCGTTGAAGACCGCGGCGTTACGCAGATCGCGTTTGCGCGCGGTCAGGAAGAGCACTTTCGCAAGCGCAAGCTGGAGTTTGAGGAAGGCATGGACGTTGATGTTCGAGGGCGTGCACCCAACCCGCTGCTGGCCGTGCATTGCATCAAGGAAGAATTTGCCAACGGCGGGCACAAGATTCGCCGGCTGCCCAAAAAAGTGATCGAAGTCGACTGCGCCGTGAACGTGGCAAAGGACATTGTAAAAAAGGCTATTTTAAATAAAACATAACATTTATTTTGACATTTTATTGAGTATACGACCTAACAATGTTCAGATGTAGCATGTAGGCGCGTTCAAACATTAACAAAAACACGATGGCGCGCTCCATTACAGCTTGGCTTTCACAAACAGACTCATAATCCAACAGTGCGCAACCAGCAGTTGCGCAATCAGCCGCCGGTCAACTAAGCACCGCAATGGTTGTTTGCTTCTACAAACGCAACGGGCCGTTCGAATTGAGCGCCACCGCGTCTTCCAGCACAAGAGCCTCCAGCTTGACAAACTGCCGCGGCGCTTGTTCTCGCAAAGAATACGGCTGCATGTTGCGCGCGACCACGCTTCACAAACGATTGGGTGAACTAACAAAACAACGTTTACATTTTATACTTTTTATTTTGGGTTGCATAAAATTTGTTTACAACACAGTCGTAGCAGTCGGCGTCAATGTCCGACGCGTTCACGCAGCACAACAGGTCAAACAACGCGTTTTTTTGTCGGTCCGTCGTGCCGTGGATGTAGAGCGCGTCGGCGTGTGTGCGCAGGTCGGTGTACGTGTCCTTGCACTGCCGGCCAAAATCCTTGATCACGCCAAAACAGGGGTGCCGCTCGTCCGCCGGCGTCAGGTCGTTGCGCATAAACTGGAACAGGATGTGCATGCAGGCCGTTTTGTGGTGCGCAAAGTGCTCCCGTCCAATGGCGCAGAATCGGCCGTACACCGCCGCAATCGCCGGCGCGCAGTTGCCCTCGTCGTTGGGCCCAATATGTTTTGCGACCGCGTCGCGCAACCGCGTGGCCGATCCGGCGGGCACTGCACCGCAGGCTACAAGGTGCATGTACGTCAACACGCAAAATTTGTGGTACCACCAACCGTCGGCTCTGATGTCCGGATCAAACACGTCGGCGACCCGCGCCAGGCCGCTGCAGCGCGGAAAGTGCATGAACCGGCCAATGATGCCCTGCAGGTTGTTTGTTACGTCGCTCGGAATGTCGGCGATCGCGTCCAGCGCAAAGATGTTGGCCCTTCGGCCAACGCGCCTGGCAAGCGGCGCGTGGCGGTCAATGTCGGCCAGCGCGCGCTGCATGTCTGCGCACAGGCCGGTGGCGTCGCCGCAGCGGAACCAGGCCGACAAGCGCGCGGCCACCTCGCTTACGTCCAGCAACTGGCGCGCCACGTCGAAGCAAAGATGCCCGCTGTTCAAGCAGCGCGCCGTGGCGATGTCGCGGCGCACGCACGACGCGTTGCTCACGTACGTGTTGGTCAGGTGCTCGTGCACTATTCTGTACAAATGGTAGGACTCGCCGTAGCGGTCGTGCGGCAAATTGTAGGAGCCGTAGTAGGCGTACACAAGAAGCTTACTGGATAGAGACATGTTGCTGTTGGCGAAGCTGCGCACACTATGCTTACAAGTCGACGGTGGGCCGTTATATACACGCGCACAAGCGAGCGCAATTGTGGCGGGGCATGGTGTACAAATGGCGTGCGCCGTCGTCGCCAAGTTCATTTACCGAGTGTAAGAGCGCGCGCAATGTTTCCCGATCGCTGGCACGAGTACACCGCGTGCGGCGCGGTCATTGAGGGTACGCGGCTGCTCTGTTTCAAGGTGCCCCTGAACGCAGAACTGTTCGAGTATGTGACCAGCGACGAGGACCGGTGGACGGCGGCCAGCGTGTTGGCGCGGCACTCCGCGTTGGGCGCCGTAATCGACCTGACGAACACCGCGCGCTACTACGACGGCGCGCAAATGGTGAAGATGGGCTTGCTGTACAAAAAGATCCGCGTGCCGGGCCGCGCGGTGCCCGACGACGACATCGTGGCCGAGTTTATCGAAACGGTCGACGAGTTTTTTCGGCGCTGCCCCACCATGCTTGTTGCGGTGCATTGGACGCACGGGCTGAACCGCAGCGGGTACTTAGTGTGTCGCTACATGGTGGAGCGGCTGGGCGTGTCGCCGACGGACGCAATTGCGCGCTTTGAAACGGCGCGCGGGCACAAAATCGAAAGGACCAATTACCTGCAAGACCTGTTGGCGCGCAAGCATGTACGAGGCCAGCCAAATTGACGAGCACGTGTTTGTGGGCGGCTATTACGGCGACAACGAGGCCATGCTGCGCTTTATCGAGAACCACGCAATCGCCAGCGTGATTTCGCTGATCGACTCGGACGTGGCCCCCATTCGGCACGCGCTGGGCCTGCCCGTCGGCGACCACATTCACGTGTACTGCGAGGCCGCGCCCACCTGCGCGGCGCTACCCAACGCCATGCCGGCGCTGTACGACTACATGGTTCGGCGCATCGGCGAGGGCAAACGCGTGCTGGTGCACTGCTACGCGGGCGCGTCCAGATCGGCGGCGCTGGCAGTCTACTACCTTATGCGCAGCCGGCAAATGCCGTACCAGGACGCGCTGAACGCGGTGCAAAGCAAGCGCCGCGTCGCCATCAACGACCACTTTGTTCGGTTCTTAGCCACCCGCTGCAGCTACAGATTTGTCAATGACGAATTAAAACCGCAAATTGTTTAACGTGTGTATATTTATAAATGTTACAAATAAAGTTAGTTGTATTTATAAATGTTAGTTACAAATAAAGGTTAGTTTTGCAACAATTGTTTTATTCGCTCCTCGAATTGCCGCGCGTCCTCCTCCGAGTCAAAGCTTTTTCTGCATGATCTCATCCTTTTTCTGCATTTGACAATTGTGCAACAACTAATTGTAACCAATTAACAGCGCGCTATAAATCCCCTCCGGCGTTAATGCGCTGCACCTCGAGCAGCTCGTTGACGCCCTCCTCCGTCTCACCGAACACGTCCAGCGGGTGGTCAATGACCAGCACCGCCCCGCACTCGGCGAGCAGGTAGCGCGCAATGGAGTGGTCGTCGGGCGCGGGCACGTCGGCCATCGCGTGGCAGTTTTGGCACACGCGAAAGTAGATTGTGGGCTGGTGGCGCATGTCGATCGTGGCGTCGGGCGCGTAAACCTGGACGTTGACCGCCATGCACGCGCTGACGAGCACGTTGCGGCTCAAAAACCCGAAGCGGCGCACGTCCGCGGACGTGACCTTTCCGTCGATTAGCGCGCGCAGCCCCATTAGGTGGTCGACGTGCGCGACGACGTTTTCCTTAAACTCCTGCGTAAGGCGCAGACTGAATCTGACAAAGCGCGCGCCGGGCATAGTAAGTTACTTTTGTTTAATGCAACTTTACCCAATAATATATAATGAACCGCCCCACAATGAGGAACACGGCCGCGGTGACGACCGACTACGACCGGGAGCAGCTGCGGCGCGAGTTAAATAGTTTGCGCCGCAGCGTGCACGAGCTGTGCACGCGTTCCGCAACCGGGTTTGATTGCAACCGGTTTTTGGAAGCTGGCGACAGGGCGCCGGCTGTAATAGTCAAAGCCGCGGCCAACGGCGGCCAGCATTCCAGTCTGATCTGCGATAAGGTGTGAACATGGAGCGCGTGTGGAACCCCGCGGCGGGCATCGACGGGCTAAAAAGGTCCGAAACGTACCTCGTTGACCCGCACGATTTCGTGGGTGTGCTGACGCTTTCGCCGTACACCGTGTTTGAGCGCGGCCTCTTCGTGCGCATGTCGGGCATGCGGCTGCTCGCGTTGCTGGCGGCCCCCAAACCGCAGGAACCGCAGCCGGCGGTGCGCCGCTTTCCGCAGCGGAGCAGACGCAACGTGTGCCTGAAAGCATGCGCGGACGGCGCTCAGAGCCTGGCCAAAGTGCTGGCGGCGCGCGTCAGCATGCCGCCGTGCATGAGCAAGACGATGGCCGATTTGAGCAGCGCGCCACGCGGCAACATGTACAGAAAACGGTTCGAGTTCAACTGCTATTTGGCGAACGTGATCACGTGCACAAAATGCAAGACCGCGTGCTTGATCGGCGCGCTGCTGCACTTTTACAGGATGGACGCCAAGTGTGTGGGTGAGGTGACCCATTTGTTGATCAAGGCTCAAGACGTGTACAAGCCGTCCAATTGCGCCAAAATGAAAAAGGTCACAAAGCTGTGTCCGCAAGCGAGCATGTGTAAGGGTTTAAATCCCATTTGCAATTTTTAACACGCCATTGAGGTTGTTCCGGCGTTGAAGAATGGGCGCGTCGCAAAACAGCGAGCAAAAGATCCTAAAGCTGTTTTACCGCTGGAGCAGTCAGACGGGCGCGGCGTTGGACGACGAGAAGGACCTGCATTGTTTGTACGACCTGGAACGGTTTGTGGGCGCGCATTTGAACAAGCGGGCCGACGACAAGGCAAGGAAAAAGAAATGCGCGGAAAAGGCGGCTCTGAAGCGCGTGGAGATTGCGGCGGATCGTCACATGTTGGAGGCTGCGGCCGCGCCGGCGTGCGCCGACGACGGCCGGTGGTCGACGCTGAGTCGGGCCCAACTGGACGACATTGCGCGCGAAAAGGAAATTGTGGACCGCATTCACCGCTTGCAGCTGAAGCAAGACAGTTTGCTGAAGCAGGACCGTTTAAAAAAACGATAAAATCTTTGGTTGGCGCGCAAGCGCGCAGCACACACGCCAGCGGCTTTAGAAAACGGAACGCGATGCAGGTTGAGCACAGTCGTTTGAGAATTACGAGTATCGCGAAATGTATGACAAGTATTTGAGACGCGCCACGGCGCCGGTGACGTGCGCCAAATGCGCAAAAACAATGGGGCGTCGCAATACCCCGAACACTTGACAACCGTTCACAAGAGGCACCGGTTGCAGCTGTCCTGCGTTTGGTGCGACGACCAGCGCTCTTGGGACCCGCACTCCGCCAAAGGTTTAATGTTTGAGCATATGTTTTGCTGCTTACGAATTTATGTACAACAAAAAATAAAACACTAGTTACTATTGGCGTTTCGTTTTTTATTAATAAGTAATTTCCTGTTATTGTAACAATTTTGTAAAAAAATTTCCTATAACCATGCCAGATTACTCGTACCGGCCGACCATTGGTCGCACCTACGTGTACGACAACAAATACTACAAAAACTTGGGCTCCGTCATCAAAAACGCCAAGCGCAAGAAGCACCTTCTAGAACACGAAGAGGATGAAAAGCACCTGGACCCGCTAGACCACTACATGGTCGCCGAGGACCCCTTCTTGGGCCCCGGCAAAAACCAAAAACTGACCCTGTTTAAAGAAATTCGCAACGTCAAGCCCGACACGATGAAGCTCATCGTCAACTGGAGCGGCAAGGAGTTTTTACGTGAAACCTGGACGCGCTTCGTGGAAGACAGCTTCCCCATCGTCAACGACCAAGAAGTAATGGACGTGTTTCTCGTCGTCAACATGCGTCCCACGCGCCCCAACCGCTGCTACAAATTCTTGGCGCAACACGCTCTCAGGTGGGACTGCGACTACGTGCCCCACGAGGTGATTAGGATTGTCGAGCCGTCGTACGTGGGCATGAACAACGAGTACCGCATCAGCCTGGCCAAAAAAGGCGGCGGCTGCCCTATCATGAACATTCACGCCGAATACACCAACTCGTTTGAATCGTTCGTAAACCGCGTCATCTGGGAGAACTTTTATAAGCCCATCGTGTACATTGGCACGGATTCGAGCGAGGAGGAGGAAATTCTCATCGAGGTGTCGCTCGTGTTTAAGGTAAAAGAGTTTGCGCCCGACGCGCCGTTGTTCACCGGCCCGGCGTATTAAATCGACAACTACGCGGCCGCATGACGGCCGTTACAATTGATACGAAAAAGCGCCGACCCGCGCGCAATTACGTGCAGCTAAACAAAGTTTGAGTTTAAATGGTCATTATATCATTTGCCGTACACACTGAATACAAACAATTAAATTTTGCAAATTATTTTACTAGTCGTCTCTCCAATCATCTGAGTTGTTGCCCGTGCTGTTGCCGTCCGTATGCTCCACGGCGGGCCGGCGTTTTGTAATTGTATCGAGCCGGTCCTTTTCCTCTTGTTCTTGCTTTGAAATCCTGTCTATGTTGGTTACAAAGTTTTTCAAAATCGTTTTTGTTTTGTCGGTCGTGTCTACGTCTTTGAGCAAAGTCTGCGTTGAACTTTGGTCTTCGATTTTACGCAGCTTTTTAAGAGTTTTGCCTTGTCTAATTTCGCTGAGCAGCGTACTGCGCGGGTCGGTTGCCGGAGCACCGTCTGCGGGTTGGGTTTTTTTAAGCGTTTTGCCTTGTTTGATTTGATCAAGCAACGCGCTGCGATTGTCGCCCGCGTTTTTGTTTGTCTCTGCGACCATCGCGTCTATTAATAAATTATTAATGGCGTTGTTAATTGGCGGCGGCATGCTCGTGGCCAAATCTACCATTGGCGGCGGCGGCGGCGGCGGCGGCGGCATGCTCGTGGCCAAATCTACCATTGGCGGCGGCGGCGGCATGCTCGTGGTCACATCCGCCGACGGAAATGGCGGCGGCGGCGGCGGCATGCTCGTGGTCACATCCGCCGACGGAAATGGCGGCGGCGGCGGCGCGACCGGTGTCGCGCCCGCAGCATTTGTGGCCACAGAAGAGGGCCGCGATTTTAAATGCTCGGGTTTAGGAGGCACGGGAGGCTTAAATCGCGTGTCGGGCACAGCGCGTTCTTTGCCGGGCACATAAACAAACTCGTCAGAGGGCCGAGAAAATGTATCGGTCGCCGGCGGTTGCGTGGTTTGCGGCAAAATAGCGGGCGTTGTGTGTACAAAGGACGGCGGCGAGACCATTTCAGGCTGATCAAAGGGCGTTTGTTGCGGAAGAGAGGCCTGCGTTTGCCGCGGAAGAGAGGTTTGTGGCCGCGGAAGAGAGGTTTGTGTTTGTTGCGAAGCAGAAGCGGTGGGCGTTTGCGCAAAGGTTTGTTGGTAAGAAATGTATTTGGAATACTCCTCGTAGAAATCGCCGCTCAGCACGTTAACCTCCGCATCGTTCACCACGTCGACGCGCAACAGCGCTTCAATGCGCGCCAAAACACTGTTTAAATTGCGCCGGGCGTCGGGATCCTGCACGCCGATCAGGAGCAGGCGCATGCGGTTCAGCGTGGCAAAGTGCCGCGACGACGCCTCTGGCTGGTCCGCTTGCATGTACGCCGTGTCCGCGTAAATGTCTTCGGCCAGTTTTAGTAGATCCAAAACCGCTTGCCTGTTGAGCCTGACCGCGCGGTCGCCAACGTTGCGCCCAACGCTGTGCGCCTCGGGCCCCGCCACGCGCTGCAAGAACGGGCCCGCAGCAATGGCGTTGTGCTGGTTGTTGATTAGATAAGACCGAACGGATTGATACTGTCGCTCCATCATGGACGCGGCCCTGCAGTCGTTAAGCCGGTTCGTGGCCGACTGCGCCGTTCTCGCGCCCAAAGTGGTCAACGGAAGATTTGGCAAAATGGACGTGCTGCACCACCGCCCCACCACCAGCAAGCTGTTTCTGCGCAAAACAATTGCCGCGCACAGCTTTAGCGCCGACGAAATCAACGTGCACGATTTAATGTCTGACCACCCCAGCTTTGTGGACATGTACTTTTGCTACAGCTCGCCCACCGCTTGGGCAATTGTGATGGACTACGTGCCGTGCCCGGACCTGTTTGAGACGCTGCAAACGCAGGGCGCGCTTGACAACGCGCTGGTGGTTAATATAGTGCGGCAGTTGTGCGACGCGTTGAACGACTTGCACAACGCCACCGGCTACATCCACAACGACGTCAAGCTGGAGAACGTCTTATACTTTGGGGCGCGGGATCGCGTGTATCTTTGCGACTACGGCCTGTGCAAGCGCGAACACTCGCCGGTGCACGACGGCACGCTCGAGTACTTTAGCCCGGAAAAAATTCGCCGCCACAACTACGCGCGGTCATTCGACTGGTACGCCGTCGGCGTGCTAGCCTACAAACTCCTAACCGGGGGCCGGCATCCGTTTGAGCGGAGCGCGGACGAGGTGCTGGACCTGGCCAGCATGCGGCGACGCCAGCAATACAACGACCCCGCCGCGCTGAAAAACGTGCGCAATTTGATGGCGCGCGACTTTGTGTTTTGCTTGACCAGGTTCAACTTTGAGTGCAGGTCGACCGACTACAAGCAGATTGCAAAACATTCGTTTTTGGCCAGCCGACACGACTATATTTGAATGGTGCATTGGGCCGGCGGCGGATCGGGCGGCGCGTCATTGGTGTCGTTCGCCGCCGCCGCCGAGTTGAGCACCAACTGCGTGGGGACGTGTGCGTTTAGGCACACGTCGGGGTCGTCAAC